ACAGGTCCCACGGGACCGACAGGTGCGACAGGTCCCACAGGACCGACGGGGCCCACGGGACCGACAGGTGACACAGGTCCTAGAGGAACAGGAAGCACAGGTCCCACGGGACCGACAGGTCCTGCAGGATCCGGCGTGGCGAAGGTCGTGTCGACCACCGCTTCCTCCTCGGTGTCGAACTCCAACACCGCTACGATCCTCACGACGCTCACGATCCCCGCGAACACGTTCACCGCAGGCGACCTCCTCACGCTCGAGGCGGCCTTCCTGAAGGGCGGCACCTCGGGCGGCGTGGCGATCAACCTCGCGATCAACACTTCGAACTCGATTCCCGGCAGCGGTGGTTCCCTCGCGACGAAGTCGAACGTGAGCGGCGTGTGGCAGCCTCTGACTCGAAGGGCAGCGATCGTGTCGACCGGCAGCGGCGGCGCGACGACGCTCTACAGCACGTCGACTTCGACGGACAACGACCTCGGCGTGGCTGCGGCCACGACGGCGTCGGTCACCATCGACTGGACAGTCACTCAGTACTTGATAGCATGGGCACAGATGAGCGTCAGGTCAACGGGAGAGACGATCTCCTGTCAGTGGCTCAAGGTCTCCAACGCCTGAGTCGGTGCGAATGATGTCGGGTCGGATGCCTCGTCGGTGTCCGACCCGACTTCTTTTAAGCAGTTCTACCGAAGTCGTCGGAGAGACGAACGACGTCGTCGAGCTCAGGAGTGGACACCTCGAGGACGTCGACGTCGCTCAACGCCGTCATTCGGTGGACCAACCCCGTCGTGATGTGAAAGCAGTCTCCTGCTTCCATGTGGACCTCGTAGAGGGTGTCCTTCGTCTGACCCACTTCGAGGAGGAGGGAGCCACTCTGCACCATGATCGTCTCGTCCTTCACCTCGTGATACTGCAGCGAAAGACGCTTTCCCGAGTCGATGTGCAGCACCTTTCCGACGTACTTCGGAGCCTCTGCCCAAACCAACTCATATCCCCACGGTTTTTCGATACGTCTCATGTCGATACCAGCCTTTCAGCGACGGTCCTGAGCCATTTCAGCTCGTGCTTCTTGCGCATCTTGAAAGAGAAACCCGAACGAACGAACATGCGAAGGGCCGCGTCGGGCAACTCCACGAGCTCTTCGAAGGTGTACTTTCGATTGGAAGAGTGCTCCGCCTTCGTGATGAGGACGGTGGAGTCGTGCTTCCGCCAGAAGTCCCACCACGTGTCGAAGTCCTGCTCCTCACCCCTGAGGATCGACAGCGTCCTGTCGTACCTGTCCATGCGGTCGCCCACGACGCCGTGGGCACGTTGGATGTTTGTGACCTGCCCCTCCACGGCCTCGAACACCGCTGCCCGCGAGATGTGCGTGGGTCTCCAGACGTCCTCACCTTGGAAACCTGCGATCGCCTCCTCGAAGGAGCGCTGGACGCACACGTCCGGAACGATGTTGTCCTGGATGAGGCTCCTCGAAGCGAGGTAAAATCGCTGAAGCTTCTCCTTCTCGGATTTTGTGGGATTGTCTGCGGGCATCTGCGTCTCTTCCTGCCTACTTCAGAGGTGGGATCAACGATTCACCCATGCATGTGGGTTGTGTGGTCGGGACGGGACACACGGCGACGACCCTGTCGGTCGACCTCCAGTTGAAGCCCCACACTTCGCAGTTGCCTACGCGGAAGAGCGGCATTGCGCCCATCATCGCCTTCGAGTCCATCGTGAGGTCGCGGTGACGCTCTTCTGCTGCGGCATACGATGCGATCGCGATGAGGCCAATGAAGGCACCCCAAGCGAAACCCCTGATCGAGTCCTTGTTGATCACAAAGTCTTCTCCTTGTCGAAGTCCGAAGTCGAAAGAACTGGTTTCGTGAATGCCGCGGCGAAATGATTCACGTCCTCGGAAAGCTCCTCGAGAGTCTCTCCGTAGGGCGCCATCGCCGATTCCGTGTACATCGACGGGCGACCCTCCTTGTCGTAGTAGACCTCGTGGATCCCGAAGTGCGTGATGCCCTCAGAATCCGTGTGTTTCACCACTCGGTAGTTCCACGTCATGATACCATCATATCATGCGCAGCGCAGACTTTTCACGCATGGTCGAGCTCACATTTGTCGACCCAGCCCACGACTTCGCCCGAGAAGATCTTGCAGGCGTTCATGCAGACTTCAAGCACGACTGCGAGCGTGTCCCTGTCGAGTCGTGACACGGGAAGCTCCGATCCAAATGTGAAGGGAGGATTGGGCCATACTTCCACGGTCAGGAAATTGAACGTGGGAACGATGCGCACGAGATTTCCTACTCTGAATCGAGGACGATCATTCTTGAGGACATCCAGTGCCACGCTGCCCCTATCCATCGCTTGTACTCCGCGGCGTTCGTGTGGATGCCGTCCTCCAGAGGTATGACGAGATCTTCGGACGCGAAGTAAATAGGAGCTGCAGACTTCACGAGTCGACGAACTTCATCGATCTTTGCAACTTTCTTTGTGCTGATCGCGGGGGGTCCGATCCACACGACGAAGGCACCGGACTCGTCGATCGTCTTCACGAATTCCTCGAAGAGCTTTGGATTCTTCGACACCGACTCGAATCCCGCTGCATCGTTCGTGCCGAGCGACACGACCACGAGCGCCGGCTTATTGACCTTGAGGTCCTGCTTGATCCATGTGAGCCACTGTGTAGTCGTCGTTCCTACCGCAGCATGGGTCACGGCACGATAACCTGCGCCGACCGCGAGCCTCTTGAACTCAGTCGACATCCCGACGGCGAGCGAATCGCCGACGAGCATCACGGTGGCACCCTTCTTCAGTGCGGGCTCAGTGAGGACTTCTGAGCAGTCTTCCGCTGTGTCGTCGTGTGAGGGAGGTGCCGAAGAGACCGGTGGAGGAGGAGGCGTCTCGGAGACGGGTGCCGAGGCATCTGTGACAGGTGTCGGCTTGTTCACGCACGAAGCCATGATGAACAGTGTGAAAAATTTGCGCATTTCGTTCCATTGTAGCATACTTCACTCTCGTTTTTCAATCCACGTCTCGCAGAATAGTTATGATTGACTCATGTCCATATTCAAGGAACACAGGACCAACGCGGACCGCGTGGCGTCTGACCGACGTCGTCACAAGCAGAAGATCGACAAGGCGATCCGCGAGGGGATTCATCACATCGTGGCCGACGAATCGATCATCGGAAACAACGGAAAGCAGAAGTTCCGGATCCCGGTGAGAGGAATCAAGGAGCACAGATTCGTCTACGGTGACAACGGGAAGCAGGTCGGTTCTGCACCTGGCAAGGACGTGAAGCGAGGCCAGAAGCTGGGAGGAAAAGAGCGCGGTCAGCCTGCGAGGCCTGACAAGCCCGGCTCAGAGAGCGGTGAAGAGTACTACGACGTCGAGATGTCGCTGGAGGAGCTTTCGGAGTACCTCTTCGCAGACCTGGGCCTCCCAGACCTCCAGAAGAAGCAGCTCACCAACATCTCCACGAACAAGTTGAAGCGTAGCGGCTACAGGACGGAAGGCATCATGCCGCGGCTCGACAAGAAGAAGTCCGCGATAGCACGCATCAAGCGCATGAAGGCGGCAGGATTCGATCCCGAGAAGGCCGAGGAGGGTGAGACGTTTCCCTTCCACGAGGACGACCTCAAGTATCGTCACTACAAGCTGAAGGACGAACCCTGCACAAACGCTGTGGTCTTCTTCGTGATGGACGTGTCGGGATCGATGGACCAGGACAAGAAGTTCCTCGCTCGCTCCTTCTGCTTCCTCATGTATCAGTTCATTCGTTCGAAGTACGAGAACGTCGAGGTCGTCTTCGTGACGCACGATATGGAGGCACGCGAGGTGAACGAGAACGAGTTCTTCACGGTGGCGACGTCAGGTGGAACGTTCGCTTCGACGGGTCTCGAGAAGGTGAATAGCATCGTCGAGGAGAGATTCCACCCCGACGCATGGAACCTCTACGCGTTTCACCTCTCGGACGGAGACAACTTCGACTCCGACAACGGCAAATACCTCCAGGAGCACTCGAAGCTCGAGTCCATGGTCCAGCTCTTCGGATATTGCGAACTCGAGCCGGAGAGGAGCTACATGGACGAGCAGAAGCTTTCTAGGATCCTCGCACCGAGGATAAGAGAGAAGTCTCGCTGCATCACTATCAAGAAGAAGGAAGATGTCTGGCCGGCCTTCCGAGAGATGCTCGGCGCCGCGAAGGAAGGTGTGTGATGGACTACAAGCTGACAGACCTCGAGGAATGGGACGAGAAGATCTGCGCGATCGCGAAAGGTCATGGGCTGGACTGGTACGAGATCGAGTACGAGTTCATCGACTTCTTCTCGATGATCGGGGCGATGGCTTTCCACGGCCTCCCTTCGCACTTCAACCACTGGTCCTTCGGAAAGAGCTTCGAGAGGACGCACCAGATGTACAACTTGGGCATGGAGGGTCTTCCATACGAGCTCATCATCAACTCGAATCCCTCGGTCGCCTACATGATGCGAGAGAATCCCCTCTATCTACAAATCCTCATAATGGCACACTGTGTAGGTCATTCTGATTTTTTCAGAAATAATAGGACCTTCCAGGGTACCAGACCCGACACGATCGTGGGTCGCTGCAGGGCCGCGAAGAAGAGATTCCAAGACTACGTCGAGGATCCCTCGATAGGGATCGACAAGGTGGAGGCGGTCATCGATGCCTGCCACGCAGTCCAGTTCCAGATACAGCGTCCGGGAATGAGACGACGGACCCGAGACGAGGTGATCGAGGAGCACAAGGCGAGGCTCAAGGCAGATCCCGAACTTCCCGACATCGACACGACGAGGAATCCCCTCGAGCCCGACTACGACATCCTGGGCTTCATCTCCGAGAACGCGAAGCTGCCCTCGTGGAAGCGCGACATCATCGACGTGTGTCGCGACGAGGGACGATACTTCTGGCCACAGATCCAGACGAAGATCATGAACGAAGGCTGGGCATCGTACTGGCACTACACTATCCTCCACGAGCTCGACCTGCCTCCTGAGCTGCACGTGGCATTCATCAAGTCACACAACCAGGTGATTCGTCCCCACATCGGTGGCATCAATCCCTACCACCTCGGCTTCCATCTCTTCCAGAGGATCAAGGAGCGAATGGGAATGGACGAGTGCTTCATCGCTCGAGAGGTGCACAACGACGCGTCGTTCTTGAGACAGTACCTGAGGCAGGAAGACTGCGAAGACCTCAATCTCTTCTCTTACTCTCGGAAAAGAAGCGGCGACGTGTCGGTCGACGACGTGTCCGACGAGGAAGGCTGGGAAGAGGTCAGGAGCAACCTCGTGAAGCAGGTCGGCGGCGGATCGATCCCGGTGCTGTACGTCGATGAAGCCAGACGAAACGGCAACCTAGTTCTAGGTCACGAACACGACGGAAGAGACCTAGAGCTGTCTGAGACGAAGTCCACGTTGGAGCATTTGGGCTACCTGTGGGACGACAAGGTCATTCTCAACACAATTGTTGACGGAAAGCTGCACCGAGTCGAGACATGAGTGTATAATTCGGAGAGGAATGCAAAAGATGAGCGTACGTAAAAACCTTCTGAGCAAGATCGCGGAAGCAAGATCCAAGTCAGAGTCTGAGAAGAAGTTCAACGGGACTTTGATGGACTACGTTGAGCTCGTGGAGAAGGACCCGACCATCGTGAAGACTGCGCATCAGCGCCTTTACGAATCGATCACAGAACACGGCTCGTACGCGATGCCCGATTCCGATCCGCGTAAGTTCAAGGTGTTCGACGGCGAGAACATCAAGATCCACAAGTACTTCGAGGGCGAGTTCTTCGGCATGGAGAACGTCGTCGCGAAGGTGATGTCGTTCCTCGACTCGGCAGCGCATAGAGGTGAGGAATCCCGTCAGGTCCTCCTCCTCATGGGACCCGTCGGCGCTGGTAAGTCGGCCCTCACGGAGCACATCAAGCGCGCTCTCGAAGGTAAGAAGTTCTTCCACCTGAAGGGTGATCCACACCGCGGCGAACCGCTCCAGCTCATCCCACGGTCTCTTCGACCTGAGTTCGAGAAGGAGCTCGGCGTGAAGATCGAGGGTGACATCTCACCTGTCGCTCGTCACAAGCTCCTCAACGACTTGAAGGGCAAGTACGAGGACTTCGAGGTCGAGGAGAGCTCTTTCTCTCAGCGTGCACGTCGTGGCGTGGCCGCAGTTCCTCCGATGGACGCGAACTCGCAGGACGTCTCGGTCCTCATCGGTTCGGTCGACATCTCCAAGCTCGACAAGTTTGCCGAGGACGATCCGCGTGCACTCTCTCTAAACGGTGCGTTCAACGTGGGCAACCGTGGCATCGTGGAGCTCGTCGAGGTGTTCAAGAACGAGATCGAGTTCCTCCACACCATCATCACTGCAACACAGGAGAAGAGAGTTCCTTCGCCCGGCAAGTCCGACATGTTGCACTTCGATGGTGTGATCCTCGCGCACTGCAACGAGGCCGAGTGGAACCGTTTCCAGAGTGAACACACCAACGAGGCGATCATGGACCGCATCGTGAAGGTCGCCGTGCCGTACTGCCTGGAGCTCAACCAGGAGATCAAGATCTACGAGAAGATGCTCGGTAAGAGCGACTTCAACGTCCACGTTGCACCCCACACCCTCAAGGTGGCATCGATGTTCTCCGTCATGTCCCGCCTCAAGCCCTCGGCCAAGTGTGATCCTCTGACCAAGCTGAAGATCTACAACGGCGAGGACGTCCTCGAGAAGGGGCGCGTCAAGAAGGTCGACATCAAGGACCTCCGTGAGGAGGCGAAGCACGAGGGAATGGACGGAATCTCCACCCGATTCATCACGAAGGCGATAGACCATGCGCTGTCGAATTCGGACAAGGGAATGGTCACGCCCATCTCCGTCATGGACTCACTCACGAAGATGGTTCGTGAACAGATCACAGACGACGCATTCAAGAAGACGTGCCTCGAGATCCTCCAGAAGACGGTCCGCGACGAGTATCTCAAGATCCTCGAGACCGAGATCGCGAAGGCATTCGTCACCGCCTACGAGGAGCAGGCACAGAGCCTCTTCAACTCCTACCTCGACAACGCAGAGGCCTACACCACGAGGTCGAAGCTGAAGGACAAGGTCACGAAGGAGGAACGCCTCCCCGACGAGGACTTCATGAAGTCGATCGAAGAGAACATCGGCATCAGTGGCTCTGCCAAGGACGGTTTCCGAAGCGACGTCACCGCCTACATGTTTGCGAAGATGCGAAGAGGCGACAAGGTCGACTACAAGGCTTATGAGCCACTCCGCGAGGCGATCGAGGCATACCTCATCAATTCAGTGAAGTCTTTCGCTCGAATCGTGACGAAGTCCAAGTCACGTGATTCTGAACAGCAAGAGAAATACTCTGAGATGGTGAAGACGATGATCAAGGACTACGGTTACACAGCCGAGTCTGCAGAAGAGATTCTGGCATACGCTTCGAATCACCTCTGGAGAGACGGCTGATGTCCGGCCTTCACGTCAAATTGACGTAAGCGACCCACTCTGTACGGTCGACGGTGCCGCCTCTGCGGACGTTGGGCACCTTGCGTGTCACGACGGACGTCCAGGCATAGTCAGGAAAGTGATCCTGCGCCCCGTCGCCGTACGTGAATACGACGGGATTCGACGTCTTCGAGATCAGGTCGATCGTGTCCGAAGCCTTGTAGGAAGCTTCGTGATTCTTGACGCGACTCTTCTCTACATAGCCTGCAGTCGTGCCGAGATACGGCGGATCGACGAACAGCAGGTCTCCGTCTTGGTGAACGTATTCGTTCGCCGATCCGTGGATGACTTCGATGTCCTTAAGCCTAGGCAGGCACAGCGCCGTTTGCTCGTAAGGAAGTCTGTTCTGTGGATATATCTTCCACGCAGTGAGCTGCCCCACGAGCACTCCCGTCGTGTTGATCCTCACGTAAGTCTGTTGACCGAGGCTGAGACCTAGCATGAGACGGACATCGGGCTTGGTCGGTGTGTTCGGGTCTATCTTGATCGCTTCCACAGCATCGTGAAGGTCCTTGAGTTCGGACGGAGTCGTCTGCTTGAGCCACTGCCACATCGCGACGATGTCACCGTTCGTTTCATATCCCAGGCCAGGAAGGTCTGTCGACAGGAAATAGCATCCGCTCCCGAGGTAGGGCTCCACGATTCTCTTCGTGCCCTGAGGTGGTCTCTTGTAGTACTTGAGGAGCCTCGATTTGCTGCCGCTGTACCTAAAAAGTCTCGATTGTTTCATTGATGATCTTGCCTCGTATAGTTATTTCCATGAGCAGTCGTTCACAGGAGGCCCGGCATGAAGAAGTTCGTAGCATTGATGTGTCTGGCTTTCTTTGGGTCGGTAACATGTAGTGGCCAGCATCCAACAGAAAGTCCCAAGTACGGTAAGAAGGCGATGGTCGAGAGGCTGCAGAAGACGACTGTGGCGCTCGTCTTGCCTGACGACGAAGGAGGACTTCACGCTTACTGCAGCGGCGTCTGGGTCGGACCAAACACGGTCCTCACGGCGAAGCATTGCATAGAAGACCGACCCATAGTGGGGTACGAGACGCTTGGCGACACTCATGACAAGATCCCGAAGTTGGGTGTCGTCGTCGCTGTCGAAGAAGACAACGACCTTGCTCTGCTGAAAGTCGACCCAAAGACGATGCCTGAACATCCCGTCGCATTGCTCGGTGAGGAAGTATGGACGGGAGAACACGTCAACATCGTAGGACACACAACGGGGTACTGGTGGACATACATCGAAGGTGTCGTGTCGTCCTCCGAGCTTCATGAGATGGTCAGCAAGGGAAGACGTCCTTACGCAATGCAGGTCTCTTCACCTGCATGGTTCGGAAACAGCGGAGGAGGAGCCTTTGACGATGAGGGTAAGCTCATTGGAATCAGCTCGTGGATCTCAGTGAAGGCACCAAACGTGTCGTTCTTCGTGCATCGAAGCATGATCAAGGACTTTCTCGAGAAGTATCGCTGACCTTCTTTTCCTTGAGGGACTTCTTCACCACGATTCCGTACTTGTCGAGTCCCACGGGACTGAAGACGAACCACTGACCTCGAGTCTCATCGAACGTGTGGACATTTTCACCTTCGATCGAAGTCACTGTACACAGTGATTTCTGCATCCTGCCGTCACGGAGACGGACGACCACGAGCTCGTCGCCTACGGATCCGATAAACTTTTCGTCTTGGACGGCATCAGGAAGAGCATCCAAGTTCCATTTGGAATTGACCTTCTTTGCCTTCGGCGCGTCTGACTCAGGCTTCTCTTTCTTCTTGTCTTTGAGAGGCTTTCTAGCAACCATGTCGTCTCCTCCACATGTAGTAAAGAGTCAAGGCGTGATCTTTGGGACATTCAGGCGGCATCGTGTTCTTCACGAAGATCTCCCAGGCTGCTGCAGCATAGGGACCGATGCCAGGAAGCTCGGAAGCATGCTTCCACGTTGGTCTCAGAAAATGTTTCGACATCTCAATGATGTTTCTAGCACGCCTATTTCTGAAGCCTAAAGGCGCGATGATCGACGACAGGACATCAAAATCTGCCGCTGCCATCGATGAGGCGTCTGGGTACTTCGAGAAGAGCTTGGGAATCACTTTCTCCACGGCTCGACGGGTGGTGCAGTTCAACAACATGCATGTGACGAGAATCTTGAACTCGTCGGGCCAGAGGTCTTCTTGGATGAGACCGTAGGGCGACCTGGGAGGAATCATGATCAACTCCTGTTGAAGATCTTTGCGATTTTTTCGAGGTCTGCCTGGGTCTTCACGGGAACGTAGCGAGACGATCTCGGGACTGCGAGGAAGAGCGTCTTGAAATTTGACGTGAGTTCCTGGAGGAGCCGCTCGTATTGAACGAGGAGCTGGCCTGCGACGTTCTTCTTCACGCGATGCCACGACCATCTGATCGCATTGAAATCGATGTCGGTGTTGAACACCATGGAGTTGGTACTGAGCCAGCCGAACTCGTCGACGTTGGTCTCAGGCGAGAGCCTGAATTGCTCCACGATCTGCTCGAAACCGAGATGACTGCAGAGGACGCCTCCCGTGTCGTTCACGGTCCTCTCGACCACCTCACAAGTTACGGGCCTTCCTCCCACGATGTGCTGGCCTACGACTCCCGGATCCATCGTCGCATACACGTTGTCCACGTTGACGACGACGACTCTTTTCCCGCCTGACGAGACGAAATCGTCGTACAAGCCGCTGTTCTTCAGGGCAGGGATCACGTCACCGTGACCGCAAGGATGCAAGTCAGGCTGGCCATCGACGAAGTGGAGTCGATTGTCAGGCGTGAGCCTGAAGGACTCGTATTGAGTGAAGACCTTGACGTGCTGTCCTCCGACTGCATTGAGGTGTGTCCGAATCTCGGCCTCGTTGCCGGGAGACGCCATGACCCACACGTTCTTCGCAGGTCCTGCCTGCAGCAGCTTCAGGCTCAAGAGGGACGTCGAAGTGCCTGGAAGTCGCAGGAAACCCTTGGATGTTCCGATTCGGGTACCACTGCCGCCCGCGAGGATGCAGTATGCCGTGGAACCGTCCTTGATGGCCTCGTTGCCTAGGCGATACGTGTCCTGGGACGCGTCCTCCAGTCTGCATGATGGCACGGAAGGGTCTGGGATGTCGACAGAATAATCGACGGGTTTGACGAGGAGGTTCATCAGGTCGTGCGTCCCGAGGCCACCGAATCGATTTACCCTCTCAAGGGTCTCTAGAGGAAGACTCTCGAGTTGCTGCTGAAGTGTCACCAAGAAACCCGGAGTGCTTCTCATGACCATGATTATAGGATGCCTCTTTCGATAAGTTCAATCGTCTGTCTATCTTGTGATCTTGCGTGACTCAGACAGAGCCTCGCCGTGGAGCGACTCGAGCATCTCCCTGAAGTAGTCTCCGAAAGAAGACCCGAGGAGCACGTCGCGAGTTTCCCAGCTCGGAACTCCCTCGTGTGACGGCTTAAGCTTGCCGTGATAGGACGTCACCTTGAATGTCGTGACGAGCTTGCCGTTGCTCACACGGGTGAACACGGGAAACAGCTCGTCTGCCTTGATGCCCGTCTCCTCCCAGAGCTCACGAGCTGCGGCTTCGAGGGGATCCTCCCCGTGTTCGACGCCGCCGCCGGGCATGTTGAGGTCCGTCGCGTCGCCGAAGCGGGTGACAGCGAGGACCTTGTCGCCCTTCGTCACATAGACGACTGCGGCCTTGGGAATCGAATCGAGACGCTGCTTTTCGGCCTGCGCTTCGGCCTCGACGTCACCGAGGAGCGACGTCCTGTTGCCTCTGACTGCGGCGTCACCTCTCAGGTTGCCGGGTGCGGTTGCCCTCAGGGTGGAGGCCATGCTGTAATCGCCTCTCACCTCTGTGACGTGTTCAGATCGACTTGAGGTCCTCTTCGTCTTCAGCTTCTTCACGCTTTCGAATCTCCTTCTCGATCGTCCTGATCTCTGGCGAGAACTTTGCAGACAGTGCCTTCTTCGTCAACGACTTTGCCTTTTCGATGTCTCCCTTTGCACGGGCAGCGATCTTGGGCATCTTGATCCGTGCGAATTTGACGATCTTTTCCTTGGTTTCGTCGGGAAAGTCTATGTCGTAATACAGTTCCATGTCCTCGATCCACTCCGAAGAGAGGTCGTCTGCAGGACCCGTTCCAGTGAAGAAAGACTTCAGCTTGTCGAGGAAGCCTCGCTTCTTCGTCTTCTTCTCTTCGCTTTCTTTTTCGTTGCCACGCCAGTAGAACTCCTCGTTGAGGACGGACTTGACGTACTCTTTCAGCAGTCTGTCGTTCATGTCAGGCCTTCTTCGCTTCCTTGAGCTTCTTTATGGTTCCGACGACGTCGATGACTTGACCGGCGGCTCGACGGGCATCGATCTCGAAGGGACTGTCATAATAGGGATCGCTTCCAGGGCAACCCAGCTTTATCGCGATGTAGCTGAGAGCATACACGATGGGCTGGAACACACCGAGCCTCATGCACTGTTGGACGTGGCGTAGTTCATGGGTCACGAGGGCCGACTTCTCGTCGGGCGTCGCGTTGAGAACTACGACGTTTCCGATGGTGTGTCCTCCCCATGCCTTCCATGCGGAGTTGAGCCAAGCAGGCGACTTGTCACGGAGGACCTGCCACACCATTGCGTCGCCTATCACACCGTGCCACCTGTACCACCCGACCAGCGTGAACAAACCTGCATAGGCAAGACCAGGAAGCGTCACAGGAGATGCCCATGCATAACCCAAGATTTTTTTGACTTTGTCCCACATGACAGTGTCCTCCGCGAGGCAAATATGATCGAAGTGCCCTCAGGCGTTCTCAATAACTATGCAGATTCCGCATATTTAGAAGCATGAAGATCACCGAGAGCAAACTCCGAGTCATCGTCAGAGAAGAGTATCTCAAGAATTCTGAGGCGGCAGGATTCACTCCCAACCTCACGGAGGGCATGAGATGGCACCTGACCGAATCAGTTCCGTTCGATAGACCAGTATACCGTGCAGGAACGGAAAAGTACTTCACTTTGATCAGGGAGGCACGCAACCTCTACGGCTCCGGAGACTACACACCGATGAGCGACTTCGAGAGAGACCTGCTGGAATCTGACCTCGGTGAGTACGACATGTTCGAGGGTGCGATGGTTCCTCTCGACTTTCCGTTCCGCGAAGGTGACCTCACGGAGGCGAAATACAAGGGCAAGGAAGTCGAACTCGGCAAGCCGAAGCACGGCGAGGGCGGCAAGGCCTACGTCTACGTCAGGGACCCAAAGTCAGGCAACGTGAAGAAGGTGAAGTTCGGTTCGTCGATGCCCGATGCGATGGGCGACTCAGACGCCGCGAGGAAGAGGCGCAAGTCGTTCGGTGATCGTCACGACTGTGCCAACAAGAAGGACAGGACGAAGCCGGGCTATTGGGCATGCAGGGCCACCAAGTTCTTCGGTAGGGACATACCCGGTTGGTGGTGAAGTTTCCGTTCGACGAAGAGACTCTCGAGAGCGGTTCGAGACTCCGAACTTTCTCAAGTGACTCTGCGCTAGAAGAACTGGTTTGGCACAGGGATGCCGACGACAGACTTGTGCGAGTCATCAAGTCGCAGGGCTGGTACATTCAGTTCGAAGATGAGCTGCCGAGAGAGATGCGGCCTGGTGACGTCTTCTTCATTCCGAAGGAGACGTGGCACCGTGTGATCCGCAAGAGTGACAGCCCACTCGTCGTCGAAATCGAAAGTCAGTCGTAATACGACGTCGCCGGTCGGCGCTTCTGCGGAGCGATCTTTCTCGCGCCGTGGTCGAACATCCACTGCGCGAGCTCGGGAAGGCCTGCCACGCCCGTTCCCCTGAGGTCAGTCGCCATGATGACGCCTGTGATTCCGCGACCTGCGGGGTCGTAGTTGAATGCGATGCTGTCCTTGCGGAGTCGAATGGAGAACGCCTTCACGGAGTTGAGAGACGGCGTGCCGTAGGTGGTCACTCTGCCCAGCATCTTGAGGATCTTCTCGTCCTTCTTCGTGAGATTCTCTCCACCGTCGACCTGCTTGATCTTCGCGAGAGCGGCCTTATGAGCCCATGCAGTGCCACCGGCACGAGAATCGTACTCAGGGACGCGGACGAGCTCGCCAGGAGCGAAGGTGGACGTCATGTCTGCGGCCCAGATCCACACTCCCGGACTACCTGGCTTGGGTCCTGCGCCGGGCTCCCACGACATGTCGTCTGGAAAGTCTGCGAGGTCTCCTGCGTCTTCGATCTCGTCGAAGAAGACTTCTTCACCGCCGTACTCGGGTTCTTCGACCGAGACGTACACGTCGCCTTCTTGAGGCATGGCACCAGGGTTTCCCGCTGTGGCTTCGGTTACGCGAGCGACTTCTTCTTTGATGATGCGTCGAAGGTGATCGATGGAGATTCTCATGGCGTTTAACTATCACACTCCCCACAGCTTGTCGAAGGTGCCCACGAACTTTTGCCATGTACCGTCCTTCACGATCGACGCGAACTCGAACTGGGAGAACCTCGACTTGACGGTGTCCCAGTCCTTGGCGGGAGTCGACGACGTCATGTCTGCGGCCTCGTCGCGAGACCACTCGACGAACTGAATGAGGTCCATGTTCCTCGTGAAGATCGCCTCGCGGTCACCTTGCAGGAGGTAGTCCTTGAACTCGTCGGTTCCCACGGCCTCCGCGAGCTTGGCGGCCGTCTTGTCACCACAGCCAGGAATGCCTGGGATGTTGTCGGTGGCGTCGCCGCGGAGGGCCTTCCACACGACGTAGGGATAGTTCTCGGGTGCCTTGACGAACTCCTTGCGGACAGGATTGTAGAGACGCATGTTGGGATTCGTCTCGAGCAGTTGGATGAAGTCTGAATCGGAGGACGCCACGACCCAGTCGATGGCCGACGACGACGAGCGGACGAGGTTTGCGATCGTGTCGTCGGCCTCGTGTCGGGGATGCCGCACGACGGAGACGGGGAAGTGATTGACCAGAAGCTCCTTGATGATGTCGACCTGTCGAAAGAATTTCGCCATCTCGGCGGCACGTGGGTCGTCCGCTGCCACCACACGGTTCGCCTTGTACTCGCCCATCAGTTCGTGACGTGCCTGTGGCCGGCCTTCGAGGGCGACGTAGACGCGTGTCGGCTTGAACTGTTCGACGAGAGCACGAAATCCGCGAAAGAAGTTGAAGACGACGGGATGATCCCCTGCGAGGAAGCCGCTGCGTGCACGATGTGCTGCGTTCATGAAGTCGAGGGCGAGGATTGTCATGAGTCTACTATACCACCGATCCGGTTGACTTTGCAAAGTTGACGGTCTACTTGTCCTGCGTAGGTCCAGAGATCACAGTGTTTTCGATTGATTCTGGAACCAGACGCGGGCGTGATTCATGCATGCCTTGTACGCCTCTTTGGCGTCGAGCTTCGAGGCCTCGAGTTCCGCCGAAGTCTCCTTCAGCAGGTCGGAGTTGATCCACTTGAGAAATGCTCCCATGTCGCGCACGTCGTAGAGTGCACCCGACCCGACAGCAGCGGCATGTGCAGCTCCCTGCTCAAGCCTCGGTGTGGTGACCACGAGGTCCACGAACTCCACGAGAGCCTCCACAGACGTGGCGCTCACCTGCACAGGCTTCGTGCGTGCCACGGTGTTGTGCTTCTCGCCCTTCGCCTTGAACACGAGGTTCTTGAACGTGGAATACGAGTCGCCGCGCCCCACGGGATACAGGACCAAACCCTCTCCCACACCTTCGACGCCGAATTCATCTGCAACCCACGGGTCCCTGTTCTCCACGTCGGACACCCTCACATTGATCTTGTCGACGACGTCTTGAAGACGTGACCCGGTCGACAGCCAGTCGACGGCATACTCTTCCCCGCCGTTGAACCACGGGATGACGCGGACTTCGGGGATGCCCTCCACGAGGGCGGTGAGGAACGCAGGATCGAAGCCGATGCCGTCGATCTCAGGTGCTCGCATGCCGAACACCGCGAAAACCTTTCCCGGAATCTTGCTGACTGCGACGCCCTTCTGGATCCCGGGACCGCACCACTCCCCGAACACGACGATGGTGAAGTTACGCGCCAGACGAGCGAAGTCGGACTCGTGTCGTGCGACCCAGCGGGCGAAACCTGCGTTGTCGTTGTCTGGGGTGATCACAGACGTGCGAGAGAGTGCCGTGACGGTGCCGTCCGGATCGATCCTCACACCTGCGTTCGTGCCGTGGAGCTTCACTTTCGCACGATACGTCACCGCGGAGGAGTCACCCAGGACGTGGGGAGACTTCTCGAGTTGACGTCTCAGCGAGTGGAAGTTCTCGATCTCGGTCCAGGAAATGTGTTCCTTCATGTCTCTGATCCTACTCCTCTGATACGACGATCTTCAGGTCTGCTTCGTCGGGCGCGCCCTTGTAGGGGCAGTTCCGACACCTGTGGTTGCAGCAATAACCCCTGCGGAGGAGGAAGTCGCGTGTGAGCACGACCTTGCCGTCCTCGAGGGTGTAGTCTATTTGGAGTTCAAGTCTTCCGCGCATGTGTCAAATATGCGCGTCTCTCCCGTCACGACGTGACTTCGTCGTCGTCGAAAGTGAAGACGTCACAGACGTCACCCATGATGGCGTTGACGACTTCCACCTCGACGGCCTCGGGCGTGGGGTTGTCCACGTGCTTGTGTGCGCGGTTCCACCCGCGGCGGAATCCCTCCTCGACTGCACGCTGCAAGATCACATACGACTTTGCCTTCATTGTGCCACCTTCACGTACTTCTTGATCACCCTGTGGTCGACACGTTCCTCGGGCGGAACGAAGTCCATCTCGAGGAGGTCGAAGAAGTCCTGCTCCTCGGGAATCCACAGCTGTTCGCCCGTGGGCATCGTCGGCATCGCGTCGGTCATGCGGCCGCCGCCCGACAGCTTCTTCCAACGCTTGAACATGCCGGGGATGAAGCCGTTGAAGGCGTTACCGTCGGGACCGACGCCGCTGCCCGTCCGCATCATGAAGAGGCCACCCCAGTTGTTGGGCGAAGCGAGGAAGAGGTCGAGGTTCATCTCCTCTGCGAGGCGGACCCGGATGTATCGGGCACCGGGCTTCGGTGACCACGGGATGACACCAGGAACGCCCGGTTTAATCGTTTGACCAACATCACCAAGCAATTTGACGAGTTTATCCTGGTTGGCCTGGATGCCCACGATCTCGATGTCACCCACCACCGGCTTTCGACGTCGGATGGAGCCTGCGATCTCCGCACGGTCCATCGCAGGTGCGATGTGTTGCATCACCTTCGATGCGATGTCGATGGCTGAGGTGAGCTCGATCTTTCCGATTCCCATGGTTCTAATCTACCACGAGAGGGTCCTTCTTTGCACGGCGTCGCGACTTGATTTCTTCAAGTCTGTCGAGCAGTTGACGTTCTTCGCGATCGATCTCGGCGTCTTTCCATTCATCGACGAGATCACTTGTGAACCACGTGTTTCGTGGGCCGTACTTCGACTCGTATTCCGCGATCGCCTCGTCCCAGTAGGAGATCCACGTCACTCTGTTCCGCCTGCAACGTTCAAGCCACATGACGCCGTCAAGTCTATTGCGGTCGTAGAGCTCCTGTTGGAGGTTGTCGGTGATCATGTTGATCCTTCCGGATCTCCTGATCCACTCGACGTCCCTGACCTCCTCGAAGGAAGGTGCTGCACGCATCTTCCTGTCCCATGCCTTGATCGTCTCCTCGGTCGTGGGGATCTTCGTCTGCATGTGTCACTCCGTCACATGTCGGGGAGCTTGATCTTCGCGACTGTTCCGTCGGGAAGCATCACGGTGGTCGTGTCAGGTGCCTGCTGAGAAGGCTCCGAGCGATGTGTGAAGTCAGGAAGGTCATCGATCGTCTGGGCAGAAGCTTGGTCCGTCCCGTACCATTCCTTCGACTTCGAGACGGCAGCATCGACGATCTTGTTGACCATCGTCGTCGCCCTCTTCACGAGGACGGACCGAGCCTTCTCTGCATTGTCGAAGATCTCGCCGTCGATCTCGTCGAGCATGACGGTCGTCGCCCCGCTCGAGCCCGCCTGAAGGACGTATCGTACGTCCTCACCCTGCAGTGTCTTCTTCGTGATCACTTCGACCACCTGCATGGGATACACCTGACTCTTCTTCGCGAGGACGACGAAGATGACCTGTCCTATCGTGTACATGTCCTACTCCTCCTCGACGTCGTCGGATTCGTCCTCCGAGTCGTCTCCACGTGGGTCCGTAGTGATCTGAAACACAGAAAGTGCAGGAGTCCCCGCGTGTGCCACGACGTAGTCGGGAGCATCGTCACCCACTGGAAGACCTGCAGCCTCTGCTGCCGTGTGGATCTTCTTCCAGAGCATCGATTCGACGAGGGTGCGTCCCTCGAGCTCTGCGAGGGCCTGACTCAGCGTCTTCGATGCGTCTGGTGGAAGGACGACGCTGAACATGTCCCTGAGGTGGAGAAGCTCGAACTTCGTGAGTCTGAGGTCGTACGTCTTTCGTTTCTTGATATCGTTCGTTTTCAATGTAGTCCTCCTGTGCTGGGTTCGTCCGAGCTTCTCGCACCGTTCGTGTCACTGCGCGGGATCTGTCAGTGCCTCGATGAAGAGGTCGAAGGTGTCGCGGTGGACGACCTCACGCTGGATCTTCACGACCTTGAGCGCCGCCTGGAGGGTCTTGTAGTCGAGCTTCTCCTCGTACTCTTCGATGATCTCCTTGCGGTCAGTCTTGAGGAGCTCGATCTCGTTGTCGACCGACTCGATCTTGCCGACGAACTCCTTCACCAGAGATCGAAGTGCATTGATCTCGTCGGGTTGCATCGTCGCCGTGTTGTAGTTCTTGGGTGCTTGCTTCTTAGGCATGCATCAATGATACACAACGACGAGGCCTTTGTTCAGAGTGCCTTTATCTTTTGGATCACAGCACGATAGTCCTTGATGTACTGCGCTTCTTCGGGTATGCCGGCCTTGAGGACCTTGTCGACGTGATCCTCGAGGCTCTTGATGTAGAACTCCTTGGAAGCCTTTCGCGAGCCGTCGACGAGCATCTTCTCCGCCTTGGTTTTCTCCTGAGGTGGGAGCTTCTTGATCTCCTCGACCTTCGCCTTCGCGTCGCCTTTCAACTTGCTTCCTGCGGCCTTCTCGATGTCCTCGATCGTCTTCACCTTCTTGAGGACGTTCTCGGCCTGTGAGAAGACGTCGGTCAGCGTCTTCCTGTAGACCTTCGTCGCATCGGCCTGCATCTTCTTGACCTGCGGTGCATCGAGGGCCTTCGCGAGGAACTTCTTGCTGGAGAGTATCTTTGCGGGAGTGAACTTCTTCTTGTCGTCTGGCTCGTCGTCTTCTCTCAGCTGTGACTCTCCCCACATGGAGCGAGGACCGTCCTTCTTCTTGGAGGGCTTGGATCCGCCTCTGCCGTCGTCGCCCAGTGCCATCCTACCGGCGGCCTCCAGCTTCGACGTGACGGAGTCGTACAGTTCATCGGAAAAACCACCCGTCACTGCGGATAGAAGCTCCTTGGACACGGCGGCGCTCTTCTTCGTGGCGACCGCACCGAGGACGAGAGCAGGCGACGCCATGAACGCGAGGAGTCCTGCGTCGGGCGACGCCAGAGCTGCGTCGGTGCGCGCATACACGTCCTTGTACTCACCCTTGATCTTCTCGATGTCTTCCTTTTCCTTGTCGAAGACGTCTGCATAGTTGTAGCCGTATATCGGGATCAGCGTGGTGAGTACCGTCTGAAGGCCGACCCAGAGGACGGTCCTCGCCTTACGGGTGATCTCCTTGGTCTTTCCTACTGCCGTCTTGAAGACGTCGACGAACGGTCCGATGAAGGCATCGTACATGTCGTTGCCGCTGCCGTAATGTGCTCCGCCCATGCCCATGCCCGAATCGTACGAAGAAAATCCTCCGCCGAACATCGCGGGATTGCCGCCAGCCTCATCCTCAACGAGGAGGGAATTCCTGACGTATTCACGCAGCAGAATCTCGTCTCTTCTATATCGCATCGTGCATCTAAATATACTTCGATCCCATATTTATGGGTCATGAGAAGCATTGGACTCGTCCCCATGGCAGCGAAGCCGTATCACGCAGGTCACGACGGTCTCGTGAGGATCGCAGCGAAGGAGAACGATGAGGTACGTCTGTTCGTGTCGCTGCTCGACAGGGTGCGAAAGGGAGAGACTCCCGTATACGGAGTCGACATGAAGAAGGTCTGGGACCTCTTCATAGAGCCGTCTCTGCCTGGAAACGTCGAGGTCCAGTACGTCAACGTTCCCGTCCAGGAAGTGTATCGATCGATCGAGGAAGCTGAAGGAGACGAAGACGTCCTGTTCAGGATCTATTCTGACGACGAGGACATCTTGAAGTACAGCGACGCGTCGCTGTCTAAGTCTGCGCCAAAGCTGTTCGCCAACGGACAGATCGAAAGACGCGGAGTGGCGAGATCAGAGACGGTTCCCGTCAGCGGAACAGAGATGAGGGGCTACATCGGGTCAGGTGACGTAGAGAAGTTCATCGAGTTGCTTCCTCCCGCCGTGAGGAAGAACGGTCAAGAGATCTACGATCTCCTCAGCAGACGCCCGATGGGTGAGAGCCTGCTGAGGAGATATGTCGGATTGTGCTTATCAGCGTCTTGACGTCTTCTTTGCAGACAGGGCGTTTGCTACTACACTCTGTACTTTCTTCAGGGTTGTTGCAGCACTTCCTCCTGGTGCTTTGGCCATGGGACCTGCATGAACTTTGTACTGTATCACCAAATTAGTGCCTTGAAGTGAAACTGCTTCTGGCATGCTGTCTTTCACTGCACTAATGCTCTTCAGCTCTGGGGGGGTCAGGCTGATTCTTGACGTTGATCCTCCCGTACCAGGTCTAAACATCAGAATAGGCTTGTGGGAAGTGTCACTTGGGATGTTATTTTTGGCATCGCGTGCGTAAAGATGACCATTTTCTCCAACGTCAAGCTTGTACAAGTTTCCAGCTTTCTTGAGTGTCATGCCAGCGATGTCAGAAACTATGATGAAAGCACATTCGTCAGCAGGATCTCCCTTGGGTCCATAGATGAATACTTCTGCAATCTTTGGGTCGTCAATTTCTGCATACCAGCCAGAGACATAAGACGTCTCGCCTGCAACTAACATGTCCTTGTATGTCGCTGTGGATTCTTCGATAAACTTCTGAGTGAAGTCAATCAGTTTCTTTTCGTTCTTGTCGCCAGAACCTGATGCATTCAAATTCTGAAGCAGTCTAGTCACTGCTGAGTAAGTCTGAGGGGGCATGTTGCCTTTTTGTACCTTGTGTGATATGCCCGTGCCTTCTATTTGGTTTCCAGACGTATCGACCAGAATAAAGTCCGAGTGTGCTGCCTTGTTCTCGTTCTTTATGATTCCGCCGACGCCGGAGAAATTCTTGCCAGCAATTTGAACAGTTATCGGCTTTCTACCGCCTTGCGTAGCTTCGTCAAATGAAGCCTGCAAGTTTTGAAGAGCTCCTGCCTCTGCATGCAATTCTTCGCCCTTAGAGACGAGCCAGCTGTATTTCGCGCCTGGCGTCACACTCATACTGTAGACGTTAGGTGATTTATCAAATTCAGCGTTTCTCTGGGGGCGCTTACCCTTAGCCAAACTATTGGCTGCACCTATCTCATCAGGTGTAAAGTCTCTGTTCAGCAAATTGATGTTGAGCTCAGAACCATCTGGTGTCAAAACACCCACCAGACGTCTGTCTAAGTCATCTGGGTTGACCTTGACTCTCTTTTTTGTCAATGCTGCTGTGATTGCAGTCTTGACAGGGACAGGTGCGTTGGAAAACTTCACACCAAAGTAAGGTCGCTCTGGCCGAATAGTGCCTTCTAGCAGTGGCCTAAGACCCAAAGCTAGCTTCAGATACTCTCTCAATAGTTTGCTCATGACTTCTTCCCTTTTCTTCCGTACTTAAACAGACCCAGTATCTGGTTCGCAGCGGCAAAACTGCCCGTGAACTTGTAGGCGTTGCCCTTGTAGATGAAGACGACGCCCTCCATGGGAGACGTGATGTTCTCCACGGATTTGAGCTTGTCCATCTGCGCTGCGAGGACAGACATCGACATCTCGTCGCCGCTCGACTCGATCGAGTCGATTGCATTCTGCACCTCACCGCGGAGGCGCTCAACTTCGCGTGCCGTGTCGTCGATCAGCGTGGACTGCAGTCCCTTGAGTACCTCGACTGCGAAGTCGTTGACCGCCAGCTCGATGGGCCTCACGAACGACTTCAGCAGGGCAGGAGAATTCCTCACAAATGCAGATACCTGTTCTCCTGTCGATTTGTCCAACTTTTTCTTGATGTCGTTGAGAGACGGTGCACCGTCCTCCTCGAGGCAGCGAGACATCACCATGCCCTCTATGTCGGGAGGGAGTCCCAGTTCTTCCACCTTCTCAGAGAGAAGCTCCCTGAGGTAGTCGCCCATCGTGTCGGAGTCGGAAACTCCCGCATCGGCCATCGCAGACTCGATCTGTGAAGTCGTCGAGGAATAGACCTCTCCGTTCGACAGGTTCTTCATCCTCACGATCGAAGGCCCTCTCACCTTCCAGCCCGTGGCCTCCACTGCGGACTGCATCCTGTCGATGTACTGCGTCAATATGTCGACTCCCCCCGCATCGTCCTGAGTCATCTGCACCGATCCGTCGGACGACCTCTTGAACACGGGCCACCCGTGGAAGACGACGTTGTTGGAGTCGTAGTTGATCACGTTGGGGTTCTTCGTGTAGATGACCTCCATCGAGTACCACCGATTCGCCGAGTCCCCGAAGACATTGCGCTTCACCTTGCCTGGTAGGGCTCCGATCGCTCCTTCGAGCACCTTGAAGGCCTTGGTGAAGGCCTCCTCCACGGATCCTCTTCCCGCGAACTTGGCGGCCAGAGCAGCAGCGTCCATGCCGCCGCCCTTGATGTCTGAGCCACGTGTCACCTTCACCTGACCCTCGGAGTCGTCGTAGGAGAAGACGAGGTTCATGCCGTCCATCTTCTCTGACACCTTCTCGAGGCGACCCGTTGAAGCCTTGCGAAGGATGGACTTGATCTCCCCGAAGGTGAGCTCCTTGTTGTCGTATAGATGCTGAAGGTGGCCGACAAGCCCTCCGCATAACAGGAGCTGCTTTCCTCCAAAGGGATAATGAAGACGTTCACGAAGCATTATTCGCCTCAAAAAGATTAAGCAACATTTCACACGACATATGACTTTTCGACTTTTTGCTTTGTTCTCTGAAGAAGGAATGATTCTTAGATTTGAAAGACATGCAGTTACTTCAACAGCTAGACCGCCTAACTATTTCTGCTTCTCGTTGATCTGATTCTTCTTCTTCGCGGACTGAAGTTCCTTGCGGAGGTGGTTGTACACGTTGCGGTAGTGTCCCCTCTTCTCGGAGCCTTGAGGATACTTGTCGCGCCAATAGGCTGCGTCAGAGCAACGTGCCTCGAGATCGGCCACGTGGTCGTCCGAGCCCCACTCGGATGTGCGATCCCCGCTGAGAAGGGCCTGTTTCATTTTTCGCTCTATGATGAGCCTGACGTACGTCTCAATCAGCTTTTCCATCTGCTTCCTCCAACGCCCTTTTCATGGCGGACGTGAGATAGTACTTGACATGTCGTTCGGTGATGTGGTTCACCGTGTCGAGGTCGAAGGACGTCCTGATCCTCTCAAGAAGCGTCTCAGACATGTCGAGCGTGAAAACCTGTCCTGACTTCATCTGGATCTCGATTGTCTTTGCGACGTGCATTTTCTCCTCACTTCTTCTTCGGTGTGATGGGAACGGGGCCCGACGTGTCCTCTGACGACGGCTTCTTCTCTGACTTCTCCTTCTCAGGAGCCTTTATCACGTTGGGCTTGATGGACTTCGTCTTCTTCTCTTCCTTGTCGCCCTTCTTCATCTCGACGTCGGGGTCAGGATCTGCGGGATTCGTCGCATCTGCAGCCGGGATCTCTCCCGTCACGATCTGTGCGAGGCCCTTGAGGAACGCGAGGAGCGCGACCTTCTCGGCCTTGGAGAGGCTTTTGACGTACTCGTCGAGGTGTGCGGATATTGATTCGTCCTTGAAGGACTTGCCGCTACGTATCGTGTTGAGCTTGTCGACGATGTCCTTCGTCTCGATCTCACCCTTCTTGAGCTTGTCCTTCTCGGCGTCTGTCGTCTTCGACGATCCTGAGTCTGACGTCTCCTTGTCGTCCTTCTTCTCTTCCCCTTCGTCATCACCACCGAAGAGGTCGTCGTCTTCCTCGCCGAGCATCTTCTGCTGCTTCTCTTTCTCGTCCACAGCGTTCTGGTAGAGCGACTGCTTGAGGCTCTCCTTCATGATGGCCTCAATGGCCTTTGACAACGAACGACCTGACTGAATCTTAGTTTGCTTTTCCATTGAACTCCACCGCCTCTAAATATATCTTCATGTCGGAATTAGATCCACTCCTAGCGTGCACGTCTTGCTTTGTGGATCGAAGTCGAGGACCTTGGGTGACGCGACGTCGAAGAGGCCAAAGAGCTGAATGTCGTCGTCGCCGAGCGTGACGAAGCACGTCTTACACTTCAAGAGTCCCGTGGTGAACTTCTTCATGATGCCGTATGCGTCTGCGGTCTTGACACGCAAGTCCACCTTGATCGATCCAGACGATTCCAGGGAAAATCCCACGGCGGCGCCTGAGACGTAGGTGTCTTCTTCCTCGCCCGAATTGAAGAGCATCGATACGACGAGGAAGGCATCCTCGTACGCCTTGACGTTCTCTTCTAGTTCAGGAACGACGCCCTTCAAGGCGTCACTCATCAGCAGTCTATCTACCAGCGCTTCGTTCATGCGAACGACTATACACTACGTCCTTGTATAGTTCATCCGCCCACTTTGCGTACTCTTTGTCGAGTTCGGTCACTTCGCCGATGTCCTTCGTCTGGAGGTTCAGCGTGACCGCCTCCTCGGTGACGTGGATGGACGCATGATGCCCCACTTCAGCTTCGTGGTCGAGAAGCTGCTTCACGAAGTCATTTCTTTGCTCTTGCAATCTGAACGTGTAGGTCTTCTGAAGAGAACCGTCCTTCTTCGACCACTTGTTCACTGCGATGAGTGGAACGTCGGTCGCTTGCGGAATGACAGGCAGGCCGCCGAACGACATGGGTCGACGTGCCTTATCGAGAAATTCTTCGTGAAGACGTGTCAGCTTCATTCGATGTCCTTGTCACAGTATGACTGCCCCGCCGACGACGGCCGCCTCAGTGAAAGACGAACCGTGAGTCCAGACCTTCTTGTTCCTGTCGACGACGCATGAGCCGCCCTTGAAACTGAGGTCTCTCTCCTTGCCTACTCTGTTGGACACTACGACGTTCGCAGAAGTCTCTTCTGCGAGTTCGACCCACGACGAATCAGGATAACCGTAATCGGAACCCCAATTGGTGAGAAGTGCTATCGTGTCGACAGACCCCTGCTTGTAGAAGCGTTGCTCCGATTTGTAGAATTTATACGTGTCCCTGTAGTTGTTCATCACGTCGCGGCAAATGAGCACGCCGAGGCGCCCAGCACGTGTGGTGACCACGGGATGCATCGATTCAGATGCCACGGACCAGAGGTTATCGGACCCCCACAAGTTGTGCTTCTGGCAGTTGGCGACGAGACCCGAGGGTCCGACGACAGCAGCAGAGTTGTACAGCTTGCCTTCGCAGACTTCAACGTAGCCGAAGACGATGTGCGTGTTGAAGCGACGTGCGATGGGAAGGAAGGCTTCGGTCTGAAATCCTCCCTTCTGTTGTGCACAGTCGGCAGCCTCCCGCGAGTTCTCGAGGACGTAGCCGCTGGTGCACAGCTCTGGGAGGACCACCAGAGCTGCACCTTTGCCTGCCGCCTCGAAAGCCATCTGTTGTGCAGTCTTCAAGTTGGCATACACGTCGTGTATCACCGGCTTGAACTGCACTGCTGCTACGATGGGTGTCTGCATGACTTACTCCAGGGGATCGATGACCTTTTGACCCGACTTGCGCGCCTTTGAGAGCGACTTGTCGAGGAACTCTCGGAAGCCGTCGAGGCCTGCGACGATGTTCGGGTGGTCCTTCATCAACTGGACGTCCGCGGACGTGAGCTCACCGGACTTGCGAAGAAAGTCGATGTAGTCGTTCATCGCGGTGAGGGTGAGGATCTCTGCCTCGTCGGAATCCATCGTCATCACGAACTTCGCCTTCTCGAGTGCCCTCTGGACTGCCTGGCGGGCGCCTGGCACTCCTGCATATCCGAGCTCCTTTGCGATCTCTTCGAATGTCGCTTCCTCGTCGCTTGCCATCGTATAGCCGCGCTTCGTCGACTTGATCGCGCCTGTGCCCTTGCATGCCTTGCAGTCCTTGCCGTCAGGCATGATTCCTTCGCCCTCGCAGGCCTCACACTCTTGATAACCTGCACGAACGCCAGACCCGATGGATCCAGCGAGGCCTGCAGAAGCGAGGTCGTTGTAGGAAGCCTCTCGAAGCATCTTTCTCACAGCGAGACGGATCGTCTCTTCAACCTTCTTGTCCTTGTTCATCTCTTTGTCCTCTTCTTTCATGTCTTCGACGACGTCTGTGACGGCAGAGTAGAAAGATTCTGCGTCGTCGTCCGAAATGCTATCTATGAGGGTCGATAAAGCCGAACGAAGTTCCATTCGGTTTTTCGGCCTGAAGTTGGGATTGCCCGGATCTGTCTCTGCAGCAGAGGGATCCACGACAGGCGACACACCTACGGGAGCCGTCGATAGGTCTCCGGTCGACTGCCAACCCATGCCCGGCGTCGTGATCATCTCGCGGATGTATTCGCGGACGGCGATGTCGCTGACGACGAGCTTCATTGACCTGCCGGTGCCTCGGGTGTCGGTGTCGATGCCTGAGGCGCATGTGCATCCGTGTGCTTGCGACCGAAGTAGAGCGCAAGGACGGGTGTGAGATAGGCCGCACAGACCGACGGGTCGAAGGGTCTGATTGAGAACGGACCGATCTTCTCGAAGATCGATGCGATATAGACGACCGTCGTCGTGACGAACGCCACCGTGGCGAAGGTCGCCGACATCGAAGGCTTGCCATTCGTGCCTATGATCCATCCTCGCGAAGGCTCCTGCGACTTGATCGTTTTCTTGGACGATTCTGACATGACTGTCCCCTTACCCAGCTAAATAGGCAGTTGACTTCATTTAGTCGCTTGTGTTACCGCAAAAACGGTGAGCACGGTAACGATGACACCGGCTCCTGCACCGATTCCGAACCACAGAGTCCTGTCAGGTGCGCTGTCTTGCGCCTTCTTGAGTTCCGTCTCGAGCAGTTGAATCCTCTTCAAGTTGGCTTCGTTCGTCGCCTCCGCCCTTGACTTGTCAGAAGCATAGAGGATGTTGAGCTCGTTGTACTTGAAGTCCTTCTTCGCTTCCGAGCTCCTGACAGCTACTTCGACTTCGATCTGAGTCCTCTCCTTTGCAGTCGAGAGGTCCGTCGCGACGGAGGCCGCGGCCCTGGGAGAGAAGAGTATGCCAGGAAACGGAGCAGGCTGACCCTGCTTCAGTGGTGCGATCACGGCAGGGTCTTGAGGCGTCGTGGGAGCCTGTGGGTCGGGGCTCGCCGGAGTAGCTGTCGTCTCAGCGGGAGGCTTTGGAGGATCTGCCCACGAGATCGTTGACAGGGTCATTGAGGTCACGAGGATCGATGCTATTAGTCTTTTCATGGTCATTTCTCCGGAACCACTAGGGGGAAACCCGTGACGTCGCTGAGCTGCTTCGCCATGCCCACGGGATCGTCCTTGTACTTCTTGACGAGCTGATTCACCTGTTCGGTCTTCCTGTCCTCCAGCTTCTTGATCTTCTCGTCGTAGTTCTTCTTTGCGTTGTTGAGGTCCGTCTCGAGCTTCTGGTAGTTCTCCTCGTGCGCCTTGCGCTCCTTGTCCTGGGCGTCCTTGAGCTTCTTCATCTCTTCGTCGTTGATGGTTTGTTGTTTCTGAAGCTGCGTGACGAGGTCGGACTTCTGACGAGACAGGAGGACATAGCCTGCGACGCAGGCGGCGAGGACGAGAAGCATGGGCACGACGTGGGGTTTCACGTAGCCCCACAGTTTATTCAGGAATAGCAGAATCATGATAACCTCAGTTTGGTTTCTCTGATTTTTCTCTTCGCATCCCAGGAAGGTCCACGTCAGATTCTGAAGACTTCAGGTGACGCAGTATGACTTCCTGCGCTGCGAAGAGCTCGTTGATGGCCGTGTTGTGGCTGTACACGGTCACGGTGAGGAGCGACACTGTCTTTGCGAGGTTCTTGAACTCGTCTGCGAGGAGCTTCACCGATCCTGCAAGCATGTTGACGTCGTCAGGAAGCTCGACGCTTTTCTTGACGATCGAGGTCAAGAGCGCGAACATGCCGCTTTCATTCTTCGGTGTTGTCTTTTCCATCTTCGGTGCCTTCCAACAGATTGTACAACGTCTCGCTGTCGAGTTCACCGATGTGAAGGTGACGATTCCTGTTCGTCTTCTCTAGCGTGGCGATCAGCTTCTTCTTTGCCACTCTCTGGAGGAGACGCTCTGCCTTTGGACTCTCAGACAACACCATGTCGGCAGCCTCCTGAAAGAGATCCTGCATGGTAATGCCGTACCTGAAGAGCTTCTCTCTGAGGGCGGCATGAGACTCCTTCGTCAATTTCACGTGAACACTCTTCCTTCCGAAGAAGAGGTCGTGTCTCATGCACCGCCTCCGCCGGCTGGGCCTGCGGCCGCGGCCTTCGGTGCCTGGAACTCCGTCTCGTCTTCCTTCTCAGACTGCGAGACTCCGATCTCGACGCCGTAGGACTCGAGTAGTTCCTCCTTGAACGTCTCCACTGCAGACTTGTCGTAGTTCTTTGCGAGGTAATTGGACGCCCTGCGGAGGATCGTGTTGCGGATCTCGAGGAGGTTGTCGTAGTTGTCGACGAGGCGCATCACGTCAGTGACGAAAGATCCGACGTCGATGTCGTCGGAGGAGAGCTTCTCTGGCTCTGCGTCCTCCTTCTCCTCGTCTCCCTTCTCTTCGTCTTTGTCGTCCTCTTTCTCGTCTTCTTCCTCGTCAGCCTCGACGAGGAATCTCCTCGTCATCATACGAAAGTTGAGGCCTTCGTTCTTCGCATTCTTTGCCTCTGCCTCGTACTCCGACAGATACTTGTCGATCTGAGCATCGAGAGAGTCCTCACCCTTCTCTTTCTCAGGCTCAGCAGCCTCGACGATTCTTGAGGTGCTTCCTCTTCGAAGGGATCGAGCCAGCTCCTTCAGCAGGGAAGTCATCACTTCACCACCTGGGCCATCGCTTCTGCCTTCTTGAAGCGGTCCTCAATGACCGACCAGTTGAACTCTCTCATCTGCGAAATGAGGTAGGACTTGGGATCATTGAGATAGTCCTTGTAGTACGCGTGCTCCCACATGTCGACGACGACGAGGGGATAGAAGCCCATCGGGACGCTGCCTGCATGGTCGTCTATCATGAAGTTGACGTACTTCTTCAGGAAGAGGTGGTAGCCACAGACTGCCCAACCGCCACGTGATGCGAGGGCACACGCCATGAAATCCCTCTGCCAGTCGTCGAACGTCCCGAAGTCACGCTGTAGCCTGAGGAAGGCGAGAGAATCCATCACCACCTCGCTGTGCGGATCGAAGCAGTTTGCGAAGTACAGCTCGTGGAGCCACACGGCGTTGAGGTTCCACGTCTCGTCGAGCTTCAGCGTCCTAAACTGAGAGTGGCGATGATTGACGTCCGATCTCTCTGCAGTGTCGAGCTCCGCCGACACCTTGTTGAGGGACTCGACGTAGTTCTTGTACTTCTCGATGTGCGCTGACTTCGTCTTCTGGGAGACGAATTCCGAGACCTGCTTGAACTGCTTCGGCTCGGCAACGTATGACTCGTTCAAAGACTCGTCGGAGGGTAGCTTCGCAGTCTCCTTGACGAGATGTGACTGGATGGTTCTCTTGATGATACCGTCGACGTCGATGCCGGCGAGAGGATGCTTCTTGTCAATCGATTTCATAGTTCTTCTCCAGGTCTTCTTTGTTCACGAGAAACTGCTTTCCTTCGGGCGTCTTCAGGATCACGTCGCGAGGGCCGACAGACATGACGGTGTAGAGAAACTGCGTTTTCTTGTGGCGCAGCTTCAGGTCTGTATCGATCAGCGTCTTTTCCTCGCCGTCGACCTTGCCCTTCATGACAGCGTCAACTGTTTCCGAGAGGGCAGCAACCTTTGCGTTCCATTCCTCTCTCATGATTCGTATGATGTCGGCCTCTTCGAGTTTTTTCATGGCTAACCTGTAAATATCACGTCGGCGTATCTATTGACGACTACGTCACAAGATTGGAGGATCTTGATGCCGTTGAGATCCCTGTACTCTTCGTCATAGACGACCTCTGAGATGTCGGCATTCACGATAAGCTTTGCGCACTGCACGCAAGGTGAGTGCGTGAGGTACATGATCTTCTTGCGATTGAAGTTGTAGTCACACTTGACGAGTGCATTCACTTCAGCATGTATGAAACCACTCTGTCCTGGGTCCGCCGAATCGGGAACGTTAGGTCCTCCCCTGTAGTTTCCGTTGTATCCCAGTGAGAGGAGACGAGTGTTGTCGTCTGAGACGACGATCGCTCCCACCTTGAGACGAGGATCGTAGGACCTCTCGGCCACGGTTCGAGCGATCGACATCCAGGATTCGTGCCAGGACGGTCTACGCATGTCAGTTCTCGTGGATCTTAGGACGCAGGTCGATCGAGATGTGATGCGAGTAGCATCTCGGCTCATAGAGCTCTGCACCTCCCACCTCGATCTCTTCGCCGTTTGTCTGCTTCTTGTGTGTGTAGTGGGCGTCCCTGCCGCAGACTGTGCACACAGCAGTGCATTTCTCGACGTGAGTCGACCACACGAGCATCTTCTCGATCTCGTGAAAAGGCTTGCCCGAGTAAGACATTTCGAGCGAGGAGACGACGATGGTGAAACCGCTCTTGTAGAGCCAGATGAGGGACTCTGCGATGCCTGGAATCATGAAGGCCTCGTCGACCGCGATGACGTGAGGATTCTCGTCGAGGTTCGTGAGATGCTCGAGGATGTCCGCACCCGACTTGATGCACACAGCGGGAACCTTCCAGCCACCGTGGGTGACGACCTCACTAGGACTGTATCTGTCGTCGATCAGCGGCTTGAAGACGACGACTTTCTTGTGTTGATACTTGTATTTCTCGAGAGTTGAAAGGAGTCGCGACGTCTTCGACCCAAACATCGGCCCAGTGTAAACGATGAACTCAGGATTGCTCAACATTCTCTTACCTCACATGTCCTTGATCTTGTCCCAAGACTTCTCATACCACTCGATGGTTCGATCGAGTCCGTCCCAAAACCGAACAAGCGGAACGTAACCGAGAACCGCTGTGGTCTTCGATATGTCTGCCTGTGTGTGCATCACGTCTCCAGCACGCCACGGAGCTGTGTGGTGCTGGGCATAAGGATAGACTTCCTGGAGTTTTCCGAGCACCTCTGCGTTTGATGTCCTGTCGCCGCAGGCCACGTTGAGAGGTTCTGCGGCCAATGGACCGACGTGCTCGACTGCTCTCATGCAAGCATCGACGACGTTGTCGACGTAGCACATGTCCCGTGTCTGCGAGCCGTCTCCGTCCGATCGCATGGAGTCGCCCTTCTTGATCGCAGTCAACCATGCCGAGACCGCGGTCGAATAAGGCGAATTTCCTAGCTGATTGGGTCCGAAGACGTTGAAGAAGCGAAGGGCGACGGAATCAAGACCGTAGAGGTTGTAGTAGACCTTCATGTAGTCTTCGATGATCGACTTCTGGAGTGCGTAAGGTGACTTTGGATCCTTGGGATACGTCGTCGGAGTCGGCATGAAGTCTGCACCGCCATATACAGAACTCGATGATGCGAAGACGAACCGTCTCGCGTTGCCGCGGCAGGCCTGCATGAGGCGCAACGTCTTCGTCACATTCGTCTCGTGTGTCTCAAGAGGAAACTCCACGGAATAGCTCACACGAGGCACAGCGGCCAAGTGAACGACGGCGTCGAATTGCCCTGAGACGACAGCATGAAGCACGTTCGGTGCCGAGAAGTCGCTTACCAGGAAGTTGTCTGATTCGACGAATCGAGAGTCGAGAAACTCTTCGTGGCCGTTGCTCATGTCGTCCACGCCGAAGACATCCCAGCCTGATTCGAGGCATTTCTTCGTCAGGTTGCTGCCGATGAATCCCGCAGCACCTGTGATGAGAACCTTAGTCATGCGTCCATTATAGGACGCATGCCTTCAAGAGTTCACCTCGTCTTGATCACGATTTCGACACCTTTGGGATCGGTGGTCAAAAAAGCCTTGAGGCGGTCGCCCTCGTAATCGATCATGACACCCTCATCTTCACTAGTGAGTTCTCCCTTGAGTGAGGACTCGAATCCCAGCTTCTTCATCACCTCGTCGCAGTACAAGGCAATCTGATCCAGCATGGCGAGCTGTTTCGATGGCACCAGGACCCTGACGTTGACAGAAGTCTTGCTCAGCTCTTCGATGGTGACCTTTGATCCCTCAGACTCAAGGTCTTTCTTGATCGCGGAAGCGACGGCCATCTTGTCGGTGGGTGAAGGAGGTGCCGCAGTGACCTCCCCGCCCTTCATGACGGCGACGACCTTCTTTGCGAGAGCGCCCGCGTCGATCTTCTTCACTCTGCGGCCGGGTTCATAGTTCATCGGATTGAGGAATCCACCTACCATGTCAAGGACGGCATCGTGGACGTAGTACTCGACCATGCTGAGCCATTCGTCCCTTCTGTCGACGGGGTCCTTGATGCCCCTCATCTCTGACTCGATGTTTGACCAAGCGTCCCACATCGCTCCGAAAACCGGACCGCCCTCGTAAGAAGTATCTGAAGCCTCGTCGACGAGGTCTTCCGGGGCCCCTGCGGCCGTGAGTGCTGCAGAGAACACATTACGAAACTTCATGAAGCTGTCGGGCGGGGAGGCAGCAGCCTTCGCGGCTTCGGCGATTTGCCTCTTGACAGAGGCACGAATCATTCGACGGAGTTCGTTGAGAGTCATGCGTCTAAGTATTCTTCACTTCTTCCAGAAGTCATACATTCCCTTGGCGACCTCGTATTTCATCATCTTGACGGGACGTGGCGGCTGCTCCTTCGCCCAGACGAACATCTTCTCGACGAGGTCCTCAAAGTCTGTGTCGTCTACGAATCCCAGGTCTCTCTTCGCCTTTGTGTGGTCGCAGTAGGCGTGCTGCACCTCGTCACGAGGCTCGAGGTGGACTATCGCCACGTCGTGTCCCAATTTGGCCGCGACGCGTCGGAATCGAGAAGCCGCATCGGCGATCGTCATGTGTGAATCGGCACCCATGTTGTACGTCTCACCGTCGCCGGCATTCATCAAGGTCTCAAAGGGCGCCATGTAGTACTTGATGTCTGAGAACGACCGCGTCTGTGAGCCATCACCGAAGACTGTGATGGGCTGACCCGACAATGTCTGTCTAATCCAGATGCCTAACACATTCCTGTATTTGTCCCAGATATTCTGGTGTACTCCAAAGACGTTGTGCGGACGCACGACAGTGTAGTTGAGACCGAAGAGCCTGTGGGCCTGCTTCAGGTCCAACTCCACAGCATACTTTGCGATGCCGTAGGGATCTTCAGGCATCGGCACAAAGTCCTCGACGTAGGGCGGGTGATGATGGCTTCCGTAGACGTCCATGGACGACGTGAAGACAATCTTCTTCGAGTCGTGATTGACGCACGCATTGATCACGTTTGCAGACCCCACCACGTTGTTCGAGTAGTTGAAGCTCCTGATGAAGGGACTGAGCCCCACCGCAGCATAGGCAGCGAAGTGATAGACGTACTGGGGTCTTCGTGTCCGAAATGCCTCGTCGACCGCGGACGAATCGACGAGGTTCACCTCCAAGAAATCGAGTCGTTCGTCGAGGTTCTCTCTATAACCACCACTCAAGTCGTCGATGCCCGTCACCGTGTGACCGCGGTCGAGAAGGTGTCTCGAGAAATGACTTCCTAGTAGGCCTGCCACGCCTGTGATCAATACACTCGCCATGATCCAGCATTATACAGCATCACGACGCACGTGGAGGCTGTCGAACTGAACGACGAGTCTCACTGAGTTGACAGCCCAGCCGAAGGTCCGAGGAATTTCGGTGGAAAGGTGGGCAAGGAATCGAAGGTCGAGTGTACCGTTCTTCACGGAGTCCGTGCTCCTCAGAAGACTGATGACCTTGAGGTCGCCATCACGAGGCAAGAAGTGTATCGAAGAGATGCACGTGTCGCTGTGGTAGTAGAACCGCCTCGAGTCGAGTCCTTGTGGCGCTCCATAGGGATTTTTCCCTGACATCTCGTCGTGGATCACTTCCTCGCACGACTTGAGGATGTCCAAGAAGTACTCGCCTTCGTGGGGATCGTTGAGGATGGAGGGATCCGTGTACTGAGGTGGGACGTCGAACTCCACGCGTGCCTGCACCTCTTGGTCCTTTGACAGGAAAGTACAGTGTCTAATCGTGTGACCAAACACCCCCGGAGATTGTTCCGAATATTCCTGGATGTCCCTGCTGACTTCTCGTGCCTGGTCCGACAGGGAAGCGTCCCTCGAGAGGACGAGGACGTTGGGAAGTGCGATGATCTTCGAGACCTCTTCCTGGAAGATCCTGTAGAGTTTCAAGAGCGAAGCGTCGTCCTGGAACTCGTCGCCTCGTGAGCGTAGTCTCTCGAGGACGACGTTGACAGGAGGCATCAGGACGACGAGGAAGTTGTTGAGATCACAGAGCTCTTCGCGGAGGGCAGCTCGATGCTCCGCCTCAGGCCGTCCGTAGAGACGCGCATAGCACAGCATCGAGAGGAAGGACCGGTCTTGAATGTTGTACTTGAACTTCGTTTCCTTGTGCAGGGCTGAATAGAGCGAAGTCTTGCCGCTGCAGTCCGGTCCCTCTAGAATGACGTATTTGATCGGAATGTTCATGCCATCTGCCTCATCTTGAAGATCGAAGTCGAGAAGCCCCACTGAGGATCGTGTTGTGCCTTGCCTACCCACAGGGTGTAGGGTTTGATCTCCTCCTGCGGCGTGCCCCATACTCGAATCCACGCGATCCTAAACTCGTCGTCCATCGCTTTACAACGATAGAACGACTTTCCGTTCTTCGTCTTCTTCAGCTCGGCGGACGCCATGCAGAACCAGCCGATGCCCTCCGTGCCCGGCGGGATGTCGTGGAGGCGAGGCACTTCCTTCGACGCGACCTTCTCCATGATCTCGGGTGGAAAGAGGAGGTCTGCGTCGATCGTGGACGTGAGGTCGAAGCGTAGGTTGATCTTCTCGTCACGAGTCCAGTCCTCCGTTTCTGCGAGCTCCTCGAGGAGGAAGTCGACGATGGGAATCACGGGTTCACCGGCCTTCGCCTTCTTCTTCAGTTGCGATGCAGTGAGACCGTAGAGGCCCTTTCGGAGGGTCTCGTAGTTCTTTTCCTCGGTGAGTGCGAGGAGGAGCTGCCGATGATTCGCGATGCGGCCGTACTGGAAGTCCTCGAGGGACTCTAGGCCTTCGATCTGACACAGGGCGGAGAGCACCGTCTTGTTCACCTTGCTGTGTCTCCATTCGCCGGCGTCGTCGTACAGCATCCCCTTGAGGTCCTTATACGGTCGGTTGACCATGATCTCCTCGACGGCGGCGTTTCCGATGCCCTTCACCGAACCGAGGGGCGGAACGAAGGCGTTGGCCTCGTCGGAGAAGTCCCACTGCTTGCCCGAGTAGTTGACGTCGTGCTTCGAGAAGCTGTATCCCAATGCCTTCACCTCGGAGATCACCTTGGAGAGCTCCTTGGGATTGGACGAGGCAGACTGCAGGATCGTGGCGAGCCAGTCCTTCTCGTAGTGGGTGTGGAGCCATGCCGCGTAGTAGGAGTCGATGGCATAGGACACGGAGTGGGACTTGTTGAAGCCGTAGAGCGAGAAGAACTCGATCTTGTCGAACAGCGCATTGGTGATGTCTTCCGAGATTCCGTGGATTTCTTTGGCGCCCTTCACGAACTTCTCGCGGAGCATCACCTTCTCGCCCGACTTCTTGTCGAGTGTGTCGAGTGACTTCTTCACGAGCGTCTTCCTCATCTGGTCGGACTCGCCCGGTGAGAAACCGCCGAGCTCCACGGCGAGGCTCATGAACTGTTCCTGGAAGGCGATGAAGCCGCGGGTCACACCGAGCACCTTCTCGATGAGCGGATGGTCGTACTTGATGCCCTCGATGTTCTTACCGGCGTCGACGTACATATTGTGGACGTTCGCCTTGAGGGGACCGGGTCGGTAGATGGCAGTGATCGCCGCGAGCTCGTCGATCGTGTTGGGCTTCGCCTGCATGCAGAACTTCCGGGCTCCGCTGGCAGTGAACTGGAAGACGCCGACGAAGCGACCTTCCTGGTACACGTGCTTCCACACCGCGGGGTCGTCCTGCTTCACGTATCGACAGTTGAGGTGCTTGTCGAAGAACGCCTTGACGTCGAGGAACGTCGGATCGGGATTGCCCTGCTTCACGAGGATGCGTCGGATGCAGTTCTCGACGTCCTTGAGGAGGGTGAGTCCCAGGAAGTCGAACTTGAGGAAGCCGTTGTCCTCGAGGTTGCGGAAGTTCATGCCCTCGGTCCACGGAGTCTGAAGCTCGCCGCGGACGCCGATGATGGGCATCGTGGCGGACAACTCCTCGGGATCGGCGACGAGGACGCCGCCGGCGTGACGGCCCACGGATCGGTTCTGCATGAAGAGCGTGCTGATGTGGTCCTCGACCTCCGGGTACTTCTCCATGAAGGCCTTGTACTTCGGAGAGAACCTCATACAGTCCTCGTGCTTCAGGACGAAGACGGACTTCTCCTGGTCCTCGTCCCGGGCGAGAGGCTCGACCTCCGCTTGGAGCGGGCCTGTCACCTCATTCACCTCCTCGAACGGAATGCCGTAGATTTTTGAGATGTCCTTGACGAGGGACTTCAGCTTCAGGGTGTTGAAGTTGGACACGGGAATGACCGCGTCCTCACCGAAGAGATTTCGAGCTTCCTCGATCAACACGTCTCGATCTGCAGCATCAGAGTCGATATCGGGCCACGAAGTATTGTGTGTCAGTGCAAAGTCCTTGCCTACTGTTGACACAAAAAACGTATGATCATTAGCAACCTCGATGTCGACGTATTCTTCAGCTTTGTCGCTAAAGATGACTTCTTCGATCTCTACTTCTTCAAACTCGAGAGTTGACAACAAGATTTTTTGTTCCTTTGTAGTTTCTGAATTCGAGATTTGGAATGACATCAAACAACTCCTGAGTCTTTAGGCTGTTATAGAAATCTTTCATATAGAGCACACGAATGTTCAATCCGTCTGCCTTTAGCACTTCGAGAGCAAGCAAATTCTTCTCAAAGGCATGATCTCTTCTTCCTGCTTTCAGCTCTACATACTCGTTAGTATCTGGATGAAAGAAGTCCGGTGTGTAGCTTACTTCTGTTTCAGCGACTTTTACGGAGAAGGTCTTGTGTTCGTAATGAACTTCAATTCCTACATGATTGCAGTAACGAAAGTAGTCAGCCTCGAGCGAACTTCTGAAGTAGATTCCTAAGTCAGAACGAACGCCAGATCGACCCCTAGAATAGAGTTTGATCTCTCCGCTTGATTGAGCTGCATACTGACACTTGCGTCCACAAAATCTTACCACAGACGTAGTGTACTTTTCAAAATTACTACCGCAGACTTTACATGGGACTATCACTCTTGTTGCAGTTCGACTTGCATCCCTGGCACATGGGAGTGAACAGTATTTACGGTTGCTGCCTTCGATTACTTCGAAATTTGCGCCACATGAACTGCAAATCAGAGTGACGCGCTCTTTTTCGCTTGACTTAGCATACGACCGATTTTGGCATGCTCTCGAGCAATACTTCGATTGTTTCGCTAAACTGGGCGGTAACGTGTAGTCTCTTTCACAGTAGTTGCACTTGAGCGTCATTGATGAAATTGACTTTTCTCTCCTTTTTGCACCTTTGCATTCTTTCGAGCAGTACTTCTTGTTGCAAGAACTGAAGCCTCCCTGTGTATGGGTGAAGGTGACAACGAAGTCCTTGTTGCAATGTTTGCATGTGAGAGATTTCGTGCTTGTGTTTCCCATGAATCTTCTCCGTTATGATTCACTGGGATACGTATCATGTCACGGAGACTTCTTCTTGACGAAGAGCAGCTTGTCGCCCTTCTTGAGGTCGGTCGTCATAACTTCTTTCACTTCGCCAGCGCGACGGACGAGCCAGCGATGGTTTGGCGAGCATGAGAAATTCTCTCTCGAAGTCTTGATGACAGCATTGATGTCATGTCCTACATCATCTTCCTTGTCGATGACAGACTCATAAGTACCGCCATGCGTGAGGACCTTCTCTCCAAGGCCGAGGTCTTTGATGGGCTTGACTCCATTTTCTGTCAAGACAAGTGAGTCTTTCTGAAGACAACGGTGCCGACCGAGGAATCGGCTCCACAGGAGACCGTACGGAATCGGATCGATCTGGGTGATGCCGAGGAGGTAGTTGACGAGAGAACCGGGACCGCTGCCACGTCCGGGTCCGAAGAGGGTCCGCGTCTCGGCACGCTTGAAGATCTTGTACATTGTCACGAAGTACGAGGCATGACCCAGGTACTTGATGTCGGACAGCTCGGACTTCGCTCGTTCGACGTACTCGGGCTTGTCCACCATTCCCTCGCGGACGAGTCCCTCCTTGACGAGGTCGGTGAGCTGCTGGAATGCGGTCCTCTCAGGAGTGTCGAGCTTCGGGAGCTTCGCCTTGACATCGACCCAGGTGTCCTCGCAGTTCTGCCAAGCGAGGTCGTGGGTCCGCTCGATCGCGTCGCGGACCTCCTCCTCAGCACCTCGGTAGAAGTCGTAGGAGTCGTACGACGACTTGAACTCGTCCCACATCTGGGTGGCGTTCTTGGGATACAGCTCGCACTTCAGGTCCTCGAACTTGGGCAGCGCCGTCTGATCCAGCTTCGCACCCATCCAGCCGAGCTTCTTGTAGAGCTCGCGGGCCTGCCATTTGGAGGGATCGGGATAGTGGGCATCGCAGGTGGCGATCAGCTTCACGCCGCTTCGTCGAGACAGGTCGATGAGGTACTTGTTCACCACGTGCTGCTTCGGCAGCTTGTTGAACTGTAGCTCGAGGAAGAAGTTGTCACGACCGACCGCGTCGGTGAACCTGTCGGTGAGGTTCTGCAGCTCACTGATGATCTGATCGGATGTCTTACCGTACGCCTCGCCGCGGAGGATCGTGCCGCTGTAGATGCCGCCGAGGCACGCCGTCGACCAGATGATGCCCTTACCCCACTTTCGGAGGAGGTCGAAGTCGATGCGAGGATAGCGGTAGAAGCCGTCCTTGAAAGACGCCTTCACGAGGCGGTTGATGTTCGCGAGACCCTCGGCTGTCTGGGCGACCGCGACGAGGTGGTATCGACGCTGCCAGTCGGGCTTCTCCTTGTAGTCGTCCGACTTGGTCTCTGCCTCGTCCTCGACGACGTGGCCTCCCGCCTCCTCTTCCTCTGCGACCTCGTCTGCGTCGACGTCCGTCCGGACCTTCGCCTTCTTCTCAGCTTCGGCCGCGGTCTTCGCGTCCTTGATCGACTGCTTGTGTGCTTCGTAGTCGAGCTTCCACTGTGCGAGCGAAGTAACAAAGTAGAACTCCACGCCGTAGAGCTGTCTGTACTTCACGCCCTTCTTCTGCAGCTTCTTTGCCGCAGAATGTGCATGGGCGAGACCGTTGCCGTTGCCGTGGTCGGTGAGGGCCCACGCGTCCTGCCCTTGCGACTCGGAGGTCACGAACTTCACGTGATCCTCGGGATACCCGAGGCCGTCGAATGTCGAAAATCCGCTGTGATTGTGGAAGGAAACGAACTTCTGGGGAGGGCGAATCAGATCGACGGGACGATTTGACATGTTACACCAACCATAACACGTGAGGAAGCCCGTTTACACTCGGATTTTCGAAAACGATTCGGGCTCCACAGAGGAGCCCGAAGTCGCAACGATCTGTCAGAGGTCTATTTCAGACCCGGTAGCCCTTGTCCACAGCCAGCGTCTCTGCCTCTATGCCAGCAGCTTCGAGCTGATCGACGATGGCTTGTGCCTCCTCCTCTGAAGCGAAGGCACGAGACGAATTGTAGCCGGGGTTGGCGCTCGAAGCACCCACGAGCTTGAACTTGATGCCATTTTTCGCAGCAATTGCATCGAAGGTCTTCTTGGTCTTGTCCCACTCCTTCGCAGAAAGGCCAGAATAAGACGGCGGAAGTATGTGTCCGCTGAGGGCAACAACCCACTCTCTCGGGGCCGAAGAGAAAGAGTCTATGTATTCGAGGACCGCGGAGGTCATGTTGGCCTCGGTCGCTCCCTGGGAGATCCAGTCCGCCATCCTGTCGACGATTGGATCGGTCTCTTTAGGGGGATACATGACGCCTGGGAGACCACGAAGATACGACCAGGCTTCAACGGCAGCGCCGTATGCATTGCCTGTCTTAAAGGCCTTGACGAACCCTGCGTTGGCCAATACCCTCTTGACGATCTGTGCACTGACGTCGGTTCCTTCGCGGAGGGCGACCTTCTGCACTTCTTCCTTGATGATTCTGCGAAGCTGACTGACTGTGATCTTCATGCGTTTTTCCTTTTGATCGAAAGAAATGCAAATAAATATTCCGTCAGGCCGGAAAGTGCTGCAGCAGGTCCACTTTCTTTGCGGCTGCCTCGTCGAGGTACTTCAGCGGGTTGTAGTCCTCGGATCCCCTGATCCACTCCAGGGTCTCTCGAATACCCTGCGACAAATCAAGTTCTGGTTTCCACCCAAGCTTTTCCCTGATTTTCTGAGAGGACAATCGGTGGTTACCGAGGTAGTCCGTCTTGGGATGCCACACCAGCCGTCCGCTCGTGCCAGGGAGGTGGGCATCGACTTCGGACACGACCTCGGACGCGGGACGGGCAGTCTCCGCCGCAACGTTCCAGTCGGTTCCCCATCCCTGACCCATGGGATCTCGGCACACGACCTCGATCGCCTTGCAGAAGTCCGACACGTGGAGGTAGTCCTTCACCTTGGTGGGATCGAGGAACATGTCGATCGAAGGTCGACCTTTCAGGGAGGCATAGATCGACTTCGCGATGAGGGAGTTCATGTCACCGAGACCTCCGAAGGCGAAGAGGGGACGCACGATCGTCCATCGATTCGCCATCGCGGTGACGATCTGCTCGGCCGCGAGCTTCTGGACGCCGTAATATGTCCGCGGGCACTTGTCAGAGGCTTCCGTGATCCACTCGTCCTGGTATTTCGGAGTATCGTAGATCACCGTCGTGCCGAGGTAGCAGACAGCCGCCTTGGCCCTGTTCGCAGCCCGGACGATGTTGTAGGTGCCTTGCACGTTGGAAAGCACAGCTTCCTGAGGATCGAGCGCGACGACGTCTGTACCTACGACGGCCGCATTGTGCACGACGACGTCGATGTCGTTACCGTAGAGAACGTTGTACCATGCATCTTCTGAGTTCTGCCAGATGCATGCCTCCCCCGTCTTCGGAACCTTCTTGGGTTCTGCTGCGTCGGAGAAGAGCTCACCGTCAGTGACGACCTCGTGCTTACGAGACTCGAGGACGACCTTGAGGTTGCGTGAGATCAGCCCGTTTTGGCCCGTGATGTAGAACTTCATTGTACCTCCATCATAAACGGCTCGGGCGGCCATTTTCACAGCCGCCCGAGCCGAAGCTATCTCACTCAATTTCCTTGTCGTACGGTTCGTAGAGCATCTTTCCTGCGGCCTTGCTGCGATCGAGATAATCCTCGAGCTCTTCGAATGAAGTACACACGCGTGCACCTGATCTACTCAACATGAGGTTGAATTTTGCTCCAGCTGGGAGTCCGGCGCAGAAGTAGATGATGTGCTTGTCGAAGGCTGTTGCATATCCGCACTCCATGATAGTGCCCAAGTCCTTATCGCGAGTGTTGACGACAAGGAAGTCAGATTCGCGGATGTGTTTCAAATTACCCTGATAAGTCGCATCCTGAACCTCACGGGAAGCATTTGGTGGGCAAATGAAGATTCGTCGTGGAGACGCCATGTCAATCCAGTCCTTACGTGCCTCCATGATTTGTTCGAGTCTGGTGAGCTCGGCGTCTTGAACGGGGTTGAACCAGCCTGCGGCGAGGTACATCTTTTTGCGATTCATCTTTGATTTGCCTTTCTAGTTGTGTATTCCAATAGTAGCATGTCTTTATCAATTGAACAACGTGACTGTTTACGCACGTTGTCAACTGCAGGAATGAATTCTAAGTTAGAAATGTCACCAATGACTTCTGGTGGCAGGCCTTGCCTAAAGCCTTCGGCAACAGAGAACTTGTGATCTAGGTGATACTCACCTCGCTTATCGTGGTTGTCGAGTTGATCTATCGGTTGCATACGAGTGAAATGATCAACTCTTCTTCTATAGTCCTGAAATTCAGGTAGATCATCGACGTACTGTTGCCAAGTTTTTCCATGCGTCTTGAGCAGCTTCTTGTCCATAGAAGAAGAGATAAACGCTGGCGATAAGACGATGTTGTGCACTCCAAACTTTTCGACACAAGTTTCTTCTGCTCGAGATCGTAGAATAGGAGATTCGAAAGTCGATGGGCCACCCCATCTATCAGTCATCGTTTGGCGCCGCCGGGCAAGCACTTCGGGATTTTCAATCGGAGACTTATAGCCGTATCTCTTCAAATTTGTCTCTTCGATCTTGGCCCTAAACTCTTCCGTCTGAGAGTAAACATCGACTCCATAACGCTCGCGAGTAGTCTTCTTCGACTTCTCTTTGGTTGAGTCAAGCTCAAATGTGCTAGCAACACCATACTTTCTAATGTTGTTATTTTTGCGTTTTTCTTTTATCTCATCGCAAGACATTGGAAAGTCTGTCCCGTGCTTCTCTAAACTCTTCTTTCGACGAAGCTCGTATGTGATACCGCCTTTCTTCTGGGCAAGGTAGATGCACTCTTTCGAGCAAAAGAAGAAGCCAGATTTGTTGCTAAGCGGATTCTTTGGCACGAATATCGTCTTGCACTGCGAGCAGATTTTCTCTTTCATCGCCAATCCTCTCTCGAATGATCTCGGCGACGAATTGACTCATCAGTAATCCATGTTGAGCACAATACACCTTCAGCGCTTTGTGAGTCTCTTCGTCCACCGAGATCTTCGATTGTTTCATGGCTATACGTATCTAAGCAAGTACTAAAGTACTTAGTTACTTACCTACCTTCCAATCGTTGTGCTGCCTCTTGATGGCATTCCAGTCTGTCATGTCTGCGTTCCACAGCTCGGTGAATCGCTTCTGTGGTCCGTTGCCGTGGGTGCCGTTGATGTCCTCGCGGGTCGACTGATAGATCGTGTCCTGTGGATGGAACTCGAACGTGTCGTTCTTCGGGATGGGCCAGTAGAGGTTCGTGCCTCGCGACACGAACTTGTCACCTTCCTTGACGCGGAAGGTCTTGATGTAGTGCATGTCGGGCTTGTTGAAGTCGATCACGGACGTGAACTCGGGGATCACCTTCGCCACCTCGACTGCCATGCGAGACGCGAGGAGGTTGTCGGCAGCCGGCTGGATCTGGGTGTCCATTCGCTGGTAGATGAAGCCGATGAGCTCCTTGAGTGGGAGGCGCATGTAGTAGAACGACGTCATGCACTTCGGGAGGATGAGTCGGGCATCCATCATCGACACGACCTTCGAATCCGTCATGTCGGCATAGAGCTGCTTCGAGTCCTCGACGAGCTTCTTCCATCGAGCGTGGAACTCAGGAGAGTTCTGGACGGGCTCGGGAATCACAGCGTCGTCGTCTCGGAGGTCACGGTCGCCCGTGCACTGGGCGGCGAAGGTGCCGGCACGATGGCGGATGATGTGTGTCACCTCCTGAAACGAGAGGCCGCTGAGACGGAAAGTGAAGCCGAGGCACTCCATGGGAGCGGGAAGCGTGCGGCCGCCGAACACGTCCTCGAGGTTCTTCGACAGCTCACGCTGGGTGACGCCGCTGGTGGGATCGATGTCCGGGCGGTCTGCCCACGTCGCCTTGACGTAGTGCCACGCGACGTTCCAGGCCTGCTGACGCGTGGGAGCGTCGACTAGCTCCACCTTGAGGGCATCGAGGTTGTTGTGGAACTGGGTCTTCGGTTCTTGACCGAACTTGAGGACCATGGGAAGCTCAATGGGTTGAAGATCACGATTGATGGGCATTCTTACCTCTGTGTTTGAATTGATGCAGACTCTTGTATCCTAAACAGACAAGTCGTTTCTTTGCATCGTCGGGACGTCAAATGACGTAATCGACGAAACTGATGGGGTCGCTGCCCTCTGGGACATACACGACGTTCTTCATTCCCTCGACCTCGGCGTTGTAAGTCTTTTCGGGAACGATCACAGGCACTCCGTGTTTCGCGTATTCCGCTGCGTGCTTCGCAGAATCATCGACGGCGAAATACTTGCCGGTGGAGTAGTAGGGTTGGTCGGTGAGCCACACGTATTTCTCAGGCGTGAATGTCACGCCGTCGGCCGCGATGTCGTGCCTCGAAAGCCAGGAGTACGTGTCGTAGAAGGCGGTGAGATTGGAGGCAGGACGTGCAGTGACGATCTGGATCCAGTATCCTCTGTCCTTGAGGTGCCTCAGGAGACCCGTGTACTTTTCGTTGCGTTCGAGCAGGAGAAATCCGTGTGTGTCGATGAAGGTCTTGAAGAGGACCTCGTTGTTGAGTCCGCTCTTCTTCAGTTCTTCTGTGGCATAATACTGTTTGCTCTTGGGATCGAGAAAGCAACCCGTCGTTTCGGTCACCCATCCACAGAATGAAGACCTGAACTCGGCGAGGACGTCGTCCATGTCGAACAGGGCGACAGGCTGTCCGGCCCACTTCTTTGTGGAAAGCTCGTGCCTGTAGTGGAGGAAGTCGTCCTTCTGCGACAAGGCGGCCTCGAAAGTGGAGGCGCCGATTCCCCAGAGGTTCAACATCGCGAGGATGTAACGGTATGCGTCGACGGACTTGTAGAGTATCTTCTGCACGTCGACGGGATGCTTGACACCTCGATGATCCTTGTAGTTGACGCCCTCAACGATTCCGCTTGCTTCGGCGTGAAGTGCAAGAACGAACGTCTTGAGAAGCTCTTGCTTCTGCCAGTCGTCCAGCTTCTCAGGATCGAAGAAGATGTCTGAGAAGGCCTTCTGACGCCCTAGGGCTTCGTGCAGCTTCGACCAGTCGTTCATCAATAGTCCTTCTTGATTCGATCGTTGATGATCTTGTCCTTCTTGAGATAGGCTTCGAACAGCTCATCCGCCGTGATTCCCAGCATGATGGGCACCGCGAGAAAGAAGTTGAACGCATCCACGTACTCCTCGAGGAATGCCTCCTGATCGAAGTCTTTCACCTCTGTCGCACGATGCGGCTTCCAGTTCTTCAGGTGCTGAAGCGCCTCGAACATCTCCTCGACGCCCTTCAGGACGTTGTCGCGCACTGCGATCTGACCCTCCTTCGAGGTGATGTCGACGGGCCACTTCTGCAACACGGCGGGCCTCGCAGCAGCGAGGTCTTTCATGAACTTCTCTCGAAGCTCCAGCATTTTCGATAGACGGTCTTCTTGCATGACTAAGTTCATCATACACATGGGTCAAACTGCAGTACAATCGATATTTACGGTACATGAGAAACGTCCGAAACATCGCGAAGATCCTTCAGGAGAGATTCGGTGACCCGATAGGAAGCTATGCAGGAGACGCACCCGTCGGTGTGAGAGACGAAGTTTCCGTCTGTCCACACTGCGGAATGATGCCGGTCGGCGGTCGATGTGGATGTTCTGAGGACTGTGGATGCGGAGCACCTTCGGGCGAATGCAGCTGCGGCATGAAGACAGAGGGCGCCGACGTGACGGACGAGGGCCTCTCGACGTGCGACGAATGCGGAATGCTCGAGGTCGAAGGCGGGTGCGGATGCACCCACGAGATGTGAGAGGACCACGTGAAGTTCTCTGTCGGCGTCGTGAAGTACGGTGACATGCCATCGAAGCAGTGGTACATGTCGCCACAACACAAGGCGTGGTACTACCACACTCCCAGGACATCGCCTTCGGAGGAGCTGACGCCAAAGTTCCTCGAGGCGACGCTCGATGCTCCGCTGCGTCTCTTGGCACTGGGACTCAACTCCCTAGGATACACGACACTGCCTTCTTGCAGCGGACACTACAAGTCAGCCGACGAACTGAACGAGGCGTACGACGCCCTGGTTGACGACGCAAGAAAGATCAGAAAATCGGGCTTAGAACTAATCGACGTTGAGACGGGGAATATTCTGACCCATCACGACGAGTCCTGGCACCTTCCCTGGGACCGACGGGAGTTCGCTGCAGCAGCGAGCGGTACCGATGGACGTCCTGAAGGCTACCTCGGATTCTGCGTTCCGAAGAACGACGGCTACAAGGTGGGCAAGGCAGTGGACGACGCCGTCTCCTCAACGATGGGTACCCGTTATGAGACGAAGAGGTCCCCGACGGGCTACGTGTTCGAGCTGAGGGTCCACACCGGAAAACAGAAATCCCAGGACGACGCATGGCGTGACCTGGGAGATTCCGTGATGTTGGGACTGTTGAAGTAGATCAGAGCATCGCGAGAGCAGACTGTAGAGTGGTTCTGTCCACCTTTCCAGCAAGCTGGTCGCCGACGTACTCCTTGAACACCGGATCGCTCACGTCATCGCATCCCAAATCGGGGCAATGTCCTTCGTAGTTGCGAATGATGTAGTCAACAAGCTTGACTGGGTCGGCAGGTATAACGTCCATCGACCGTCTACGAGGACCGCCGCCGTCGTGTTCGGCAACGAAGCCCCAATCGCCGCTCTTCCATGCCGCGAACTCCTCTTGGGTGATGCGAGCGTGGCCCTCTTTCAACGACTTCGCCTTGCGCTTGCGAGACTCGCCCATTGGTGCAGCGGGCATCGAAACCGACGGCTTGTCGTAAGCACGAAGCTTCTCGTCACCCTCAAGGTAATCCTTGACGTGCTCCAGGTCGGTGTGAGCAGAGGCCACGAGGTCCTGCACCCAAGCAGGAAGCTGGTCTCCCATCTCGATGAGACCGCAGATGGTCTCGGCCATGTCCTTGACGTCTGACATGCGAGACTTCACCATGTAACCCTCGTCGTCCATCGGGTGACCGGACTCAAAACCGTGGAGGAAGCGCTGGGGATCCTTGCCTCCGGCAGGCATCATGGACTCGACTTCTTCCTTGATGATCTTGCGTAGTTGTGTTGCTGTGAGCTTCATTGTAGTCGTCCTTTACTTCTTCCTTGTTGCCTTGAAATCCGCAGTCGCCTTGCCTGTGGGTTGGAATTTCTGACCGAAGCCGGCCTTCCACAGCATGCCTGTGGCCGTCTCGGCGTAGTAGAAGTCGCCGTCCCTGAAGAACTTCACGAGCTTGTTCTTCTTTGCCTCTGCAGGAGTCGTCCTCGTCGCACCGAATGCCTGCTCCGCGGGCACCGGTTGGAGCCTCTGACCCAGAGGAGTCGTCGCGACGTACTCATCGCGACGATTCTTGCGTAGCGTCTCGGCAGCTCGGGCTGCGGCCACGACGAGGTCAAGTTGCTCGTCGTCGATATCATCGAGAGAAGATACACCAAAGAGGCTGAGAAGCGGCGTCTCGTCGACTCTCGCGCCGTATTTGTCCTTGATGACCTCAGTGATAGAAGTCATTTCTTCTTTGATGATCCTGCGAAGTTGTGTTGCTGTGAGTTTCATCGTCACCACCGGCTCCCTCTACGGCCGTAACTTCCGCCTGAGCTTCCGCCCTCAAAGGGAGTCGCCTCCCCGTCCTCGAGCCACGAGTATTCGGGGCTCTCAGCAGAGTCGAAGTACTCCTCATTGCCCTCGTCGTCCACGAGGTATAGCTCAGTGCCGCGGCGCACGATCGACTGTTCGTGCTCGAGCAGCACCTTCTGCAGTTCTTCTTTGATGATACGGCGGAGTTGTGTCGTTGTGATCTTCATTGCGGTAGCACCCTTTGCTTCAGTAGATATACGTGTCCTTCGTGCTTGTCCTCGATGCCCTGTAGCATGTTGTCGAGGCCACGCGTCATCGTGCCGCACTCCTTAAGGAGCTCGGCGAGGTGGGACATCACCTTCAAGAAGTTCATCTCGGCGAGATACGACCGCTTCGCGAGCTCGGTGGGCTGCGGGATGGTCGACGTCATGCCGTATCCCTGGACGAGTTTCATGAGCTGTGAAGTGACGAGGACGAGGTCCACACACGCGGTGGAGCCGAGACCGATCGACTTCTCGGCGACTGTGTCGACGTCCTCGACTGTCGCCTCGTGGATGCGCTGAAAGAGGAGGTGATCACCGTAGAAAGGATCACCCTTCGTGATCCAGTGGTGGTTCTGGTGCACCGCCGCGAGGAACTTGAGGTGGACGAGAGCCACCGAGAGCTGTGCATAGGGCGTGGATCCCCACTGTGCGACCATGTTGTCGGTCATGATGTCGAGGTTCGGCTCGACGACGATCGCCATCTCGAGAGTCTCTGAAAGCCTTCTCTTTGTCATCACTTCAGCTCCAAGTTAAAGCCAACGAGGTCCACGCCAAGGGGATGAGGTCCCCACGTGATCCTGTACGGTTCGCCACGCAGCGACTGCTGGTTGTTCCAATGCGACACATAAGCGTCGAGAGCCTTCTCGGCTTTCGCATCGAAGCCACCCGGAACGGATGCCTTGACGGGCACGAGAGTCTCGGAGTTTCGGCCCTCGCCGATCCGATACTTCTTGATGCCTGCTGGAACCGTCGACTTGCGGACGGAGAATATCTTCTCCGCCTTCTCGATGTACTCTGAGGACGAGAGCGACGCCTCGAGGAGGTCTGCGACGGGATTCGCTGGTACTTCGATGACGGGCATCACGGCCTCGTCGAGGTGTGCCTCGGACCGAAGCCGGCGGACGATCGACATCAGCGATCCTTCACCGAGGACCTCCTTGTCGCGGTCCTCGATGCACTTGTATATCGCCTTGAGAAGCTTCTCTCTGTCCACCTTCACGCCTGAAGTGGCGTAGTGCGAGGCGGAGACCCGAGTCGCGAGGATCTCTTCCCACTGTCCCTCCAGGTTGGTGCCGTATTCCTTGCACAGCTTGTGTGCGAGCCTCTCGTACCAAGTGTCGGGCAGGTCCTTCAGGGGATCGGGAGACTTGACTGCGTCGCCGAGCGGGCCGTCGCCGTACATGTCGAAGGGCTCGTCCTGGGTCTTCGGCGTCGGAAGTCCTCCTTCTGCGAGGCGCTTCTCACGGGCGATCGAACGAAGCTGATCGTCACCGGGATTCATCTTGACGGCCTCCTTCACGAGGGAGAGGGGGAGGCGGCGTGCAGCGGCACATCTCACGGAAGACGCTGCGTCTTCGAGGAGCCTGGCTGCGTGTCTCTCTGGAAGGAGACGGGCTGCGACCTTGCGGAGGACGACGGACTTGCTCGATGCCGCCTCGATGAGGACGGTGGTCTTTATCGCGGTGCGGTTGACTCCTCGTCCCGTGGACTCGAGGAGGTCGAGTTGTTCGATGGCGGCCTCTGCGACTTTCTCGCAGTTGCTTGAGACCATCACCGGAGGCCCAAATACTCTGAAAAGCTCGTCGCGAAGTGCGGTTCTGCTCTTCTCTTCTCTAATTGTGTTCTTCGCTACTCGCTGCAGCTCTTGAAGCTTCAGATGCATGTTGAATAGACTCCTTTGCGTAAGTATCCGACAAGGAGTAAATCATAATCACTTAGAGGACAATTTCATGTCCTTTGCCCATGCCCTGATCTTCTTCTTCGCCCAGTTGGGGACATAGACGCTGTCCTCTTCGAAGGCAGGATCGTCCATGAGCTCCATGGTATAGGTCTCGTCAGGCTGTGATCCTCCGAAGACCTTCCTCACTGTCTCGCGTAGTTGTCCTATCGTCATCCTCATGACTGGTAAGTATCGCTTCCGAAGAAAGCAGTCCAGTCGGGATGCCACGTGTGGTGAGGATTGTACTCCCAGAAGTGGAGTACGCTAGGATCTGTCGGGTTCTTTCGAAGCTGCATTCCGACCTCCGACAGCGTCCGAGACCCCTTCTTCCAGTTGCACCGCTTGCACGACGCGACGCAGTTCTTCCAGTTAGTCGGTCCGCCTCTGGATCGCGGCATGACGTGGTCGATCGTGATCGTCTTCTGGTCGAGCTTGATGCCGCAGTACTGACACTGCCAGTTGTCACGATTGAACAACACCCACTTCCTGAAGCGAGGCGCGGTGTACTTCCTGTTGACTCTCTCGAGGAGTCGAAGAGTCGCAGGCATCTCGAACGACCTCGAGGGTGAGGACACCCTCTCGTTCCACAGACTTGGCCTCTCGCTCATCGAGATGACCTCGGCACGTCCCTTGAAGATGAGGTTGAGGGCTCTGAAGCCCGACACGAAGTTGAGAGGCGACCAATCTGCGTTGAGGAGGAGTACTCTGTTCATGACATCATCTTGAAGTCGAAGAAGACCTCGCCGGTATCCGCGTCTACGTGAGTGATGGCACCGATGGGAATCGGGCTCGTGTGAGGACCATGTGAGAAGCTGTAGCCGTACGTGCAAGGAACACCTGCACCGAAGTATTCGAGTATGACGTCCTCCACGGAGGGCACCTTGGGATCTGTCCTGCAGTCGACGTCCTCGAACTCTCCGATCACGACGGCGGAGAGGCACGTGTAGAAGCCTGCGAGGCGAAGATGGAGAAGCTCACGTGAGATCTCTTCGCCGCCCTTGTGGACGTCCTCGATGAACAAGACCTTCCCACCGGGATCTGGCATGTATGGGGTTCCGATGAGATGCACGAAGGTGTCCATGTTGCCTCCCACGGCGATGCCGACCGCGGAGCCCGGCGACACCACCCTGGGAAAGTGAGGATTGAAGTCGAAGGGACGAGAGCCCCACACCTGATCGGACTTCAGCAGCTCCAGCGTCAGCTTGAAGGACTCAGAGTCTGCCTCGCGGATCTTCCGCCCCTTGTCGAGCCTTATCGACGGTGTCTGGGCATTGAAGCTGATGAGACCCGATTTCGAGAGGATGCCCGTGTTGATGGCGGTGAGGTCGGACATCCCGACGAAGGCCTTGCGAGATGCACGAATCGTGTCGTAGTCGAGGTAGGGAAGGAGCGCCGCACTTCCCTCGCCGCCCACCGCGCCGATCACACCTGCGACGCTGGGATTCGAGAAGGCCCAGTTGAGCTCGTCGACCCTGTCCTTGACGGAGGCAGCATGGGCTGCCGTGGTCTTCAACGACTTGACGCAAGGACCGAGAACGGGTTCGAGTCCGCACTCTCTGATGATGTCTATGCCTGCCTGAACCTCATCTGTGATGATAGGACCGGAAGGTGCCACGATCGCGACTCTTGAACCCGAACGCAATCGCTTAGGTGAGATGATGTTCATGTCGTTAACTATCCTTGGATCTCGACCTTTTCGTTCGAGCCGAAGCGGGTCCTCATCACGTCGATTGCATGCTGACTTTCGTCGCACACGATGAAATTTCGACCTGTCTGTAGGGCGGCGTCGGCCGTCGTGCCGCTGCCTGCGAAAGGATCCACGACGAGCTCGCCGGCGTTCGAGGATGCGAGCACTGCCCTCTTCACGAGTTTCACGGGTTTCTGATTGGGATATCCCAAGCGTTCCTTCGAGGCGGTACCGACGATAGACATCGACCAGACATCGGTAGGTACCTGACCCTCCATTATCCTCTTCTCGGCTTCCTCACGAGTCCGGCCGACGTACTGTAGTTCCGGGGCTGCATAGGGCACCCTATCGATGTCGCCCCAGTTGAAGGTGTGTCGACCCTTCTTCTTGACGTAGACGAGGATGTTGTCATGCTTCGTGGGCCACTTGTCCTTTCCGCGACCGCCGAAGTTATACGACCACACGACGTCGTTGAGGAAGTTCTCCATTCCGAAGATCTCGTCGCACATCACCTTCGCATAGTGGACCCAGCGCCAGTCCAGGTGAAGGTAGAGAGTTCCTGTCTCCTTGAGGACCCTGTGCATGTCTCTCAGGTGAGGCTCCAAGAAATCGAGATAATCTTCGTACTTATCACAGTATTGTATTTTGGAGACTATGTTGCCGAGTTTGCGGCGAGCCATTGTCTGCATGTCACCCGTCCCAAACGGTGGGTCGGTATAGATCATGTCGACAGAGTCGGTCTGGAGCGACTCGAGAAGCTCCGACGCCCTGCACCGACGTATCGTGCCGCTCATCGCTTCCTCTTGCCGTTTCTCAGTGCCTCGACGGCCTCGTCGAACATCTTCGTGTCTCGCTCGACGCAGATCCAGCGCCTGTCCAGCTTCCTCGCGGCGAAGGCAGCAGTCATGGATCCTGCGAAGGGATCGAGGACCCAGTCGCCCGGGTTCGTGTTCGCCTCGATGGGAATCTCGTACACCTTCAGCGGCTTCTGTGTCGGATGGACCTTGCCGCTGAAGATCTCCGTGGTGTCCATCCACACGTTGGTTCGACGGTAGAACTCGCTCTTCGCCGGGTATTTGGCGTTGTAGCCGGCGTAGCCTCTCTTCGTCTCGAGGTACGGCACGTTAAAGACTGCAGGCTTCTTGACGTTTCCCTTCACGAGGTAGAGTACGTCCTCCCGCGTTGCGAGGTAGTTGTGTTGAACTCCGTACGCCCTCTTCTTCGACCACGTGATGATGTTCGCCATGCGGAGAGGTGTCTCACCCTCGAGACGTGCAGCATATTCGAAAAACGGCCTGAATCCCGGCACGCCGTAGCCACCCCAGACATAGAACGCCCCTCCGTCCACGAGAAGGTCCGTGTAGGAATTGGTCCAGCCCATCATCCAGTCGACGAAGGCCTTCTGACCCTTGTTCCACTTGTCCCATTCTTCATCGATGATGTTTCCGTAGGGAGGGTCGGTGACGACGAGGTGGGAAAGCTTGTCGCCCATTCTGGACTTCACCTCATCGAGGACGTCCTGTTGTGTACAGTCACCGTTGATGGCGACGCCATCGTTGAAAACTTCGACTCTCATGTGCCTCTCATCGTCATTATAGTCAACGCGGCTTCGATGTTCAGATCCTGTCAAGGCAGCTGGATCGTGCCAATCATGCGAGGATTTCCGTACTCCGCCCCGCCGACGTGACAGAACAAGTTCTCCTCGATCTGATCGTCGAACTGTCCGTGGGTGTGGCCACAGAACACCTCGAACCTCGTCTGAGGGTTTGCTGCAGCGACATCAGTCAATGCGTCGCCCATCAGCTTCGAAGTGTACCACGGCATCGCCGCGGCGGAACCCGATTTCCCGTTGTGACGATGCACTTGTGGAAAAGGCGGGACATGCGTGAGGACGATCACTATCCGATGATCGCGAGCAGCAGCAGATGCGACTTCTCTCACGTGCTCTGCGGCCTCGAACGAGGCCTTCCTGGAGATCGAGACGATGTTTCCAATGGAGAAGTTCGCTAGCGGTAGAAGACGGGCCCAGGGAAGTCCCGTGGAACCCGCATTGACGTAGTCCTCGATCTTGTGCCAGTCCGTCATGACGATGTTGGAACGGGCGACATCTCCCCAGTAAGCATCGTACCAACCGTCGTGGCCCACCACGGCAGTGTTCTCCGTGAGCGAAACGTGTCTTTCGTTGGTGAGATACCGAAGGTTCTTGGAGTCCTTGCAAAGGGAAACGACTTCACCCCTCACTCTCTCGAAAGATCCACCGTAGAAATCGTGGTTGCCGAGGACGAAATAGATGGGTTTGTCCACGACCGAATCGAGTATCCTGAGATGGCGAACGATGTCGTTTGCCAAGGAGATGTCACCTGTCAAGAAGACGCCGTCCACGCCAGAATTCGACAGAGGACGTGCGAATTCCTCGTGGACCCGCCCGGTTTCGTTGGGACCGTCGATGAAATCGAGATGGATGTCGGTGCACCATGCGAATTTCTTCACTTCGTGGTTCCTGTAGTCCAGCGTTGAGCCCGCTTCTTTTCATACTCCTCACGGCAAGGAGCACAGAGGGTTCTGATCCAGCCGTCGTTGGACGACTTTCCTGGGTTGCCGCATTCCTCACAGAGCTTGTATGACATCGCCTCAGTCATTCGAATCATGCCGTGCACCTCTTCGTCAGCATATCCGACGTAGAAGCGAAGGCCTCCGAACTTCTCCTTCACCTGTGCGGCGACGACCTGAAGGTCTTCCTCGGGCACGAGGTCTTCTTCTTTGACCTCGCCCCGGGCGTGAGCATACTTTTGTCTGCTGATCTTTTGATCGACGTGTTGCTGGATCTGGTAACAAAGGGTGTCGATCAGGTCGTACCAGCCGTCGGCGCATGAAAATCCCCAGCACATGCAGGTCGCTTGTGGAGAACCGTTTCGGTCACGAAAGATCTTGGGATACTTCTCGCAGAGCTGTGCGTCTTTCTCGGGAGTCATAGAATCATGATATACCAAACAGTGTCAGTTATACACTGAGTGAAGAAATATCGAGATCGTTGCGGCAAAACAAGAGTGCCTCTGAGCGGGGTACTCAGAGGCACATCTGTCAGGCAGCGATCTTAATCGCGTCCAGATCGTCAAGTGCTGCAAGAATCTTGGCGATGGATCCCTCGTCTGCCTCGGGTCCAACTGCCTTCTTGACGTCTTCTAGCGCTGCGCCGTATTTTTTCTTGGCTTCTTCGGCAGCTTCTTTGGCCTTTTCGTCGCTCTTGCCTATGTTCTTGAGGTCTACGCCTGCATCTTTAGCTGCCTTCTCGATAGCCTCGGGCTTCTTCTCGCCGATCTTCGCAATGACTCCTTCGAGTCCTATGTCGCCGATCTGCTTCTCGAGCTCATCCACATTTATCTTCAAGGCTTTGGCAAGGTTTTCTCTGAAGCCGTCGTACATCGCTGTCTTCTGCTGAAGACCCTTGGCAAGGTCTTCTGCCTCTTCTTTCCAATTGTGATCGTCTTCTGTCAACAAGCCTCTTCTGCCGCCGAAGCCTGCAAGCTGCTGCCACCTCTCAATGATTCTTTTCCCTCTTTCTTGAGAGGCACCGACTTCTTTCGCCGCCTTGAGCAAGTCTTTGGCGTTAGGTCTGAAGATGCCTTCCGCCACAAGATGTCCAGACTTCATCAGCGCTTGGATGACTTGCGAAGTCAACTTGACATCCGTCCCTGTTTGCTTTGAGATGGATTTAGCAAGAACTTCTGTGGCTTTTTCGGGAGTGACCTTCTTTTCTTCAGCATCAGCAAGTGCTTTGTCGGGATCTATGTTCGCTGCCTGCGCAGCGCTTCTGACAAGAGCAGGAGTCGCCTGTTCTGGCTTGCCAGGATCGATTGCTGTGCCTGGCTTTGGCCCGCCAGATTCACCCTTGTCTCCGCCCTCGCCGCCTGTGGGCTTCGCAGAAGCGACTGCGGCGGGATCCACGCCGGCACCATCCAGGACTCCTTTGAGGAATTCATTCACGACTCCTTCGTCAACGCCTGCTTTTGACGCAACGTCCTTGAGATCCTTCACCGCCTTGGTGATGTTGTCCTTGGCAGTGGCGAAGAGCTTCTGGTTCGCTTTGTCCTTGAAGAGCTTACCAAGATCAGCACCTACTTCCATGCCGCCTCCGAGAAATGCCTTGACCTTGTCAAGGAATCCCAGCTCGAGGAGCATGTCGTACTGCCTGTTGCTGATATTGCCTTCAAGAAGTTGCGTGTAAAGCTTGTACTTCAGTGCAGCGTTATTCATTGCGTGTTTCCTCATCAGAACTAAGTATCTTGCAATCAAAAAAAGAAAGCGACAGGAGTACAGAAGAGCCCCTGTCGCTTCGGTATCGTATCTGTGATTTCTACTTCAGTTTGATCTCAATGTTCTTGACTGACGCAGCTGCCGTCTTCTTGAACGATAGGGTCAGGACTCCGTCCTCAAGCGAGGCATCAGCAGTGTCAGCGTCGTATTCTCTAGAGAGTCGATAGGTGTGCTTGAAGTCTTCTCCTCGAAGCTTGCCGGTCACCTTCACGTCCCTCCCCGTGACCTGCACGGAAAGGTCAGTCGATTTGACGCCGGGAAGATCGATCGACAGTCTGAGTCCTGAGTCAGTGGCTTCTGTGCGATATGCCGACGACGTCCATTTCTTCGATCTCGACGCTGTCCCATAGTAGTCGTCGAAGAGGCGAAAAGTGTCGAAGAGGTCGGGTGTCTTCAGCATCGAATCGTAGTAATTGACAAGCATGACGTTTCTTTCTCCTTTGTTCTGACGAGGTTGTCTCCTCGTTGGAATGCAAGATAATCACCTCGCGGAAGGAGGTAACCCCTCGAGAGAAAACTTTTTACTCGTCGTCGTCCATTACGAAGAATCTTACGTAGAACAACACGGAAAACATGCACACGAGAACGATGAAGGAGATCACACGAAGAACTTGCCTCTCAGGTCCTTCTTCTCGGCGGCCTCTGATTCGTACTTCTTGTGCATGTCCTCGACCGACTTGACGTACTCGGGATCCAGAGTGAGACAGTTCTCTTCTGTCTTGTCCTCTACGAGGCGAACTTGACGAAAGAGGTCAGCGCCATCGATCCCAAAGATGACGGCTTCTTGAAAGATCTGGATCATGCGCATCGCGACGGCGTCTGAAATCTTGTAGCTCATTGGTAAACTCCTGTGTGTCGATACTACACTGTTGACGATTTTCGGTCAAGCTGGGATGCAACGGACAGTTGCGAGGATCGTCCTAATCTCCTGTGCGACTTTCTCCTTCGACTTCTCACAGTCTACGACGTGGACCTTCTCCTCTTGAGCGTCCACCCACTTCGCGTAGAGATCCCTCACTTTTTGCTGCAGGACGGTGTCTTTCTCGTAGGCGTCCTCGGCCTCGTGGGCATGTGCCTTGCCGAGAAGGACGAGCGTGAAATCGGGACAACGTAGAAGTCGATACATCTTGTCGATCGTGGCCTCATCGATCCCCTCGGCCATTCCGTACACAGAAGTCGAAGGACTCCACCTGTCGAAGATGATGTAGTCGTACTCGTGCTCGAGTTTGACGAGCTGGAAGCTCTGAAAAATCCATCTATTCAAGACCTGTAACCACTGGAAAGTTTTTGGAAACTTTTTCGCAGACCCATTCCGCAACATCCAGTAGATCAATCGATAGGTGACGTTGTCGTGGATCGGCACCTCGACGACGCATGCCCTCTTCTTGAGGGCTCCCGTGATGTGATCGCAGAGCATTTGGCTCTGTGTCGCCTTTCCGACACGGTCCGGTCCCTCGATGACGATGATCCTGCTCATTCGAACGGCTCCCTGAGAGTGCTCACATACTGTCCGTGTGGAACCATTTCCTCGAAAGTCAACTTGAACGCCTCCAGCGTGGCATCGAACACGCCGAGGTCGGACACCTGTGCGAGCATCTCGTGTGCAAGCTCCCTGACTTCGAGTTGTGCGTGCTTAGAATAGCGCAGCTTGAGAAAGTGATAGAAGCTGCGGAAGTTGAACATGACGTCTGCTGTGATCTGGTTTCCGTAGGGGAGGTAGAATCGGGCAGATTCCTTTGCCCTCTTGCGAGGCATTCCTTTCGAGACGAGTCGTTCTAGCGTCTCGTGATACTTGTGGAGAGAATACTCGAGGTGTGTGATGTACTTCTCTCGTTCCTCGGTGTCCCAATCGACAGGAACATAGTACTTGTCGTCTTTCAACTCCTTGTATCGGGCCGACTCCGCATTGACGGAGACGCCGATTCGATGCTTCAAGATGTGAATGTGTGTCGCTACGTCCGTGGTGACGAGGAAGTGCAACGCACTCTTCTCGAAGGGCGTCTCGTGACTGTTCTCAGCCAGCATCTGCAAGAGAGAAGGAATTCGGGCTCTCTTCTCTTCTGTCAAGTCTCTCGACGTCGACGTCCAAGCAGAGAGCCCGTGTGTTTCGTCGGAACCATAATGTCCGACAAGCTCTACTTTGTTTTCTTGTGCAGGCATGTTCCGATCTTACACCGGAATGCGCCAAAGTTCAAACGTGAGGTGTCTTCTCAGTCTCAGAGAACGGCGTCGATCGCATGCATCATGATGCTGAAAATTGCCTCTGAGCGGACGTCGCCTCGTTCTGCCTTCTCAGCGTATGCCTGCATGAAGGCTTCTTCGAGACCCGGAAGCGAAAATACCTTGGGAGCATCCGTCGTCGTCGTGTAGAGGTCCCAGTAGTGTTTCGCCTCACGTGAGATTCGAGGATCAACGGGAGGTGCCACGTCGGCTTCGCCTAGAGCCTTCTGAGCTTCTTCTCTGATTATCCTGCGGAGTTGTGTCGTAGTGATCTTCATGACGCTTCTCCTAACTATGTGCTCCTGATGAATTGTAGCATCTTGTCCTCGAGAACTTTCTTGATGTCTTCTTCAATCTCTTCGAGGACTTCGTTCGCTGCAGCGAGCATCTCTCTCTGACGTACCGAATCCGATGCTGTTATCTGTATGTGACGTTTGAGGTGACGCTTGAGTCCCTCGGCTGCGTCGGATGCCACCTGCGACAGAGCGAAGTCAGGTATGCCACGAGCATAGTCTTCCGCAAGGACAGTTCGAATTTCTTCGACGACCAAACGCCTCAGTCCTGCCCTCGCGTCTTTCAAGGTCACACCTCTTCAGTGTAGGCGAGCTTGGAGTTGTGGACGAGCAAAGCTATCTGATCGACGTATCTCTCAGCAGCTGCCGTGATGTCAGAGACGAGTTCCTGTTGGACTTCCATGACTCCGTCCTGGTCGAAATCCTCCAGGTCGTTGCTGAGGGTCGTCGGAGACATCTTCTCGACTCCGTACTTCTTCAGGGTGTCGGCAAGGACCTTGTACATGGCCTTGTCGAGGTCCTTCAAGAAGGCCTGCGCCATCTCGACAGACTTCTCGCTGACGATCCCCGAGACTTCCATCTCAAAGTTGTCAGGATTCTCTGCTTCGAACATGAGCGTCTCGACGAGACGTGACTGAGACTGCATGCGATTTCTGGCATGATAGGCAGCAGAGATTTCTTCACGACCCTCGTTGAGGATGTCGGAGATGCTCAAAGCCTGACGTCTTCCTAGTTTCATTTCTGTGACTCCTTCGTCTAAGTATCGTCTCCATCGTGATTTGGTGATCTAAGATTCCACTTGGATCAGCCGCATTTGCTCGCGCCGCAGTTGACGCAGGTCACGCAGCCCTCCTTGTAGACGAGGCCATCGACTCCACAATTGCTGCAGTTCTTGTCGGAAGCCGACTTTGTTCCGTCCGGGATGTATCCCTTCAGGACTCGGGCGAGGACCCGCGAGAAGCTCTGCATGTCACTGTGTTTGTCCTTCTGCAGCTGCTCCACGACGTAACTGACGGGAACACCATGACGAAGCGCCAGTGAAAGCGTGCGAGTGAAAGCACCGTGATTCGGATTCGCGAAGAGCTCCACGACGTCCTTGAAGAGGAGGTGGTCGTCGTCGCCCAGAGGAATGGAGAGATTGTACGTCGCGACGCCGTCCTTCTTTCCGTTCTTGACGAGGACTCCGCTCTTCACCTTCTTGGGCACTTCGACGTGTGAAGAGAGACCACAGAACACCTCGTAAGGAGCTCCATCGAGCTTACCCACGAGCACGAGATAGCTCTCAGGTCCCCCAGAACCCTTCACGTTAATGCGGTGAATATCACACGGTAATTCCTTCGGACGTTTTGGTGCATGATTCTCTGTGACCTTCGACGGCTGCTCGTCGGTCGGGGCGGCCTCAGCCTTCTTTGGCTCGTCGGCAACGAGTACTCCAGTCCTGCAACCGTCGCGATAGATCGTGACGCCCTTGCAACCCGTCTCCCAACCGCGCATGTAGATCTCCTTGACAACGTCGACCGACGTGGAGTTGGGAATGTTCGTAGTGTTGGAGATCGAGTGGCAGATCCATTTCTGCGCTGCCGCCTGGAGGTCGACCTTCTTGACCCAGTCGATGTCGTTGGCGGTACCACCGAAGTACGGTGACTCCTTGACGTCCGTCTCGGTCTTGTGGTTGGCATCCATCCACTTCTTGAAAGCGTGGTGATAGACGGTGTACTCCTGCCACTTGTCGCCCATGGGATCCACGAAGTCGACACGAGCTGTAGGGTCTGCAGACGTCACCTTCTTCCGACGCTTGTAGAAGAGCATGAAGGCAGGCTCGATTCCCGAGGTCGTCTGCGTGAGGCACGAGACGGAACCGGCCGGAGCCGTTGTGGTCAGAGCGATGTTTCTGCGACCGAACTTGTCGTAGTTCGCTGCAAGCTCTGGGTCGGCCTCGAGCACCTGGAGGATGAACGGGTGCTTCGACTCGAAGTTGTGCGAGTACACCGGGAACGCTCCGCGTTCCTCTGCCATCTTGACGGAAGAACGGTAGGCGTTGAGGCACAGTCCCTTATAGAGAGTCTCTGTCATCGTGATAGAGATGTCGCTACCGTACACGAAGTTCATGGCAGCGAGTGCGTCTCCGAGGCCCGTCACGCCAAGTCCGGTCCTACGACCACCGAGAGCCGCCGACTTGATCTTGTTCCACAACTCGAGCTCGGACCTCTTCACATCCATCGGCTCTGGATCCGCCTCGATCTTTGCGATGATCCTGTCTACCGCCTCGATCTCCAGGTCGATGAGGTCGTCCATGAGCCGCTGGGCCTTCTGAACTGTTGCGTGGAAGCGAGGCATGTCGTAAGCTGCCTCGGATGTGAACGACTTCTTGACAAACTTGTAGAGGTTGACGAGAAGAAGACGACAAGAATCGTACGGAGAAAGGACGATCTCCCCACAAGGATTGGTCGACACCGACTTGTAACCGTCGTAGCACTCGGTGGGTGTGCGCTTCTTGACCGTGTCCCAGAAGAGGAGTCCAGGCTCAGCCGAAGCCCATGCTGCCTCGATGATCTCGTGCCATAGTTCCTTGGCGTCTACCCAGCTCTCCACGGTGTGGACCGCATCCGCTTGAACAGGGAAGCGTAGATGGACCTTGCCACCGTCCTTCACCGCCTGCATGAACTCGTCAGTGAGACGGATGGAGATGTTTGCGCCAGTCACCTTCTTGAGGTCGCGCTTGATGTTGATGAAGGTGCGAATCTCGGGGTGGTGGACATCGATCGTGAGCATCAGGGCTCCTCGACGACCACCCTGCGCAACCTCACGGCAGGTGTTGGAGAACCTCTCCATGAAGACGCTGATGCCGTCGGTGGTACGTGCAGCGTTGGCAGTGACCAAGCCCTTGGGTCGAATCGTAGAGATGTCGAAGCCGACGCCGCCTCTACGCTTCATGATCTGCGCCTGCTCCTGGTCGGCCTTGAGGATGCCGGCATAGGAGTCGTAAGGTGACTCCACGACGAAGCAGTTGGAGAGTGACTGGTACTGATAGGGATTCCCGACCGCAGACATGGGAGAACCCTGCGGGACGACAGGTCCCAGACCGCGAGACTCCGCAGCCAGCTCATCCAAGGTCATGACTTCACGTCGAGAAGCATCGATGTGCTCAACGTCGGCGAGGAGACAGAAGATCTCCTTCTCCGACATCGGGTTGGGATACTTTGCCTCGATTCGTGCGAACTCTCGTGCGAGTCGTCGGTGCATGTCCGACGGCGTCTTCTCGAGAATGTTGCCTGAGTTGTCCCTCAGCGCGTACTTGGACACGAAGACAGAGGCGGCGAGTTCGTCACCGCCAAAGTATTCCAACGTCGCGCTGTAAGCCTCGTCCTGTGTGTACTTGGTCATGATTTGCGATTGCTCCATGATGTGGATCCTTAACTATACTACAATGCTCGTGCTTCTTCAGCGACGTTCGGGCTGGTTTTCTGAGGAGGGAATTCGTTCTTCATTTCCTTCCACTTCGCGCGAAGAGCTTGACGTTGGGCCTCTTCTTCGGACACCACCGCCGTGTCAGGAGCGTCTGACTCTCCTGTGATCTCAAACTTACTACGTGCCGTGTTCATCTTCAGAGGAAAGACAAGGCCGTCTCGGCCTGCACGATTCTTAGCCACATAGAGGCGACCCCAGCCGCTTGCTTTCTCGTGTGGTCGCCTCGAGACCGAGACGATGAGGTCGCAAATCATCGCCTTGCCGTAGGCCTCTGACATGTTCGTCATGTCGATCACCTCGGCATTCGCACCCTCTTTGTTCGACTGTGATGCAGTCCAGATGGGTACGCCAAGCTCCATCGCGAGGCCTCGTAGCTCCTCGTAGACGAGCTTGAGCTCGTGTCGTAGAGAGTCGAACTGTCGAGTCGACCTCATGATGTCAGCGTAGTCGATGATGATGATGTCTGGCTTGAATCCCTTTAGGTCGAGACGTTCGATGTGCGACTTGATCGTGTAGATGGATGCTGTATTTGTGGGATATTCTTTGATGAACAACCGACCAAGTCGATTGTCCTCGTAGAACTTCTTGACCTCCTCCTTACGGTCCATCACCTCGTTCGAGTCGATGTCACAGAGATTGGAGTCGTACCTGATACCGACTGCCGTCTCGGACAGCTCGAAGGTGTAGTGGAGGACGTTCTTGCCTTCACGAAGGGCGTTGGCTCCAATCATGGTGAGCCAGTGAGACTTGCCGCTGCCGGAGGCACCGACGACGCAGAGGAGTTCACCCTTGCCGCTGCCGCCGTTGAGGATCTCTTTCTTGTCGAGCTCCGGGATTCGAGTCGGAATGGTGTCACGCTTCAACTTCGTGAAACGTGCGTCCATCTCGTTGAAGAAGTCGTGTCCCACAGAGGGAGCAGTACCGACTTGGACGGCCTTCTTGATCGTCTCCACGATGGACTCATATTTGTTCGCCTGCATCTGGTCGACTGCAGACTCGAGAGCCTTCTTGAGTGCCTGCTTCCTGCAGAACTCGAGCGACTTCTCCTTGACGTACTGAAGGTCGCCAGGATCTGGGTTCGCCTTCATTCTCTGGAGGTAGTCGATGATCTGGTCCCGCAGGATGACGTCCGTTCCCGTCTTCAGATCGTCACGAATGATCGTGACGAGAAGCTGTAGCGTCGGAAACACCTTGTATTTCTTCGAATACGCAAAGTAACGATCCGCCAAGAACTTGAGATAATTCACCTCGAAGTAGGAGATGTCGACCACCTCCGTCATCTGTTCGGCCCATTTGTGATCGGTCAGAAGAGCTTGTCCGAGTTTCTCCTGGAAGGACTTGCCGAACTGACCGAAAGTTACGCCTGAGTGCTTATTGTCGTTTTCTAGCATTGACTCTCCGAAGTATATCTCAGCTTCTCAATGCACTTGAGGTCATAGAAGAACCCCTCAGCATCAAAGTCGTTGATTCCTTCCTTTACAAGGATCTTTAGTAGGCCCATCTTATTGATCACGGGAGCAAATGTATCGACCACATAATCCACCTTCTTCATCTGGTCAGGCGACATCATGTTTCCGTCGAGGTGGACGAGTTGCCAGTTCCTCTTCACGTCACCTGAGGACTCGTCGACCCTCTTGTATGCCACGCTGTCGTCCCTGTGACTCGTCGCATAGTCGAGGAGGTCTTGAAGCACGATCGTGTCGTCGCTTCCCAGCATGGGAAACTTCTTCGCGATGCTCTTGAAGCCCAAGCCTTTGACACCGGGAATGTTGTCGGAGTCGTCGCCGCAGAGGCACTTGGCGAGGGCAAAGTTGTGCGACTTGATGCGAAATTCTCCGAAGAGGTCATCGTTAGTGATGAACTTCTTCCTGTAGAGCGAGTAGATCTTCGTCCTTTCGTCCAGCAGCTGATACATGTCTTTGTCGGCAGAGACGATGACCTTGTCTACTTCCCGAAAAGTCGACCTGCAGAGATATGCGACGACGTCGTCACCCTCGCAGTCAGACACGTAGATCTGGCACACGGGAACGTTCTTGAGAACGTTGAGGAGAGTGATGAGCTGGTGTTGCTTGTTCTCCTCAGAGTCTGGGATGTCGTCCTCGTAGAATCGATTGAGTCTTCCGGGCTTTCGATTCATCTTGTATTCTGAGTAGATCTTTCTTCGTCTCTGGGATCCTCCGCCTTCCCAAGTGACGTAGACCTGCGACGGCTGATATTCCCTACAGAGGCGTTGAAGCGTCTTGAGAAAACCGATGCATCCTCCCATCTGATAGCCATGGGAGGACATCTGTGGAAACGCACTGTATGCCCTGAGGTATGCGTTCATTCCGTCAATGATGAAGATGGGTCGCTCACTCGACATGGGTAGAACTTACCACACGTCGAGTGAGCAGTACAAAGGATCGTCTCAAAGGATTTGCGATGCGATGAGACAGCCTCTTGCCACCGCGTGGAGAGGATCGGCGGCGTGGCGGACTTCCTTTACGGGAAGTGGGAATCCGTTTGCGATCAGCTTCTTCTCGAAGTGTGCCACGAATCCTTTCGCCTTCGACGTTCCTCCTGCCACGATCACGGGCAGGGGATCCTTGAAATTGGGGAGCGACTTGTGACCTTCCATCGAGGCAGCAAGCTGCTTCGTGGTGTAGTCGATGAGACGGTCGTAGTAGGACGACACGGCTGCGAGCACCTGGTTTTCGTTTGGTTCTGCGACAGTAAAGTCGCCCTGTTCTTTCTCGGCCTGAACGACGGAGTCAGACTCTCCCGTCGCGACGGCGGACATCCTGTCGATCCAGTCGCCACTCTTCGTGGTGGAGAACGTGACAGTGGGCTCGCCGTTCAGCATCACGCAGACGTTCACCATGCCTGCACCCCAAGAGAGAGCGACGCCCGTGTAGTCGTCGTCCGACAACTCAGAATAGCAGAGAGCTTCTGCCTCGTTGATGGCACGAGAGTCGTAGCCGCACTCCTGAAGCACCTTCTTCACGACGTCCTCGTGGTAGCCTACGTCGAAGTCGTCGTCCTCTTGGTCGACTGGCTGTGCAGGGATGCAGAAGACGAGCTTCTCTCCCTGCGTCGTCGCCTTGCCTGCGACTTCCTTGAGGATGTAGGAGAGGACACGGCGAGCATCCTTTTCCTTCGCAGAGACGACGCCTCTGTACATGGGACGCTTCGCAGAGTCATTTCTCTCAACTGCTTTCTCGATCGCGTCTTGCCCCAAGATGATGAAGGACCCGTCTGTGTCCTTGACGAAGACTTTGCCCGTGAGGCCCTTCTCGATCATCTTCGTCGCGATGGGTGTCGTCGGCTTGATGACGTAGAAAGCGTCACGAAAATCCTTGTACTCTACGGTTCCTTCGGTACCCTCCGAGGAGAGGACGATGAACGATGTGCCTACGTCTAGTCCCTTTGCCATGTCGTTTATCCTTTCATCTTCTTCAGTTGTGCGAGCTTGCTCGTCGCAGAAGCGATATCGTCAGACGTCTGTGAGACCTTTCCCAGAGGCTCCTTGCTGAGAGTCTGCATCCCGCTGGTGGACACGTCTGTCACAAACTTGGCGTCGTCGATGTCGATCTTCTTGCGTTGCTTCTGCTCCTTGGCGACGGTTGCCACGAAGGAAGTGGACTCGGTCCCCCGCAGGATCCGGAAGATGCTGTCCACCCGACCTGTGAGGTAACCGAGACCGAATCCCAAACCTAAGCCACCGAGTAAGTATTCGATCATGTCACTTTCCTGTCGAACCAAAGCCGCCGCTGCCTCGCTCCGTCTCCGAGAGGCTGTCCACATTGCGCAGGTTGACCTGTAGCGTTGGCGAGAAAACGAGTTGGGCAATCCTATCGCCCTTTTTGACGGAATAAACCTCGTGACCGTGGTTGATGAGGAGGACCTTGACTTCACCTCGATAGTCGGCGTCGATGGTGCCTGGGGTGTTGAGGACTGTCACCCCGTGCTTCAGCGCGAGGCCCGACCGAGGCCTCACCTGACCCTCGAAACCCTCAGGAATCTCGAGGTACAGGCCTGTCGGCACCAGAGCCCTTTGTGCAGGAAGGATGTCGACGTCGACGGTCGACCTCACGTCGACCCCAGATGCACCCTTAGTGGCATACTCGGGGACGTACTGCCCCTTGAAGGGAACGTTGGGTCTAATCAGCTTACTCATCTGATGTGATCTCCTCCTCGATTAGTTGCTCGATCGTCCCAGGATTGATGGTGAGTGCAGCATCGATTGCCGTCATGATGTACTTCCTGTACTTCTCGTCCCTCATCAAGGCACCGAACTCGCTCTTGTAGAACTTCTTCTCGGCGAGGACCTCACCCGTCTTCTCGTCGTTAACGGTGAGCTCTTTCCAGGCACCGTCACCGCTGATGTTGATGCGGAGGTTGTCGCGCAGGACGCCCTTGTTCTCCTTGCAGTAAGTCCTCACCTCGTCGAAGATGTAGTCGTCCTCGACGATGCCCTTGCCGAAGATGATGTCGAACTCGCACTTCTTGAAGGGCGGTGCCACCTTGTTCTTCTTCACGGTGCAGATGACGTGGATTCCGATGATGTTTCCCGCCTTGTCCTTGACAGGATTGCCGCTCGTGAGAGAGACCCTCACAGAGGCGTGGAAGGGGATCGCCTTTCCACCAGGCGTCGTGGTCGGGTCTCCATACATCACACCAATCTTGTCTCGAATCTGGTTGAGGCACAGGAGCGTGACGTTGTTCTGACCGATGACACCAGTGATCTTGCGCATGCCCTTGGAGATGACTCGGGCCTGCAGACCGATCGTGTTGTCCTCGTACTCACCGTCGAGCTCCATCTTGGGAGACGTGGCGGCGACTGAGTCCCAGATCACGACGATGGGGACGTTCTTCTCCACGATGGCCTTCGCCTTCGTGATGGTGGACTCGATGATGGAGAACACCTCCTCTGTCATGTGGGAGTCGCAGTACACGAAACGCTTCCTGATGTCGATCCCCATGTCAGAAAGCTTCTGAACGGGCACGGAATTCTCCGTATCTACGTAAACAACAAGACCTCCCAATTTCTGGGCGACTGATGCTGCGTGGTAAGCCAAGTGCGACTTACCGCTCGAGGGAGGACCGCTAATTTCGATGATTCTACCCTCAGGGTAACCGCCCTCAGAGGCGTTTCTGATGGCATAGTTAAGCTGAAGTGAGCCGGTGTCTATCCAGCGCTTCACAACGGTAGGCGCATCCATCTCTGAAAGATTGTATGCGATTCGCGTTCCAAACTCTTTGTTGATGTCTCTAATCAACTCAGCTGTCAAGTCAATTACGCTGTCTTTTGACTTAAGCGTTGAAGAATCATCATTTTGAGCTCGTTCTTTTTTTGCCATGTGTTTATGTCCTCGTCCGTTATTCTAACCAGGCGGATACCTGATTGTTCAGCCCACTCGTCTTGTTCGCGGTCTTTAACATAAGTCTTGAGAATCCTCGCGTCTTTTGACGACTTGCTCTCTCTTATGAGCTCGTGAGGTCGGTTTAGCCCATGCCAATAAACACCATCTACCTGAAGATAGACGTTCAATGACGAGATGAAGAAGTCAATAGACCAACGATTGTTAACACTAACTTGTGTCTTGACGTCTTCGTCACCAAAGATCTCTTTTAAGGTCTCACCTACGAAGTTTTCGATTTTAGAACTGTACGAACCCGTACGTGTCTGACGTCTTGTTTCTTGTGACTTCCTATAAACTTCAGACCAGTCGAAGTTCTTCTTCACTTCTTCTATTTGCATGGGATATGCAACGCCGTAGCGTGTCATGTTGGTCTCAACTCTCTTTTCAAGAATCGAGGTTTTTTCTTCGATCGACTTTCTCTTATAAGTCTCACTTTCTTTGTCTTTGACCTGTTGAGACTTTGCTGGATTGTCTACACCGTACTTCTCGATGCACGTTCTCTTGACTTTGTCAGAGATGACTTTACATCGCAAAGGATTATCGGCACCGTATCTCTCTTCGAGAACAGATCTGATCTTTTCCTTTATCACAGGACTTTTGAAAACATTTTCTGTGCCGAATCGTTCGAGCGTAGTCTTCTTAGTTTTTTCGAAGATTTTTCCGCCTTCTTCTTTTGCTTTTCTGATGCATTCCTTACAACAAAAATGCAGGTCGCCGCATTGTGAGATGTATTTGATGAAAGTGGTATTGCATGTGTCACATGCAACTTCACACTTAGTGCGTGTAACGTTTCTGATAAACATGCATCTAAGTATGCTATGCTTGTGCAAAAAAGAAGGGGGACAGCATATGCTGTCCCCCTTCTCATGTCTGTTACTCGTCCATCAGCTCGGCGAAGGCGTCATCAAGCGATGACTTCTTCGTCTCGGTCTTCTTTGGAGCAGGCTTCTTTTCCACCTTCTCCGAAGAAGGCTTCAGTTCGGCGGCGAGAGAGTCGAGCTCGTCGGTCGGTGCAGGACCTCGAGTCGAGCCACCCTCGTGGACCGGCTCAGGAGAGCTGCCGCCGTTGAGCCAGTTGTTGAGGACGGCCTCGATCTCTTGCGTCGTCTTGAGACGATACATGTCGTCGATGTTCGGGATCGAGTCAAGCCACTTCTGGGCGGTGGCGGAGTCCTCGTGAAGCTTCGAGGGACGACGGGCCGGATCGACCGTTGTGTCGTTGAACTGCTTGCCTGGTGCCTTCGTGATTGACACCTTGAGGTCGAAACCCTCCGTCGGAGAGAGGATGTCGCCCACCTCCTCGTCGAGGAAGAATCCCAGCATGCGCTGGTACACCTGCTTGCCGAAGGACCACACCTGTACGCCCTTGTCCTCTTCGCCACGAACGATGACGGGAGCGTAGCATCGCATCTTTGCAGAAAGCTTCTTCGCGAGGACACGGTCGTCGGGCTTGCCGCTGCTGTACAGCTTCCTCATGAGGTCGTTGATTGGGTCCGGCTTTCCGAACTGATTCGGTGCCAAGATTCCGCTGTTCTCACCGATGTAGTAGAACCACCGCTCCATGAACGGCTGACCGTCAGAAGCGTTCTTCCAAGGCAGACAGCGGACCTTGTGTTCACCGAGACCCGGCTTCCACATCTGCACAGACGAGGTCTTCTTCACACCACTGAGCTCAGCGACACGCTTCTTGATTGCTTCGAGATCGATAGCCATATTCCTATTCCTATTCCTTCTTGTTCTCCGAAAGTCGACGATTCATCGCACCGTGCGATTTGTCGATCGACGTCCTTTGAGTCTTCAACTTATCAGGTCGAGACGTAACTGTTCACATCGTGACGCAACAAAGAAACACAGACGATCACTTCCAGCGGACGAAGCCCTTCTTGGACTTCTTCAGCTTCTTGCCGGGAGCCGTGGGATTTCTTCCCATGTCTTCCGACGATGCCCCCAAGGGGCCAGTGAATCCTGCGATGTTGGCGACGACGGCCATCTCTTCCATCTCTTCCGTCTCCTCTTCCTTTTTCTTGCTTTGCTTCGACGATCCCTTGCTTGGGATCAGCTGATTGGGCACGCGGGGGTCCTGGATCTCCGCCAGGGCCTCCGCGATGAACTTCCTCAGTAAAGCGCTCATGCCGATAAGTATTCGGTCAGTCCGAGTTCTTCTCCTGTTTTGTGGAGATGTAGTCGGCAAGATGCACGACGTCGGCGAGCATGGGCTCCTTCATCTTGTAGGGAGCGTTCTCCTCGGCATACTGCCCGTCGTTCAGCTTAATCGCGAGGAACTCTGCCTGCGTGAGCTTGAGACTGAAATGCTGACAGAGCCACACACCGCGGTCGGGAACGGTCATGTACTGCATCGCACGATTGTGCGTGTAGTTCTCACCCAACTTTTCCACCCTCCAACCGTCCGTCTGTGGCAGGTAGTAGTCCTGTTCGTGGTCACCCACCTTGCCGATGTCGTGGAGGAGGCATCCGATGATGAGCGACTCTCTCGGAATGTCCCAGCCGAATGCCTTGACGAGACGCATCGCGTTGCCGAGGACGCGGATGGAATGATCCACGAGACCACCCGGAAAAGCTGCATGATAATCCTTGCGCGACGACGCTGGGCACAAAGCAAGACGCTCACCGAGGTGGTCAACCAGGGCGAGCGCTGCCTCGGATCTGTCTCCGAGCTTCTCCATGAAGGAGCGATACTTGTCGAAATTTGAAGCGATGTCTTCGGGACTTAGGGTCATGAGACCACAGTATCACACCGCGGTCTCAATGTATCAAGCGCTAGGCGCTGTTATCAGCTAGAAGAGGCGAGGCTCTTCGCTATCTGCTTGACCTTGGCGAGCGAAGAATCGTACAAACGATCGGCTTCCTCATCGGACATCTTCCTGAACGTGTCGCTATCCCCCGTGACGTAGACGAGCGCATCGAGGAAGTCCGCTCCGTAGCCCATACCCAAAGCTCCGTCGACGGCATACTTGACAGCATCTTGCTTTGCGTAGTCCGGTCGGCCGGGAGAGGCACCTGTCCAGGACCAGTCCGAAGATCCAAAAGACTTCTGGATCTTCGAGGCGAGCGTGGCGGGATCAAGTGCCGCGGCGGCGCCCTTCATAGCCGAGAAGCTAGCTCCTGACTTCTTCTCGTTGGACGCGTCCTTGAAAGCAAGACGAAACTTGTCGAAGTCGGCGTCCGACAGCGCAAGCAGCGCCGTCTTGATCACGCCCCTGCCCACGCCGGCGAGGGTGCCAGAGGCCAAGGCGGTGCCGAAGTCCGCAGCTTCTCTCAAGTTGTTGACTTCTTCATTGATGATTCTACGTAGTTGGGACGATGTGAGCTTCATTGTGATTTCCTTTTTGTGAGGACATTCACTACATATTCTGGGCCTATCCAATTGTCTCCAACTTGAGCGGTAAAGGCTTGTCGTAACCCGGCACAGACACGGAGTCGAATGTTTCCACGTCACCGAGTCGAGAAGCATCGACGTCGAGGAGTAGCGCGTCGTGGAGCACGAAGAGGGGACGGACGCCTTCGCTTCCGAGCTTCTGGATCACAGCATCGAAGCCGAGCATCGCGACGTCCACTCCGCTCGACTGTGCGTACGTGTTGACGAGGAGGTTGTCCTGTCCCTGTGCGACGGGGACGGGTCTACCGAATCGATTGACGATCGTCCCAGACTTCGCCGCTTCCTCGCGGAGGCGACGCTTCAGGGGCTCGACACCGAAGTGCATGCGGATGGCACCGATGAACGCGTCGATCTCCTTGTCAGACACGCCGAGGCGGGCCTTCAGCGAGGCCCGCGAGATGCCGTATAGTTCTGCGAGGACGGCCGTCTTCACGACGTCCCGTGCGACCCGACCGCCGAAGAGACTCTGCGACACGTCCTCGTACATGTCCTCCGCGTCGGAATGGCGACCCGCCTCTGCGAGGACGATCCTCGCCTCCAGCGCCCTGAAGTCGAGGTAGGCGACGGACCCGCCCTCGAAAGACGACCGAAGGACGCTGCGGCACGACTTCTTGAGGACGAGGATGTTGGGTCCCTCCGCCACCGTGAGACGACCCGTCCTCGTGGCGAATCGATCGTATACGACGGGATGTGCGAATCCGCTCCGCTTGGGACGAAATCCCTCGAGGGCAGCCGAGTTCTGCCCCGCAGACTCCGCACACTTGGAGAGTTCCTCAGCGTCGACTTTCGCTGGTCGGAGGGACGAGAGGACCCTGCTGCCGGCGACCCATGCGGTCTCGTAGTAGTCGAAGGGTAATCTCGGGAATGCGTCCATTGTTTCCTGCACGAGACTTTTGAAGAATATTCTGAACTCACCCTGCGGCAGCGCATGCTGCCACGGAATGGGAAAGGACCCCGTGGTGAGACACCGCATCGCGTTGACGTACCTCTCGGGAGGCGTGGTCGCCTTGTGGCCCACGAGACGGAACAGCGTGTCGAGGCACTTTGCCGAAGGTGCGGTCTTTGCCTCTCCCGAGAGGTGCCATGTGTCCCGAGGCACGGAATCCGACCATGTGAAACCCTCTGGGTCGCCGACGATGTGTCGAGAAGTTCCGAGGAGCGATGAGTCTATCGTGAAACGCCTCACACCACGACTCTAACACGCAGAACGAAGCGTTTACACTTCCATCACTTTGACTTGCCCGCGGGTGCGGGCTTCGCCTTGTCTTTGTTTTGTTCACCCAGAGCCTTTGCCGCAGATGCCATCGCTCCTGTAATTTGGGCACCAGAAGACTGGGACACTGAGAACTTGCCGTAGCCGTTACTGAACGAGAACGTCCACTGGGTCGTGAACTTGCCCTTCGCGATGTTGTGCTGGATCTGGGTGCAGATGTAGAGGTTGTCGATCGTCGTTCCCGTGTCGAGGTCGATGAAGAAGTTTTGGTAGAGCTGTGCAGTGGGACATCCCAGCGACATCATCGTGAGTTGCATCGGCACAGTCCTCATGGGAAGTCCTCCGAACGGCCCGGATTCCTCGAGTCTATTCGACGACATCGTGGACTTTCCGCTCTTGGTTCCCTTGATCGAATTCATGAGATTGAGGGTACCCTGTTGACCGTCTGTCTTCGATGACGCCTGCACTGTCGACACGAGGGAACCATTGTAACCCACGTTGATCGTGGGGACTCCTGTCTTGAGGGCTTCTTTGAGAGAGCGCCGGTCGCGGCCAAACTGGATTTTCATTCCCTGGGGTTGCTTTATGATGTCGAATTGGGCGATCTCCGTGGCCGTTGCGCCGTATTCTTGGAGAGATTTTTTATAGTCTGCGCCCGTCGCCTGGATTGCTGCTATGAGCTTGCTCTGTTTCTCTTGCTCGGCCTTCAAGGCTTCTTTTTGAAGGTTCGTCAGCTTTGATTTCAAGAACGCGCTAAACTTCGCGTCGATCTTATCAGTGTCAACCTCGCCCAGTTCGTATCCTTCGGCTGTATTGAGGATCTTCTGCGCGAGCTTGTAGGGATTGTTCTGCTTGTCGTAGATGTGGATCTTCTTGATGATCTTCGTCGTAGAAGAAGCTCCCGTGTCTGACATGAGAGCTCGAAAGTCGGCCTTCAACATGTCGATCATCTGCGTCTCGTTCTTCGCGGCGTCGTGCGTCTCGATCTGCATCTCGATGAGAGGCAGCTGCAGAGATCCATAATCTGAAGCCCACTTTATCATGCCGTCAGCAGCCATATCTGCTGGGGATTTTCCGCCTTTGGTGGAAGCCTCCTTGGGAAGTTCCTCAACGGTGCCGAGCTTCGTGGGATCCGCGCTCTTGAAGAAGGAGTTCATTCCGTAGCCGATCGCGCGCTGGTCGGTGAATTGTGTGCCGATGACGAGCCCGAGAAACGACTGTATCGTCAAGGCATCAGTGCCCGACGACTTCACTTCCTCGGCGTATGCATAACCGAGATTCGTGAGTGCTATGGGAAATTCTGCGATGCTGTGTCCGCTGATGGGGCCACATGAGTCGTTGAGGCCATAGAACACAACCTGGAGTTCGTTACATTTTGCGGAGCTTGCGATCCCGGGTACGACGAAATCAAGAAACAGCTTACCGAAAGAGATCACTTCTTTCCTGAAGGGAGCTAGAACAAAGGGCGGATCCTTGTCCTTGCTCTTTTTCGCCTCGTCCAACTTCTTCGCGATCTCCGCATTCCTCTCTTTTGACTTCGAGTTGTACTCATTGATGACACGGAGTAGGTCGGCGTCGTGTGTCTTAGCGCCAGAAGAGATGTTCGCGTCTGAAGGTAGAAAGGGATCCGGTCCGTCGGCAAGCTTGTCGAATTTTCCTTGTACGTAAGTCTGTACGCTGGTCACTACGCTGGCATTGTTCTTGACTTTTTCGATGGCGCTTGAGAGTGCAGACACATCCTTCTCGAGAGCGCTGTTCTTCTTCATCGCTGCGATGAGTTGTTCCTGCGCCTTGTCAACATTTACGTCCTTCTTGAGAGACGCGAAAGAACCTCCAGCGGCTGCGTTGAGGACTTGCTCAGGTGCTCCCGACAGCGTGAAAGACGATTCTCCTGAGATCTTCGCCTTGATGTCACTGATCGTCTGTAGAGCCTTGTTAAAGTCATCGAGTGCAGACGCCGGTGAGCCTGCGCCACCGTGGGCGACGGTGAGTTCGTCCATCGTCTTGGAACCCTTCAAGATCATCTCGAGAGTCATCGTCATCTGCCCGGTCTGGTCGAAAGAGTAGTTGGCGTTGATGACAGACCAGCACTCACGCATCATCATGTTGTCGTTGATGAACTTGCTGAATGGATCCTCCTCGCCGCGGCCTCGAGGGGCCAACCAGCCGTACGTGGTCCAGACCACAGCTGAGCGGAATCCAGGTGCCCCTCTGATAAACTCCGAAAATTCCGACATCCTGCTCTTGTCGTGAATTTTCATCCTTAGTGTGGCCTTCTTGTGTGTGAACTTTCCCGCACCGGCGTTGAGCACCGTGATGTCCAAGCCCTCTATCGAAGCGAAGGGTAAGAAAGGCTTGGGTCTGACGAGCCTCACAGTGCCGAGGTCGTATCCAGCGCTGTCCATGTTCGACAAGGACTGAGGCATGAGAAACATCTCCATGCCCGAATACGACGTGACCGTGCCGTTCACTTCCTTTCCCTCGACGGAAAGCGGTACGAGACTGGCGTCCACGAGGGCCCTGTCGATCGGAGACACGTCTGAGGTCGTCATGTCCCTGGATCCGAGGAGGAACCGCATCGAGGAGGGGCGGTTGGACTGAGTGGGTCCGGACTGGTCGTCGGTTATCTGGAAAGTCACGTCGAGACACGGGACTAGCTGGGCTGCGAGGATGCTCGGTGTGTAGTTGAGGAAGATGTCCAACTCGTAGACGCCTCTTCCCGAAGGTGCGACATAGGGGTCCTTGACGACGAAGGCTGAGGCTTTGAAATTGACCGCAGATTTGAGTTCTGGCACGATGTCGCCGAGGCTATTCACACCGCTCCAATACTTCTTCGAGATGTCGCCGAAGTCGACGTACGACATCTGCGCGTCCGAGCCGATGATGTGGTACATCGCGCCGTATTCTTGCTTGCTTTCTGCGGGTGCTTTCGTGAGGTTGTCCGTCAGCTTCTTGTGGATGTCGACGAATGAGTAGATCTTTCCGCCGGGGTGAAGTACGAGACCCTTCAACAGATCGGGAAGTGGCAACACTGTCGTGTCGGGCGCCTCGACGAACGACGCGCCGAGGGGATTCCGAAATTGAAAGAGGGACTCTATCGTGTCGAAGTCGCCCATCAGCCTGTCACCTTTTGCTTCACCGTCGCGAGGTCGACGACCTTTATCACGGTGCCGGGTGGGATCTGCATCCCCCAGCCTATGTCACTCGCCGCGGCGAGGACCCACCAGTAACGAGCGTCGCCGTATATGACACCCGCCAGGGTATCGAGCCTGTCGTCGCCCGTCGCGATCACTTGACCTACGATGGGAATGAGACCCGTCTTGATGGCGGAACGGAGGTAGACGAGTGAGGTGTTCGTTCCGAGCTGTCCTCCAAGGTTCAGTCTAGGATCTTTTGCATACCTTTTTGACATGATTCGCTCAACTCCTCATGGTGGTGTCAACTGTCCGACTTGTAAATGATGTCGTTAGCGTAGCTAGATCCGACAGGATAGATCGGTGCCCTGTTCATGCCAAGGTGATCAAGACCCGGAGTGATGTCGTGTATCGGAGAGAACGAGATGGTGACCTTGCACATCTTTGGTGCCCTTCGGCCTCGTTGAGGCTGAGGATTATCGACGCCCGCACCGATCTCCCATGTCACTCGGTCGTACCAGTCGAAGTTCATCGACTCGATGAATCCTGCGAGGCCCTTTCCGCCGGACGATCGGAAGGAACGCGAAATTGCGTTTCCTTTCTGCGGATCGTTGTCAATCATGAAGTCGTTGACGGCGTCCATGTAAGCAGTGGAGATTCCCTTGGTTCCGAGATATTCTTGGATCTTTTCTGTTATCTTTATTTCAGTAGTGGGCGTAGGCTCCAAATTGCTGATGTGAATGTCGAAAGTAGTACCCAAGACGTTCCTCTTGCTTCCTGCAGCGCCGCTTGCGGCGGCGACGGAAACGGGTATCTGAGTAGGATCTGGTGCGGAAGCTTTTTTGTCTTCTCCCTTCGCCTCAACTACCTTGAGTTGAAACCAACCAGGCTTATCCGGTATTTCCTTGACCAATTCGAGACATAGTCCAACAGGTAACGATTGAGGCTCAGGCGGCGGCGCTGAATTTCCGACAGGTAGCGGAAGACCGATACCCTTCGGCGGTGTATAGAAGAGTTGTATTGTTGTGAAGTAAGTGTTTCCTGGTGCTGCTGTCTCGATCTTCGCTTTCGTTCTTCCCGATTCTGTCTCCAGACGATTGACATATTCCTTCTTTTTTGCATCTACTGAAGTTTCGACTGTGTTTCCGTCGAAAGTCGTCCCCGCATAAGTGGCACCGAACAGCCTAGCGAGGTGAAACTTAGAATAGTTTGATCGTATCAGATCACCTATCCTGAGGCGTATCATCGGTGACGCCTGTATCGTCTGACTGAAGGGGGCATAGAATGAGTTTTTGCCCATTGACGCACCCCTTCCCTCCGAGAACTGTGGATACACCATCGTCGTGAGCTTGTTGATCTTCAGCCACATGGAGTTGAAGTCTGCGGGATTGGTCGCTGAAATATAGAAAGAGAAGCCTATTTTTCTTTGTGTCCCCTTGTACGTCTTGATGGGTTCCACCCTTCCGAAGGCGTCGAAAGAGTCGTACGACGGAGAATAGTCGTCGCTCAAAGATGCCAAGAAAGCATGAAAGCTAATGATCTCGTTCGTTCGGACGTCATGGAGATAGAAGGGAACGTATTCCGCCTCTAACGCCTCTTCCATCATCTCTCGATTCTCTGTAGGTATTCTTCCTGAATCGCTACCGACGTAGATTCCGCCGTACTTAAGACCATTCTTGCCGCCAGGATCGGGTGCAATTGTTGGTAGGAGTGAGGGGGCGCCTAACTTCTTGTTGCCGTCAATCGCTGCAGCTTGACCATAGCCAGTGGGCATGATCAACATGTCAGGTGCACGATAGGAAGACCAAGCAAGCGTTCTCGAAAAAGCTTTTGTCTCTACGGTACCACCTAAACGTTCTCTGCTCGCAGCATCGTTCGTTCGACCATCTACGCTGTCTATCTTTGAAGGGTGCCTCCTCGTGAATCCCGTAGACACCATGTCCTTGAGGAATTCCTCGTCGACGCTCTTGTCCTCGATAATGTCGTCACCGAGGCGCGCGAAGACGTTGATGGCCCTGAAGAACTTCGACTCCCTAAAGACATCGAGCATACCGAAGAGTGCCTTGACTCCAGAAAGGGCTCCCGTCGCGAATGCCTTTCCGAGGTTGCGGAATGCGTCGCCGATCGCGACGAAAGAGCGCGAGATGTTCCTCGCCATGATTGAGTAGTAGCCGGGCTGCTGTGCGACTGAGAGCGGTCCCTCTTTCAGAACGTCGAGAAGGAGAGCGAAGGAGCTCGTGTCGCCTGACGGGTCGATTCCAAAGAAAGCCAGAGAGCCTATCGCGATGCAGTCGCCCATCTGGTGACGGGTCTGAATGAGTCCTATCGCACGCCAGAAGTTGAACTTTCCGCCGATGATCGCCTTGATGATTCCTGCGATGGAGGTGTAGTCGCCCTTAGAAGGATCGTCTCTAAATGCACCGTAAAATGGTCGTCCCAAATCGTCTGTCACGAATTTGTCATTTCCACCGTTGCCCGGGCTGATCAGCTTCATGAGCAGTGCGAAGACGCCGATTATCACGACGAGGGCGAGGAGCATCGCGACGGCGAGCAACTGCATTCCCCAGTTCGTGATGCCGCTGAACTGGTCGTGCACGTTGTTGAGCGTTCCCCACGACACGCCTGCAGGACTGATCACCACCGACTCGCTGATTCCGTCCGAGATGCCGTCCTTCTTCAGGAAGTCGATGAACGAGCGTGCCTCGAGCTCTTCTCGATTGGGACGATACAGGCCGAGCTGTGCCGCTCCGGGCACGAGACCACGAGTCTCTGCCCCGTCACCCGAAGGATTTCCAACGTCCTCAGGTGCAGAACCCAGTTCGACAGAAGACCTGAACGACAGCGCTGAGCCGAGCTGGGCGAGCTGTCCGAAAGTGACGTCGCGTTCCGCGATCGAAGTACCCATCGTGTACTTCCTAGCGAACAGCTTCGTACCGAGGCCTGCGCCTCTCGAAGATCCTCCCGTCGGATCCCAAGTGTTACGTCCCTTCTCGATGCCGGAGGCGCCGTCGGCAGAGTACTCGACCCTGGAGGCGTTGACGCCTAGACCTGTCTCGAAAGGAGCATCAGGATTGAATCTATTGTAGATGACTGACTTGCTGACGTCACCGCCGGAAGACGGTCCATAGTAGTCCTGGAGGATCTTGTTTGTCGATGTTACGACTGTCGTCTTTAGCTGTGGGAGCGAACCACCTTGCGCCTCTGCGCCCAGTTGGTCCTTGCCGTCCAACTCGCCCGGTATAGCTTCCCGTAGTATCTCTTCGCCGCCGTTTCGAAGGGCGAGAGCAGCGGGAACACCCAGAGGGTCGAGTCGTGCAGCAGCAGATGACCTGCTACGGATCTTTTCGAAATCGACGAAAGTCTTCTGATTCTCAGGAGAGGCCTGAGGTAGAGTTGGCAGTCCCAGCGGATCCAGAAGCTTGAGAGTCTGTGCTGTTCCTCCGGGGTCTACGTCGACAGGATACGGGTTGCCTGCGAAATTCCACTCTGTGGGGCGGAGAATCGATGTGCTTTGACCCGGACCCGTCTTCGTGATGTTTCCGAGGTAGTCTGAAAGAGTCTTCAGGCGAGCCTTCGGGACGTCGACGCCGTTGGTGGTGAGTCCAACGAAAGGCTCAGACGCTATCTTGTTGGCAGGACGCAGCGGGACCGTCTTTCCCGCTTCGAGATAGTTGCTGCTGGGCGTGTAACTGTTGCCGCCGAGCACACCGTCGGTGTAGATCTTCACCGGGCTCGCCTTGGGAGCGTCGACGAGCTTCGAGAAGTTCGCGGTGCCTCTGGGAGGGGGCGAGGCAGCACCGGACGACACGACCGCGGAAGTCAACAGGAAGTTTCCGTCGACTGATTTGTCCTTCGTCGCGTCTGTGGAGGGTTCTGGTTTCTGACGTCCCCTGAGGATGTTGAACTTCTCTGCGAACGAAGACCTGCTCGACCACGACCAAGAAGCGGCGAGGTCCTTCGCGAAGATCGTCTGACCGGGCGTGAGGTTGGATATCGGAAGGGTGGGATATCCTGCTGTCTCAAGAGACGCAGCTTGGATCGTCACTGCGTCGATCGGATAGATGTTTCCGACCGACATGGGAGACTCACCGTTCTTCGTGATGTTGACGAGGTACGATGAGGCGACGGCGAGGTCAGCAGGAGTCTTGTCCTGCTGCGGCATCGGTGAGAACGTCGTCGTCTTCAGGGTATTTGCGAGACGCAGAACGAAGGGCTGGCCGGCCTGGAGGAACAACTTGTCGACGCTATAGGTGTTCTTGCCGATGACACCCTCAGTGTAAGTCTTCACTGGACTTACAGGTGTGTTTGGGTCTATTCCTTGAAGCTTAGAGAAGTTGAGAGTGCCGGGCGGCGGCGGATTTTCTGGTGCGGGGGCAAAGGCGACGGCCGCCGGAAGGAGGGTGTTTCCGTCGTATACAGCACCGTTAGGAGGCTCGGCTGCACCTCGGACGATGTTGAGATTAGCAGCGTCAGACGACCTGCTGTCGCCCGGTGTGACGTCTGCGAAGTGTGGTTGTGAGTTTCCAAAAGAATAAGGCGTGAGAGGCGCTGTGTTTCCCGCAGCATCACGGAGCGTCCCTGGGATTGGTACTTCCGCAGGCGCGTGATAGACTGGGTACTTGTTGGGCTTTTGTCCTCCCGAGGACCTTGTGGAACCGAGTGTGGTGGAGCTGAGATACGATGCCAGAGTCTGCCTAGTACCGGGAGACAAGTCGACCATAGACTTGCTCACTTTGACCTGACCGGGGCTCCAGTCGACCTGAGACGGTTCGTCAACTCCTATGTCGTAGGTGTGAGCCTTTCCGTCAGAGGCGGGGAATCCTCCCGTTCCTGTATCTAGACCCTGTCCGGGACCGGGGTATTTGGGATCGGCCATTTTGCTCCGTTACTCAGATGAGATGCTTCCGCTCTTAACTAGGCTTGTGTTCATTTCTTCCATCGCTTTCTTTAGCGATTCCGGTCCAGCGTTGCCTGATCTGACGATGGGATCGAAGAGATTGTCGTACGTCCGCAGGAGGAAGTCCTCCGTGTGTGCCTTCACAGCTCGACGTTCCTCTGGGGTCGATGCCCTGTCGAGTATCATCTTGAAGTGAGGATTCTCACGAAGCATCTTCAACATTTCTTCACGTGACACCATTTCTATTCACCTTTCATGTAACACTGCGTGCGATGAGGCCGTGGCCGCCAGCAGACGAGAGAGATGCAGGGGTCGGCTTGTTTTCGCCATTGCCATTGCCGAGTGCAAAGTTGATTCTATCACGTATGATGGAGTTGGAACGATATACGATTGCCCTTTCGACCTTGTCAGCGTCCATCGTCACAGTGAAGGAGACGTTGATGACGACTTCCTTGCTCTGCACCGTGTAGACGCCGCTGCTTCCCAGACCCAGCTTGCCTGCGGCCTCACCCATCCTCGCTGAGAGGTTTATCTTGGGAAGCTTGGTGAGAGAATCGTCGATCTTCTGGATGAGACTGACCATCGCCTCGAAGTCTTTGATCGACTTCTGCGCAGCTGCGATGGGGAGGTTCGAGAAATCCTTGCTCGTGATCGCTTCCATGATGGGTCGAATGTGTTCGGGAAGGACCTTGATCTGATAGGCTATTCCTGCTGCCTCTTCGTTGAGAGCCCAGATCTTTCCCGTGAGTCCCTTCGATTTTTCTGCCTGCTCGCCCAGGGAGTTCATTGATGTGAGAAGAGAGGTGAGCCGCGTCGCGACGTCGAGGGTCTTCTTTCCCGTGTCTGCCGTGAGAGTCTTTCCGATCTCGTTCAGGTTGACGATTATCTCTTGGAGCGGGTTCTTGCCGTAGTCTGAGACGAGGCGCCCGAGGAACGTCTTGATGTTGCCCACTGAACCGAGGATCGCGTCGACCGGAGCAGGACCTCCTGACGTGGCCGCACCGGACAGCTTGCTGGAGAGTTCGGGAATCTTGCCGAGGAACTCGAATAGTTTCAGACCGACGTCGAGCGTCTCCTTGAACTTCGCGTCGGTCGGTACTGACTTCACGACGTCGATCATCGCCTTCACGAGAGGCCCTGCCTCTTGCTTGATGCCGTTGACGAGCTGCATGATCGAAGGAACGGCGGCAGTGATCGCGCTGACGGTCGCGGGATTGATGTCGCCTTCCGGCTTCTTACCGCCCACGGCGTGTGAGATCGCAGTCACGAGGTCGGTGATCATCTTGATGATCTTCGTGGCCATCTCGATGGAGGCAGGCGACGCTTCAGTCGCACCTCCAGAGGGAGGCGGCGTTGCAGCCTGCTGTGCGACGGCGTTCGGTGCAGCAGCTGACTGAGGAGCGAGAGAGTTCATCTGCTTGCTCATGTCCTTCGCCTCGACGACTGTCTTGTCGAACGCCTTGCCTGCGTTCTTCGGGATCTGAGACATCGACTTGTCCATACCCTCGGTGATGTTGTCTCCTATCTCCTCGAACACCTTGGAGGGCGAAGCAATCTTGAAGATCTTCTTGGCGACAGTGATGAGGTCCTTGAACGGGCCTACGTCTGCGAGCTTGCCGAGGGATTCTTTGATGGAGTCGATGAGATTGACGAAGACGCTCTTGACGTTTTCCCAATTGAAGATCTTCCTGATCTCGGCTATCACGTCAGTGAAGGGCTTCGTGAGCTTGCCCAAGACCTCGGCGCCCCAGGCGACGAACTTGCCGGGAAGCTCTGAGAACACGGTCCAGACGTATTCTCCTGCAGCCTTGAGTCGGTCCATCGCCGTGGTCCCTGGTGCTGTCAAGATCTTGACGAGGTCTTCACCGATCTTCTTTATGTTCTTGACGAGGCCGGTGATCGTGCTCCAGACCACATCGACCTGTGCTTCGATCATCCTGAAGGGCGTGAGAACGATGTTGGTGAGAGTGTCCCAATTAGACTTGATGAATTCGATGACTTTCGAAACGATGTCCTTGAGGAAATTGAAGGGGGCGACGATCAATGCGAGCACTGCACTGCCCCAATACTTGATGAAGTCCACGACAGGCGATATCACCTTGTTCATCAAGAAGTCGAACGCCACCTTCGCAGCCTTCCACATCATCCTGTAGGGGAACGTGAGGACGTCAAGGATCGTCGGGCCCCACTCCATCAGCTTGTTGACGACCGGGTTTATCACGCTGTCCATCAGGAAATCGAACGCTGCCTTTACAGCCTTCCACATCATCCTGTAAGGCCAGGTTAGGAAGTCGAGGACCTTAGGTCCCCATTCCACCACCTTGTCGAACAGAGGCTTGATGGCGACGTCCCACACGGCTTCGATCACAGTCTTCACGAAAGCATAAGCTAGTCTGTAGGGAAGCGTGAGCCACTCGAAGAGCTGCTTTCCCCACTCCATGATCTTCGTGCCGAGGGCCGATATTGCGTCCCAGGCAGGCTTCACGAAATCGATGACTGCGTCGAACACCTTCTTGATCTTGTCGCCGAGGCCCTTGAAGGAATCGGCGAGCGGTGCTGTCGCCTCGTTCGCAGACTGCAGCCCGAAGAAGATCTTGATCTTCCTTATCGCACCCTCGAAAGGAGCGAGGATGGCTGGGAGAATCTTGCTGAAGACCTCCCCTGCGGAGTCGACGATGCTGTTGAACAGCGTCTTGAAACCCTCAGCACTGAAGTTCTTCTTGATCCAGGCCCATGCATTGCTGGGTCCTTCGATGAAGACCTTCTCGACGAGCTTCACGATCTTGTCAGCACTCTCATTGAATGCCTTCTCCAGCTCGACGATCTTGTCCTTCATGTTCTCCATGAAGGATTTCTCGGAGTTCCACGAGAAGATGATGTTGAAGAACTTACGAAGCATCTTGTAAGGCTCCTCGATGATTGCGACGAGGTCCTTGAACCATCCGATGATGCTACTGAAGAATCCTCCTCCCTCTTTCGATCCGGAGGTGAAGAAAGTCGTCATCGCGGTCCAGGCCTTCTTGAAGAACTCGGCGATGTCGATCTTCTTGAGGATGTCCTGAAGCCATCCAAACATGTCGGCGATCTTGTTCTGTATGTCACCAAGTTTGTGGAACAAATCTGCCATGAGACCAAACAGGGGTCCAATGATAGGAATATTCTCAAGGGCTTGGAATAGGTCTCCGACCTTATTGAACAACCAGCCTGTCATCTTGTAGAAGCCTTGAAACATATAGACGCCAAGCTGGACGATCAACTTTGGAACCTCGATCTCTAGAAATTCCCAGCCCCAAATGATGGCCTTGAGAATGCCTTCCCCGATGTCCTTGAGGGCCTTTTCGGTCTTCGCAGAGTCTCCGTTCCAGAGACCAGAAATGAGGTTTCCTAATCCACCGAAGATCTGGAAGTAAGCAGCGAGGCGCTCCTTCATGCTCTTCGCTAGTCCAGGGCCGAACCACTTGTCCAACACCTTCGTCAAAGAGTCTGACATCGATGCTATGCCTTCGGCGATCTTTCCCTGGAAGCTCTCGGGTATGAGACCGAAGGTGAGCGTGTTGATGAGACCCGTCGTTCCTGCGGCTATCTTTGCCGTCGCAGGATCGAAGCCCTTCTTCTCGAGGACGCCGGCGTACTTGTCGATTGCTGCTCCGACGTCGACTGCGGCCGTGGCGATGGCAGCGACTAATGCAGCTTTGCCCAAGAGCTTTCCGGCGGCGCCCTGCATGAACGTGCCGACTGAACTGTACATTCCTTCCAGACCACTCGTCAGCTTCGCCACGAAGGGACCGGATTCCGCCAATGCAACTTCTGACCCTCCCGATATGGAGTGCATCAGAGCTTTGCCCAAAGAATTCGTCAAGACGCTAGTGACACCGCCGAGGAGACCCTTCAGAGCGGCCGGGGCCACGACAAACAACAGTCCGGTCTTCAGTGCCTCCCATCCCCACTTCATGATGTATGGTTTTACGTTCTCCCACAACACCTTGAACATGTCCGAGAGAGCAGGTACCAACTTATCCTTGACCTCCATGAAGAGCGCGATGAGCGGTTGTGCCCATGCAGGTGCTCCGCCGCCGAGATTGACTCCTGCCTTCTTCGGGTCCTTTAGGAAATCGAAGAGTTTCGGTATGAATGCCGTCACCTTCGGGATGATCTTCACCAATTCGTCTACTATCCAGATTCCCAACTGGGAAATGATGGCGATTACTGCAGTACCGAATTTCTTGAATCCGTCGAGGAGTTGACCTGCGCCTGCCCCGCCGGCCCCGAGGAACTGATCAAAAATCTTCTTGATCGAGTTCATGAAATCTCCGATCGCAGCAGGTCCTCCCTTCTTGAGAATGTTGAATGAATTGATGATGCCGCCGAACAGTGCGGAGAATCGTCCTGGATCGAACAGCTTGGTCAGGCCTCCGAGAATGTCCTTGATGCCCGGGAACACTTCGACGAACATCTTTCCCAGCTTGTAGCCGAATTGGTAAGACAGCATGAGAACCCTGTTGAGGCCCATCATCAGCTGACGGAATTCCTTTGTGTTCTGGATTCCTGCCGTGAATCCCTCCATGATGCGGCCCATGATGCTGTTCGAGCCGCCGCCACCACCGCTGGGTACGATCCTCTTGATGGAGTCTGCGAGCTCCTTCATCGCGTCGGCCTGCGAGAGGACCTGCTTCTCGTTCTTGTCGGCCTGCTTCGACATCTTGTCGAACGTCGCACCTGCGTCCTTGTTCGCGATCATCGCGTTGAGGGCCTCGTCGGTCATTCCCGACTGGGCCTTGATGAAGTCGCGGTCCTGTGCGGAGAGGTTCTTCAGGTCCTTGCCTGCCGCCTTGAAGCCCTTCGCGACGATCGCGAACTTCTCGGCGGGGTTCTGGGCCATCATCACCTCGGTTGCGTCGATGTTGGTGCCGTACTGTTCGTTGAGCTTGCCCATTCCCTCGGCGGCCTGATCGAACGTCTTCGTGGCGTCCATCATGCTCGTGAGCTTGTCCACCGAGATGCCCATCTTGTTCGCGAAGGCAGCAGCGAGGCCCATCTCCTTCGTGGAGAGGTGGCCGAAGTGGGCCAGGTCCTGCATTGCCTTGCCCATGTCCTTCGAGACGACCTTCGCATTGACGCCGAAGGCCTTAGACATACCGAGCGCTTGCTTCGTCATCTCGTTCTGGACGTCGGCAATTCCCTTGCCCATCCTCATTGCGTTGGACGCGAGGGAGCCCATCTGCTCGTCGGTGAGACCCAGGCCGCGCTGATAGCGCATGATCGCCTCACCGTTTTGCTTGATCTCTCCCTGGAAGACCTGGAACGTCGCACCCATTCCGGCGGCGAGTTTGTTGACCTCCTCGATCCTCTGGGCGAGGTTGCCGAAGACTCTGAAGGCGGACACTCCGCTGCTGTCCAGCTTGCCCATTCCCTTGGCGACGTCGATGACGGTGGATGCTGACTCAGACTTGAGGGACCCGAACTGCTCTCTCACGTTCTCGTAGGCCTGGGCCAGCTCGCTTCCGCCGCCGCCCTTGCCCGCCATGTCGAAGAGCTTACCCATCATCTTGAAGGGGATCGCCAGGATGGCTTTACCGACGCTCCAAGCACCCGATGCGATGCTGCCGAAAAACCCCAAGACGCTCTTCGTCAAAGCAGCGAAGTTCTTGAAGCCTTGCACCATGCCGTCGAGTGCTGCCGTGGCGATGATGAGACCCGAAGTCAACTTCGACTTCATCGCCTTACCGAGAGCCTCTGCCGCCTTCTGTGCGGCAGTCATCTCGGTCTTGTTCTCCTTGACCTTCCTCGTCGCCTTGTCCCAGGTCGCGGCGTCCATCGCAGCGCAGTCCTGCTTGCACATGGCAGCCATGCTCTTCGTCACAGCCTCCATCGCATCCTTCATCTGAAGGATAATCTTCAGCTGCTGGTCGAATGCAGACGTGACTGACGTGGAGGCCTCGCGGGCCGACTTCATCGCCGCGGCGAGTGCTTCCGCCTGTTTCGGGTCTATTCCGGTGCCTCCACCGCCGCCTTCACCAATAGCCATGGTTCAACACCGATCAAAGGGGCCAACGAACGCCGAGTACTCTTTCGAACTCGGAAGCAGACATCTGCTTGATCCTCAGCTTCTCCATGACGCTTTCGACGGAAGCACCAGGACGATTCAACTCTTCCTGGAACTTCCTCGAAGACATCAGGGCATTTGACACTGCAGTGATCTCGTCGTGACTTCCCCTTATCTTGGTGTTGACGAGCTTGCCCACAAGCCACGCGCCGAGGGATGCGATGAACATCTTGCCCGTGAGACTGAGGTATGCTCCCTCATTCAGTGTGTCGTCTTTGCGTGATTCCATTGCAGTGATCGCTCCTCTTGATGCTGTAAATAAGAGGGAACCGTCAAAAGATGCCAACACTTTTCAAGTGAATCTTCGAAGTCTCGAGGGCGACTGCTCCCTGTTTCGACCCATCAGAGAACGAGTCTCTGGATCGTTCTGGTGAAGGGCCCGACTCTGTGTCTGGCCCGACTCACTCGTCCTCGTCAACTCCCTGTTGATCCTCTCGATGAACCAGCGCTTGTAGAAGACGGGCATGTGCGTCGTCTCCCTCCATGTGAATCCTCCATAGTACATCAGGAGGAACGCTGGCTCGAGGATGAGTTGTTCTCTATCTGCCGGCTGAAGGCCAAAGAAAGGAGACGCCGAGAGGCATGCTCACTTCCTCCGTGTGACCACACGCGTTGCACGTGGAGTCCTGCTTCATGATGATGCCGGGCTCGTTGTCCTTCATGTAGTTCCTCAGGGCGAGAGAGTCCCTCGCAGGCATCGCCTTGACGAAGTTGGCGATCTTGGCCCTGTCTTCGACGCCGTCGATCGACACGATCGAATAGAGGAGGTTCGTCGTGACGTTCGACTCCGTCGAGAGACCCAGCTTCTTCTGCTTCTGACCCATCTGCATGATCTCTTCCTCGTCGCGACCTGTCATGAACTTGAACTTGACGACCTTCTTGCTGAAAGGAAGGAGGAAGTCGAAGAGGTTCTGGCCTGGGATCGAGGGATCGATCTCGAGGCGCTTGATGGGAAGCGAGGCGAGGTCGAAGTCGTGGGGCGACTTCACGGAGCACTCAGGGCACTCCAGCTCCACTGCGTACTCCGGGCCGTAGCCCGTGACGCGGATCGCGACCATCAGAGCGTTCCTGTCGCCGCTCAAGAGGTCGAGGACGTTCATCGAACGGTCCACGAGGCAGCTCTTGATGAGCTCCGTGATGACAGTGCCCTTCTTGAGGAGGGCCTGGGAGGTGAGGATGTCCTCCTCACGGGCAGTCATCGCCCTGATCTCCACGGCATCGACGCCGTAGAAGGAGGACGCCTGCGGATAGACCTTTCCGCTCGAGGGAAGCGGCACAAGCTCGTGAGGAACGTCGAGACCGAAATCTGCCTTCACCTTGTCTGCCTGCGTGATCTTTGGCATGCGAGGATCGATGCCTGCAGGCACGCCCTGCGTCGGAGTTGCGAAAACTGCGTTCTTCTGTTCTCTATCGTCGGACATGTTGTTGGTCTTCTCCTGTGTCTACATGATAAACATCTGACACGTCAAGTAAATAGAGAAGCCCCAAAAAGGGTGCCCGTATTTCGATGTGTGTAACATCGACAAGATACTTCGGATTATTCTGAGACCGTCTGGCGATGTACCGAATCCGCAGGACCAAAAGTCGAAGGGGTCCGAGGCAACGAGTGCCAGGGACCCCACCGACGAGAACGCTCGACAGTGTACTTGTATCAGAACTGCAACACGCAGTTGTCGAAGCGGAGGGTCATGGAGATTTCCATCGGACCGCCGTCTTCGTACGTCACTTCACCGAAGTTAGCCTCGGTGATGAATGCACCCTTGATGTCCCAGAGCTCGACGACCGTACCGACGGGATCAAGCATCTTCAGCTGGATGTCACGCTTGTAGAAGTCGGCGTAGCCTGCGCGGCCGGAGACCGACTCGAAGTGTGTGCGGACCCACTCCATCACCTGCTGTGCGCCTGAGGGAGCGATGGGGTCGTGGAGGGTGACCGCGATCGTTCCGAAGCTCGTCTTGCCCGCGAGGTACCTGCGGGAGTTGATGAACGGAACCTCGACCTCTTCGGTCGTGATCGTGGGGCGAGCTGAGGTCTTGATGATGTAGGCGTCGATGCCCTCGATCATGAGGACCCAGCGGTTCTTGCGCTTCGGCTCAAACTTGGCCGGAATCATCGATGTGACGTCAAGTGTCTCTGCGGGCATGTTGTTCTCCTGTTATCCTAGCTGTAAGTATTCGTGTTCTACCAAAATTGCTCTGAAAATCGAGTGGGACTCTACACGGGTCCGTTTGCTTCTTTCCACGCCTCGAGGGCTGTGTCGATCTCGTGGTTCATGCCGCCCAGTCTGTCTTCGATGATCTGTACGGCGTTGGGATTTACTTCTGCGGCCTCGCCCGAGTCGAGGAGGTCGCGAAGCTGGTCTTGAACTGCTGCTCCGAGGGAGGCATAGCTCTCTGCGAAGTCTAGAAGCTCGACGGCGTCGAGGTCGTAGAGGCCTCCGTGTCCCGTGTCTCCGTAGGAAGACACAGCCTCGACGAGACGACGGTTCTGTTTCTTGAGAAGCGCAGTTGCGATCTCATCGTCCACCATTTCTTGAAGCTGTGTCCTTGTGATTCTCACGGTTGTTCCTTTTGTCTCTACGAATATTCCCCGCAAATCCCGTCAGTAAACCGGTTGGGGATTTGCGGGGAATATCTCGTCACTGTACCTGCGTGAGGTTGTTGGCAACGACGAAGTCAAGCGAGACGAACTCGATGCTCTTCGTGGGCTGCACGTAGATCTTGCCACGGATCGTGTTGTTGAGGATGTCGTCCTGGGTCGTCGTCGAGGAGTCGATGATGACCTTGAACCTCTCGAGGCCGCTGAGGGCCTGGATCCTCTGCAGGCGGGGTGTGACCGCCGAGGAGAAGCGTGCGAGGGTCGCCTCACGGTTGGGCTCGAAGAGGATCGTCTGCGCGATGTCGCGGACCTGACGACGGATGTCGATGAGGAGACGACGCACGTTGACGCGGTCGAGGGCCGAGGCAGCGAACTGCAGGGTCTTCTGACCCCACACCACGATGCCGCCCTTCGGATTGAGGCCGCCCTTCGCGGCTCCTGGGAACGCCACGATAGGGTTGATGGAGTTGTCGTACAACTTGTCCATGTCCGTCTGACCCAACCTGACGCGGGGTTCGAGTGCTGCGTCCGGAAGGGCGCCGCGCGTGAAGCCTGCGGGAGCGAACCAGGGATATCCGACGGAGTCGTTGAGGGCGAGGGCGCCGAGGACGAGGACCGAGGGAGGCACCTGCATGTTGACACCGATCGGATCCCTGTAGAGGACGTCGGGGAAGTATGCCGCCGCGAACGAGGAGTCGACCGACCTGTTGACGAAGTAGTCGACCGTGTTGATGACGGACGGCAGCTGGCTGTCGGAGATGATTGCATCGCCGTTCTCGTCCTGCTGCTCGATGTCCATGATGTAGAGCGCGTCGAACCTCTCCTGCACTGCGAGGGTCGCAGCGTCCGTGACGATGGGCTCTCTGATGCCGGGGATCGCGAGGATCTGTATGTCGAGGTTGACGACGTTCTTCATGATGTCGAGGGCCTTGAGGTACGTCCTCACGTTGGGTCCCTCCTCGGGCTTCGAGGCGCGTGCCGCAGCAGGATCCATGTCGTACATCACGGCGTTGTTGTTGATCTCCGTCTCGTTCCTGTCGAAGATGTTGACGCCGTCCTGTCCGCCCTGCATGATGAGGGTGAACTTGGCGAACTGCTTGTTGGTGGGGATGTCCTCGACCTTGAAGCCGCGGACCTTGTTCTCGTCTCCCTTGCCGTCGGTCGCAATCTGATCGAGGTTAGTCGATCCGACCGCTCCGTTCCTGACGTACACGGCCTTCGACCACTTCGTGGGGCTCGCGAGGCCGTTGCTGCCAGTGACGACCTGGATGTTCTCGAGGGAGAAGAAGTTGTTGCAGAACCTGTCCGCGTCGAGGATGCCGAGGTCGGCCGAGTCGGGCTGTCCTGCGTTGCTTCCCGTGAGGAACGAGGCATCACTGATCGAGAAGTTGGGGAACGCGAGGGCGAAGGACTTGATCGAGGCGTTGGGAAGTATGCTTCCGTTCTTCCTGATGAGGTTCTCCGGGTGCTCGAACTGGACGCCCCAGTAGAACTTGGACTCCGTCTGCTCCTTGACCGACCACTCGTCGGCAGACGTGATCTTACGCCTGAACGGCAGCGGAGGGGTCTGTGCCTTCTTCGCCGTGTCCGTGACCGCGAGGAGGCCGTTGTCGTCGATTCCGAACTCCTGCATGGGAGCAGAGCCGCTCGTGACGAGGTGGTCGATGCCGCGGAAGCCCATGGGCAGTGCGACGGGATCGACGAATCCGTTCTCGATGTCGGGGTGGACCTCGACGCGGATGTAGTTGGAGCGGTTCTCGTAGTTGCCCTCCACGACGATCTTCTGTGAGGATTCCTCACGGTCGAAGTCGAAGTAGGCATGGACGTCGCCGATCACCTTCGCGATGTAGCGGTCGGAAGAAGGATCGAGGTTTACGCCTGCGAAGACCTCGTTGGGGAGGTTCTTCTTGTCGAGGTCCCTGTCGCCGAACTCGCGGAGAGAGACAGTAAAGGAGCCGTACTTGTTGAGAGGATCGTTGGAGACCGTGACGTTCTCGACGGACACCTTGAACTTCGAGGAGATGCCTGCGCCGTCGTCGAGCGCGTGGATTCTGAAGAGGTCCTGCGGCTTTCCGCCGAACTTCTGTGAGACTATCCACGGAGACACTGCGTGGCTGAACCTGTCCTCGAAGGACTCGTAATCGGGAACCGTCGTGCTCGACTCGTTGCGTCCGAGGGACGACGTGACGATGAAGGCGCTGGGCTCGAGACCGCCGTTCGAGTCGGCCGAGTAGGCGTCGTCGACGAGGCCCGATCCTGTGATGACGGCGAGCGTCGGGTGGACGTCCCAGTTCGCGTAGAGGAAGTGTCCTGCCTCCTGGAGCTTATAGGGGTCCGTGTTGAACGACTTCGCGAAGTAGTTGTTTGCCGTCGGGTCGAACGACGCCGTGAGGACCCTGGGGTACCTCGCGTCGGAGCCGAGGTGACCGTTGAGGAACATCGTGAACTCCTGACGGGGCTCGTTGTTGTTCTTCAGCACGACCGTTCCCAAGGCAGCGCCCTTCGCGTCTGCGTCCGTTCCCACCGTGGTCGCGGTGGGTGCCTCGCCGCCGTCGGCGATGAAGGTCGAGGAGAGACGAAGCACGACGCCAGACGGTGCCATCAGCACGCCTCTGATTATGGGAAGGGCCGCGGCGCCGCCGGAGGCGCCGCCTGGTCCCTGAAGACCTGCCTCACTGAAGAAGGTGGATCCTGCCGACTCGGACATGAAGCATCCGAGGAAGTAGGTGCGTCCGAGGTCGGGTCCGAGGTAAGTATCGTCCACACCGCCGCTGAAGTCCGAAGACACGATCTCTGTGATGGAACCCGACGGGAAAGTGAGCGATCCGTTGGGGAGAGCTCCGTTGTCCTGCATCGAGATGGTGACCACACCTGCTCCGTTGTTGCCGCCGTTGATCAGCGCACCGAGACCATAGAGTGGTGTGATACCGGCAAAGATCTTGTCTGCGAGCTTCTTTCCTGTGGTGACGCCGCCGCCGACCGGGATGGTCGACTGGAAGACGCCGGGCGAGGGATTCGTCACCACCGGAGCGTGGCTTCCCGTCATCGATTCGTCGAGGACGAACTTCACGGTCTGGCTCGCAGGGGTGAGGAACGAGAAGTAACGACCGTTCTCTCCACCGCCCGGAGTATACGGCGAGCAGGTGAAGGTAGCTGAGGCTGCAGCTCCTAGCAACAGATAGGGATCAGGATTCGCGTGTGGATTGTCGGTGAGCACTCCGTTGGTACCGGGCTGACGCTCTCCGACGACGAATCCTGCTGACGTCACCTTGCCCGTGACAGTATCGCGGGCACGGCCGTCGCCGGCTCCGAGGACGCGGAGATAGGCCACGGAGCGGGCGCTCCGCAGCCACTCTACCACGGCCAAGGGGCCGAACTTCTTGCCGTCTGTGGTGCCGAACTTGGAATACCAGTCAGACAGAGTTCCAACAGTGATGGGGACGAATGCGGGGCCCTTGATTGAGGTGCCGATGATGCCCGCGGGGATGCCCACGGGCTGCTGCGTGATCGGACCTGAGATGTCGATCTCCCTCGATGTGACGCCTGCGCTACCGAATTTCAGTTGTGCCATTTCTCTGCTCCCAATTATTGCTAACTATGCCTTTGAACCTGATTTTCAGACGAACTGCACGCCACTATTTGTGATGATGAAGTCGATGGCGATGTACTCAATAACTCTCGTTGGGACCACGACGATGCGGCCGTTCAACTTGTTGAGGTCGACGTCCTCCTGAGTGTTGTTCGACTCGTTCATGACGACCTGGAAGGCCTCGATTCCTGCCTGGGCCTGGATGAGACCGAGCTGGAACGATGCGTCCGCCACGAACTTGTTGCGTACTGCAGGGGTGTTCTGCTCGAACACGATCCTCTGCGCGATTCCGATGATGATACGCTTCACCTCGAGGAGGAGGCGACGCACGTTGACGCGGTCGAGGGCCGACTTGTTGATCTGCAGGGTCTTCTGACCGTAGATCACGTAGCCGAGTCTCGGGAACGTCGCGATCGGGTTGATGCGTGATTCGTACAGCCTGTCCCTGTCCGAGACGTTGAGTCTCACCGCGACGTTCGTCACGAAGTCCAGTGCCGCGCGGTTGAAGCCTGCAGGAGCGAACCACGGGTACGACACGCGATCGTTGAATCCGAGGGCGCTCATTGCGGCGACTGATGCGGGAACCTTCACCTTGCGGCGATTCGTCGCGTCGTCGATGAAGATCTCGGGGTAGTACACTGCGGCGTAGTTGTTGTCGATCGTGCGACTGTCGAACTGTGCCGTCGTGTAGTTGACGTTGGGCTTCGCGGTGGAGTCGTCGTACAGACGGTTTCCTTCGTCGTCATAGGACGGGATGTCCATCACGTACATCGCGAGGCCGTAGTCCCTCACCTTCTTCATCGTCTGATCGGTGATGTAGGGCTCCTTGATGCCCGGGATTGTGAGGATGTTGTTGTTCGCCTCGAGAGGGTTCGTCATGATGTCGACCGCCGTGAGGTACGACGCGACGCCGTTGTTGTCGACGTCCTGGCCCGACGGATTTCCGTTGACGGGGAATCCCGGGATGTCGTTGTTGGACGAAGCTCCGCCGCCCGCGTCGAAGGACACCGACTTGTCGTTGAGGCGGCGCGCGTCCCTGTTGAGGAAGTTGGTGCCATCGAATCCTCCGTACATGAAGTTCGTGAACTTCGCGTATGCGGAGAACCTGTTGAACTGCGACGCAGTTCCCGACGAGATGAGGGTGCCGAACGTGAGACGCTTGCGACCGTTCTCCGACCACGTGTAGTCAGTGGAGTCAAGCTTCGCGTTTCTCACGTATGCTGCCTCTCTCATGTGAGTGTTCACCGAGCTGGTGAGATGAGAGAAGGCAGTGTTGTAGAAGGCCACCTTCGCGAGGCTGAACTTGTTGTCGTGCAGCTTGTCGGCAGAAGATCCCGTGACGAGGGCATCGAGCTTCTCGATTCCCACGAACTTAGTGAGAGACTCGAGGAGCATATTTTTCTCGCTCGTCACGTTGGGGTTGAGGACGTTGTTGGAGTCGGGATCCGAAGAGACGCTGTCTCTCTCGAACTTCACACCCCAGTAGAATGCAGGATTCGCCTGTTCGGCAGCACCTGGTTCTCCCACGAATGCGGAGGACTTCGTCTCGCCTCTCGTCGCCTTGAAGCGGTGAGGTATGGGCGGGAGGAACGATCCGGAGAGGCCGAGACCCGCAGGGGCGGCGACGACGCCGAGGCGGGCGATTCCTGCGTCGAGGACTTCGTCAACTTTAAGGTTCGGATTGACGTTGAGGACCTCGGGACCGTGGAAGCCGAAGGGAAGCACGTTCGGAGGAACGATTCCGTTCTCGACCGCCTCGTTCATGACGACCCTGACGTACTTCGAGTTGTTGGGATAGTTGCCCGTGGCCACGAGACGCTTCTCCGAGGGATTGAGCGTGTCGAAGTTGTAGAACAGCTTCCTGTTTCCGATCAGCTTCGCGATGTAGTTGCTCGACTTGGGATCGAGGCTGCAGTTGGAGAACTGCTCGATCACCTTCGGGCTCGCGTCGGTGTCGGTCCAGTCACGGATCTGAACGTTGAACGTTCCGTACTTGTTCGCGTCGTTGGTGGACGCCTTGATGTTGCTGATAGAGATCTTGTAGAGGCTGTTCGCGTACTCTCCGTCGTCGATCGCCTCGAACTTGAAGAGGTCGTATTCAGTCGTGCCGAAGGGCTGCGAGATGAAGAACGACGTCTGCGGCGCCTTGAAGCGGGTGTTGTAGGAACCGTACACCTCTCGGAAGAACATACCTGTGTCGCCGTTCACCGCTGTGTTGGAGGATCCGGAGAGTACACCGACCGCCATCGAGGACGAGACGTAAGCGACGTTGGCGTCGACGGCATAGTCCGCATGGAGGTAGTGCTGCTCCTGATAGAACTTGTCCGGGTCCGTGTTGAGGATCTTGCCGAAGTAGTCCTTGCTTGAGGGATCGAGCGACGCGGTGAGCACGCGTACTCCGTCGACGCCGTCGGTCTTGTAGAACGAAGAACCGAGGGACGAAGAGATGATGATCTTGAACTTGCCGTCGCCGTCGACGACCGTCGTGTCCTTGCGAGCATCATGGCCATACGTGACCTTTGCGGACGACGTCAGGACCATGAGACGTGCAGTGTCAGGAGTCATCACGAGGCCGCGAACGAGGTTGACGTAATCGGAGCCTCCCACGGTGTCGTTGTCCTCGAAGGAGGGGGCGCCAGTTATTCCCTTGGCAGTCTTGAAGTGGGTGGCAGCGATGAACTGAACCACGCCTGGGTTCCTCTTGTCGAGGACTCCGGCGTTAGTACCCGAGAGCTTGAAGCCTGCGTTCTTCACGATTCCATAAGTTGTCGTGGCCGTGAGGTCGACGTCTGAAGAGTTCGCACCTGCACCGAGGACCCTCATGTAGGTCAGGGCCGCGCGGTGCTTCAGGAACTCGTTGACTGCATAGGGTCCAAACTGCTTCGTGTCGAGGTTGCCGAACGTCTGCACGAAATCATTGAATTTCGCGACAGTGACGGGAACGAAGGCAGGACCCTTGTTGGAAGTACCGATCACAGCCGCTGGGACGCCCACAGGGCCTTGGACTGACGGAGCGGAAAGGTCTATCTCGCGCTCATAGAAGTTGGGCGACTTAAATGTCTGCTCGGGCATTATACAATCTCCTTGAATCTGTGATTCTTGGCATAACTATCACGCATAAAGCTAGGAATCACCACTTTGTGGTCAGATTTTCGTGAGGTCCTTGACGCGAATCAGTTCAAGACCTCCCTGCATCGAATACACCGTCTCGCCGCCGGGTGATCGGCTGAGGACCTTGGGTTCGTAGCCTCTCGGAAGTCCTGAGGCTGCAGGATCTCCGTCGACGTAGCCTTGATAGTTGGGCTGACGTGGGAAGAGACGCTGGGTGCCTGTCTGTCTCTGATCGGCTTGATTGAGCCTCGTGTCGTTGATGGGCAGAGTGGGATCGTCTGATCCGACGACGTATTTCGATAGCTTCGTCTCCGACCCTATCTCCACAGGATCGGTCGCAGTCTCGAAGCTGATCACGGGAGACGAGACGTAGCGCTTGATGGGAATGGGTGTACCGGGAGAAGCAGACGCGAAGAAGTATGCCGGGACGCTGACGCTGAAGGTGTGCTTGATGAACCTCTCGGCCTGAGACATGTCGTCGAAGTTTGTCTCCACCGCAAAGTTGCCGTCTTCGAGCTTCGCGACGAACCAGTACCCCTTGGGCGTCGTGAGCTTCCACGACTGGGCCTGCGGGAGGAGAGAGCTCATTATCTTCTCGATGATCTGGTTGGAGTGCTGTGTGTATTGCGTCCAGATCGTGATCTGGTACTTCGCAGTGAAGAACTGAGGCGTCGGGACGACGATCGTCTCGAAGACGTTGTTGAGCCTGCGGGGTGTGAGGTACGCTCCGTCCTTCATTTCAGGATTCGTCGAGAGTTCTCCCAGCGACCGATCCGTCGTCACCTCGCCTGGGACGACGTTCTGTCCCGGGGCCACAGCGAGGTTCTGCTGATTCTGCAGAAGAATCTTGTTAATGAGGGCCTGATAACCACGGTCAGATTTATCGAGACGTCTCCTGATGACAAACTCGCCTACCTGTTGGTTTATGCCGCGGCCCGTGAAGTCCTCTGATCCTTGGACGAGATCCGTCCTCATGATCGTGATGAGTGGCAGGAGGAGCGAGTTGTTCCTGTCGCGGATGGGGCGTCCGTTCTTCAGCAGTGCCCACTTCTCTCCCGCTGCGAAGACGACGGGCACCTTCGACACAGGAGTCGAGTTCTTGCCTCCGTACTCCGGAACGATCTCCTTGTCGAAGAGCTCGAAGAGGGCGACGTCGACGTCCTCGACGCCACAAGGCGGAATGCTGAGGTCGGGTACTCCCGTGGAGGTCGCATAGCCTGTCGGCAGCGGACTGATGCCGTAGTTTGTTTTTGATCCTGTCTTGAATCTAGTCGACATGTCGTCCCTCACTCGTCATAGAAAGCCGAACCCACACCGTCGGGGTCACCCTTCGCAGAAATCTCTTTGGGTCCTGTGAGAGGCTTGTCGAGGACTCCCGTCTCGACGAGGTCTCTCTTGTCTCCCGTCGGGTCACCATTCTGGTCGAGTGCCTCACCTCGCTGCTGATGGAATTCAGTCTGCACTGCATCCGCATCGGGTCGTGAAATGTCGGTCGGCCCGATCGTGGGAGCCTTGAAGAGGCCTTCGCGAGCCTTGACACCCACGAGCTTCACACCGTCCTTATGCTCGGGCAGTCCATAGATGTTCCTCATGAACACCCTCTCGGTGATCTCGTAGAACACGTCGGAGAAGGAGAAGAAGTCTCCTATGTTGACGTTGATTCCCTTGTCGACGAGGTCCCGATGTTGGAGGAACACCTCCATCTTGAACTGCGCATCGATTCCGAACTTGTCGATCTTCGTGTCAGTCTGGAAGTTGTTGTCGACGAGGCCGTCGATCGCGATGGGATTGTCGTACACCTTCTGAAGGGCCTCGTTGTAGACGCCGTGCGTCTGAGTCTTCAGCTCAGAGATGGGATAGTAGTAGATCTTCTGACCCACTACGTCCTTGATCAGCTCCTTCGTGATGTCAGAGATGAAGTTCAGTTCTCTCGGTGTGATGAATAGACGGGCCATCGGTCCTCCTCAACCTATCACTATGCCCTTGCCGAGAGGCATGGGCACGAATCGAAGCTGCTTGTTGAGCGACTCGGCAGCCAGGGCGTCTGCCTCGAGGAGCTTCTGGTGCGTCAGCTGCCCCAAGAACTCCTTCATCTGCGTCTGAAGCTTGTCCTTGTCCTCCCTCGCCTGTGAGAGAAGCGCCTCGCCGTTCAGCTGGAGGTCGGCATTGGGTATCGGTATGGTCTGGAATTTCGACCTGATGAGACCGAGCAGCTCTCTGCTGAGTGCCAAGGTGTACTGCCGTATCCACTGACGACCCGGCTGATTGATCGTGGCGAAAGGAATGTTGTCGAGGGGAATCGACGCAGGACCCGATATGCCGTAGACCGAATCGTCCTTGTATGCCGAAGGATTGAGTGGGTCTTGGGGAGGAAGCACCTTGCAGAACAGCTTTCCGACCTGCAGGTCAGTGATGGGTATGGGATAGATCCTCAGCTTGCTGCCTTGTATCTCGTACGAGTAGTGTGACCTCCTCACGCGGAAGGCCGATTCCAGCATGCCTCTCCTCAGGACGTCCTCGAAGATGGGGAGGACGTAGAAGACGGAGGAGTTGACGTACGACTCGTAGTTGAAGTTGGTGGCGAGGAAGTTGGTGATGTTCGACGCGTTGAGGAGGAAGTGCTGTGCCGCGAGAGGTTCCATGTGGAACAGCTCCACGACTCTCATCTTTCCCTTCGATCCGGAGGGCAAGTTGTCGAATATCACAGATCCAGAAACTACGTCCTTGAGGTCCTTGTAGAGGTCGTAGTCCTGTTGCCCACCGACGAGGTCGAAGTAACCGAACACGGGATTGCTCGATCCTCCCACGAAAGCATTCGTCGCATAGGGCTCAGCCATCCTGAGTAGGTACTCGAGAGACCGCTGTGAGTACCTGTTGGTGAGGTTCGTGGATCCCGTCGGGAGACCGAGGACGTTAGTGAGCTCCGAGACGATCTTCGTCTCGTGTATGAGACGTGAGTACTCGCAGGTCGCCTCTTCGAAGCAGGCCCAGATCTCCTTCTTCGTCAGCTCGACAGAAAGGACGTCGTCGCCGAGCTTGCGCTTGACGTACGTAACCATTGAGTCCGCCTCAGACTGAAACGCCGAGTCGGCATCGAAGAATCCGAAGGGCGTAGGCCCGATGGTCGAGTTGAAGCTAGTCATTCGTCATACCTATCCCGTGAGATAAGTATGCGTTTAAAGGCGATTCGACAACGTCAACCGCCTCGAGCCTTTATCGCCCTCTCCTGACGCTCGGCACCTTTGCGGCTCGAATGAGTTCCAAGCCGTCTACGCTTTCCCGTCTTGTGGTCCTTCTTCTTCGTGTAGAGACACCAGTCGTCTCCGCATTTCCTGATAATCTCAGTGATGAGTTGCCTCAACAGATTCTCTGAGATTGTCTCTTCGTCTCCTCGTTTCATCGGAGGCCTCCGAGACAAAAAGAAAGGGTCCCAGCTTGGGGACCCTGAAGACATGAAAGAATCATGTGCCTAAGTATTCAGGACATCACATTCCTGAGATGAGTGCCTGAACGGCAGTCTTAACTCTCTCCTGGAGTTCCTTCGGAAGGGCCGAGAGGAGGACATAGCTCTCGCCTTTGAGAGCTGCCTGAGGCACTCCGCCGGCAATGCTGTCTTGATTTGACGTGATGACTGCACGAACTACGACAGGCGCAGGGCCGATGTGCGATGCGTAGATGGGTTTGAAGAAGTCTGCTCTGTTGTCCATGTCAACCCTTCAGTACCGATCTGCTCTCGATGAGTGTCTCGTTTGCCTTCGCGAAGTGCTTCTTCAACTCTGAAAGCTTCACCTCGATCGACATGATCTTGACGGGATCATTGGCGAGGCGGGCCTCCAGTAAGTTGCTTTCCAACTTGACGATCTCTTCCAATAGAAGCTCTGTAGTCGACGACATTTTTTCTCCTTTGACCGTTACGAGATGAGTGGACTCGGACGGGATCGAACCGACGACATCCGCCTTGCAAAGGCGGCGCTCTCCCAGCTGAGCTACGAGCCCTTGGTTGCAGAGGCAGGAATTGAACCTGCGATCTTCTGGGTATGAACCAGACGGGATGCCACTTCCCCACTCTGCGTCAACTTCAGTATCATACACTAGATCTGTGGGACGTACACGACTCGAACGTGTGACCTCAACTTTATCAGAGTTGCTATCTAACCAACTGATATAACGTCCCGACTTTCCTTCTTGCCTTCAGACACTGAGAGGTGGTGAGACTTGATCTAACTGAATCAAGTAGGAAACTCACTCTTAGGTGGAGGTGCCGGGAATCGAACCCGGGTCCACCACGACTCTTTCAAACACATCGTCCACAAGCTTGGAATGAGTTTATCGACCTCATCCTCGTCTAGAAAGTTCTCACCTATGTGTTCGGGTAGAGGGCTTCCAACCTTCCCTATCCTGGGACCCACCATCCCAGTCGATCCACCCCAAACAACGGGGGTAACTACATTCTTCGGAACGATTCTTTTTCTAGGCCGTTCCCGCCCATTCCTCAGGCCGCGAGGGCCATCGGAGCGATGCCGTTGTCGTTGGCGTCTATACGTCATTTGGGTTTTGATCGGGACCCTCATGCACCCGAGCCTGCTGCGTCTGCCTTCGTCGCGATGTCGAAACCTGATCACCCCCGAAGTCTACTTCCAAGACTTCTTAGACTTCATCGATGCGACTTTCGGTCGCGCCGATCCTGCAATAGCTATGTTCTTCTGAGAGAGCTCTTCAATCCTTTTTGACTCTGACTCTGCCCATACTCCGAACTTCTCCTTTGAGACCCTCTCGTCTTCCCTCTCGAGAGTATCGAGGATGGGATTCTTGATCTTTATGAGAAGCTTGGACTGATCTTGAGGATCTGGAAGCGGATGATTGAGGAGTGTCTCGAGAATGTGAAGGAGTTCCGTGGCCGTCAACGTCACATTCATGACTCCTCCTCGTCGGGCGAACCGAAGCCATAGACCGTGTTGGAGACGATCGTCTGCCAAGACTTTGGGAACTTCCTGACTTCGAACGTGTGACACTCAGCCTCGTCGTACAGCTCGATCGAGGTAGGAGTGAGACGTACCCTGACGACTGAATCGATGATCATGGTTCCTTCATCGAGGAGTACATCGACGGAGTTCTCCTCTCCGACGTCCTCGAACTCCAGAGTGACCTTGTCGCCCGAAGGTGACGTCACTTTGATCGCAGGAAGCTCAGCGAACTCAGCAGGTGGTGCATATAGCTGCACCTCGGGAAGATCCTCTTCTTCCTCGTCACTCTCGTCTTCTTCGTCTTCCTGGTCCTCTTCGTCCTCCTCCGACGTGTCGTCGTACGGCTCATCCGAGGAGACAGTTTCCACGTCATCTTCAGACTCGTCATCTTCGGCAGACAAGAGGAAGTCGGACATGTCGTCCAGAATGTCTTCGAGGTGCTCTGTCACGCTTTCGCTCATCTTCTGCGTCGAAGCACAGTGGAACAAGACACCGTAAAGGAACAGTGCATCAGGCTTGGTAAGTTTCATGTCATTGCCTCCCATTAAAGCAGAACGGCAAGCATTGCTGCTTGCCGTTCCAATCGCATCCTACTTCTTTCAGCAGGCCTTGTCGGCGGCCTGATAGTGCTTCTGAAGCATCCTGTAGATCGTGCGAGCAGTTCTACCATCGAAGCTGTAGGACTCGCCCGTCGGCGTGTCGATGAAGAGACGCGTCGAATCGTTGCGGGGATTCGTGCTGATAGCGACGGAGACAGTGTCCTGATCACGACGGAACGTCTCGGTGCGGAGGTTGCCTCGGCGGTCCTCGCGGGTACGAATCGAAGCGCTGCGGTTCTGGGCGACGGTGTTCTTCTTGTTAGCCATGTTCTTTATCTCCTCGAGACGTATTGATTGGCGTCTCGTTGGTATGATAGTAGTCTTGGCCCCCGGTCTTGTTCAAGAAGTTTTGTCCTCCTCTGACTCGTAAGAACTCTGTAGATCTAGCATGGTTCCCCACACCTTTCCGCAGAGATGTGCGCGGAAGGGTCCCATCTTCGTGTAGACGGTGTCCTTGAAGTTGTCGTAGTCTATTGACTTCGCGATCGAAGAGACGACAGTCGACCATGCGTCGTCGGACACCTCGATGCGGCTGCCGTAGTCGGCAGAAGGCGTCAACTTCACGGAAGACTTGTCGAGAGAGAGAACAGTTCCGTACTTGTCGACAAGATTGTAGAGGTCCTGAGGGGACCGGGCACGGACTACGAGGTGATCGTGACGCGTCCTGTGACGCACGACGGAGAAGAAGCCGAAATCGGTGAATATCCACATGTGGTAATCTTACCACGCAGGGGACGAAATTTCACAGAAGGCTGCTTATCAGGAGACGAAGTTCCGACTCAGAAATAACGTCGCCGTAACTCAATGCTGTTACACTCGTTCCATTTCTTCCGTTTATTCTGAGCGTCTTCTGGGCGACCTCTTGGACTCCCGACGACACCCATGCTGTCCGGTTGGCGACCCTCTTGAAGAAGTCCGCGGCGAGCTTCTTGCCTGCGGCGGCATTTCCACCTCGATAGCTGTCAGCAAGTGTCTTCAGCGAGTCGATCTCGGCAGGAGTGAAGAACACCTTGAAACCGGGACCGGGACCGCCAGAGGACATGTAGTCGATGTACTCGAGGACGTCCGAGACGGCCTTGTCGGACGAGGGATCTGCCGCGGCGGTCTTGAACCTCGCGATTGTCTCACGCTCGCGGCCGGCTCGAACGATGGCGTAGAACTTCGCCTGGCGCAGCTGTAGGTCTGCATAGGACCGTGAAGGAATCTTGAATCCCCTTCCTCCCGTCACGGTGCCGAACAGGCCCTCCATTCGGGACCCACCGAGGGTGGGAGGTATCTTGCCGCTGTCGACAAGATCCATGAGAAGTTCTTCGACTTCGAGCGTCTCCGCCTTCGTCGCGCTGCCCGAGGCGGCCTTGCGCCGAAACGACTTGAGAATCTTCTTCGTCTCGGGATCTGACACGATTCCTCCGACTGCCTTCCTGATGGAGTCCTTCGTGTAGAAGACGACGGAAGTCTGTGCTGCATTCAAGGCGTCAGCGACAGCCTTGCTCATGACGCCACCGTATTCCACCGCCGTCACGGCGGCACTGAGGGGATAGTCGATGTAGTCAGGCCGCTTGGACTTCTTCAGCACCTCGAACTGATACCTGACCGTCTTCTTGACGGGCGGATGGTGCCGTTCGAGAGCTTCCTCGAGGTCGGGGAAATATCCGCCTCCGCCCGTAGGACTACCTGTCTTTATCGCGTAGTCGACAGACCCGTCGGGCTTCACAATGGCGGTGAGGTGCTGACCCGCCATCTTCTCGGTGAATTCGGCGGTCGTTTCTCCGCCGAGGAATGCATCGACGACGGAGGCGGCCGCCTCAGGAGACAGGTCCCTGAAGCGAGGAGTCGGCATCTCAACCCTTGATGATTCCTGCCAACTTCTGCCACCTCTCGAGGACGAAGCCTCGCTCCCTTGACTCCTGCTTCTTGACGGCGGACTCGCCAGCCGATGGTGCTACTTCGGGAGAGTACGGCGGATTGATGTCCATGATGCCTCTGCTGATGTCCTTCGCGACCTGAGCGAGCTGTTCTCCTTCGATCGCAGGCATGTCGATCTTGGCGGGCATCCATCCCTCGATCGTGCGCAAGTCAGCTGTTTCGTCCCAGTTCTTCTTGACGTGCTCCGCGGCGGCGTCGAGGCTATCGAAGCCTTGCTTCTTGAAGGACGCGAGGATGTCTTCGGGAGAGGGAAGGAACTTGCCGCCCTTCGAACACATCTCCTTAAACTTCTCTGAGACAGCATCGCCCGTGAGCGATGCGAGGTTCGTATCGGAAGGCTTGCCCTTGCCGCCGTGCGCCGCCGTCCAGACGTTCAGCACGCCCACGAGCTGTTCACCGGGAAGGTCGACGAGGAGACCTCCCACCTTCGCGCTAGGGTCCACCATGAGCGTGGCTGCCCAACGGTGATGTCCGTCCATGATGTGACCGTCGGACGAGACGATGGCACCGAGGTCTCCTCCTGCGCCGCCCGAGAAGCTGCCCATCTTTCCCATCATCTGGATCGCCATTCCCACGAACTTTCCGAAGTCCATCGTGGTCTGACTCGCCTTCATCGCCGTCGCAGGACGAGAGACGTTTCCCGTGGGGGCAGTGTCGTCCTCCTCCTTCTTGTCTTCCTGACCCTTCGATGCGAGGCCCTTCGCGAGGGTGGGATCAACATCGCTCAGCTTCGTGGGAAAGAGCTTGGGATCGATCTTGGCGGGGTCTGCGTCCTCGAGGAGGAAACGCAGGGAGTACCTGCTGCGGCGGTTCTCGGAGACGAGCTTCCTCGTCTCTCTGGCGATGATGCTTCTCAGTCTTGTCTCGGTGAGTCTCATGGAGGATGTCCTTTCAGGCGCCGACGGCCTTCGCGACCTTTGCGGTCTCGGTTGAAGAAGTCTTCTTCTCGCTCATCATACTGTCGACGATGGACATGATCTGCGTGAAGTATTTCTTGATCTGGTCGGCGTTGATGTTGGCCGCCTTCTCGTCGATGTCTCCCAAGATGCTGCCCAGCGTCTTCATCGAAGTGGCGAAGGCGTTGAGACCCGTGGGAGGGCTGCTCGCGAAGGCCTTCAGCTTCTTCTTCTGCTGGTCGGTGAGACCCGAGGCGCCTGCCGAACCCGAGGCAGCGTCTTCGGCCTCCAGGATCCTGCTGACTTCTTCTTTGATAATTAGACGCAACTGCTGTGGTGTCATCTTCATGTCGTTAAGTATGCGGGGACGAAGCATTTTTTCTTGAGGCGGAGGCACATGTCGAATATTGACTCTCTGCGAACACTTATTCGACCACTGGGTTACACAAGTATTTTGTGAAGAATATTCTGGGTGTAAGCCTGAAGACTCACAGAGACAAGAAGACCGCCGAACCGTGAGGCAGGGCGGTCTTCCTCGTTCCCGGTCCTAGGATCACGTTACAATCGTGAGCGGATCGTTGGTCACCGCATGGAGGAACCAGTGGCTGCCGTTGCAGACGACTTCCATGAAATCTCCTCCTTGAAGGGCTACACCGAAAGCAACGGATATTGCAG